TTATACATCAGATCGTTTAGGGATTCAACTTCACTTCCTGGTAAACTCGAATATCTTTCACGTTCTTGATATTAAGTTCAACACACTCAATATCATCACGTTCAGCTGGTACCATAATGTAGGCATCGTTGGTATCGATATTGATTACCAGTCGATCATCATACATCATGATGAATCCATCTTTCACGTTCCAGATGCCATCACTATCGTTTTCCAGAAACGGTTTGAGTCGTTCGATTCGATGACTGTACATCTTTTCTCTCCATTTGATGAGATCATTATACAATATTCATATGTCCAAGACAATCTCTTCCAACAATGTTTTTTCAGTTGTCTTCATCACAGTTCCTCTCTATAATGTACGTATGAATTGAGGACAACTACTTCTCAATTCTAAGGTAGAAAAGAGTTGGAAAGTAGTTGATGTACAGATTCAAATGTAAGATAATGTTCGAGTAAGTTAGAGAGTTAAATCAAACAACATAGGAGATCCAAAATGAGTAAGGTACAAATCGCGAAAATCCTGGAAGGTAACGATGTCGTTGAACTGGAAGGTGTTGTCAAGGAAGTTACCGATGATAACATTGTCCTGGAACTGACGAGTGGTGGTGAAGTGACGCTGTCCAAGGAAGATCTGCTGGAACCGTTGACTGACAAGGTCATTGATAATTCCGGTACGACTTCGGAAGTTCCGGCGGCTCCGACTGGTACGGCAACAGTGGTCAAGAAACTTCCGGCCCTGAAGCCTGGTTCGAAACTGGCACGAGTGGTTGAACTGTGCAAGGCCAATCCTGGTCTGAAGCGGAAGGAACTGATTGCCAAGATCGTGAGTGAAGGTATCATGGCGACGGAAGCTGGTGCAAGCACCTACCACCAGAATGCCAAGCCCTACCTGGTGTAAGGTTGAATGGGACCTTGAAAAAGGTCCCTTTTCTTTATAGACCAATTAAAGACCTTAGTTGATCTATAAAGAAGAGGGATGTATAATGAAGATGTAGAAGAGAGAAAATATATGGACCGATTACATGAGGTCTTTGAAAAAACCTATAAAGACCAGTTAAATCTTGAGAAGACCGATGCAGGTCAATATCAGGATTGGGAGACCTTAAAGGCATTCTCCTACTTTAAACAAGGTTGGAAACAAGCAATGAAGGAAAAAACCAATGGGTAAGACCTATAAAGACCAGAACAAACGTGATAAGTTTGAACGTGATCGTAGGGACCGTGATGAACGGAATAAGAAAAAGGACCACCGACGTCCTAGTGACAAATATAATTATGGTTAAAAGAAAGGGTCCTTTTGGACCCTTTTTTGTTTATTTTAAAAGCTAAAAAACGGTGAGGTTAGTCACCGTTCTCCTGTTCTTGCCACCTTTCGACAAGATTATCCCATTCATAATCAATATATTCAAACATATCCTTAATGATTTCAAGTTGGTATTGCTCTTTCAACTTGAAGAAGGACCTCATTTCCCAAATGCCCCAATATGCGGCCCAATTCAACGTATCACCGTTGGACCAAGTAAAGGTACAATCATCCCACTCCATATTCTCTTCATACTCCCACGTATCACCAATTTTGAAATCGGTGGGAATATCGTTGAGGTGGAGTTGTTTGAATTGATCATACTCTTCACGAGTAGGAATCTTTCCATTCAACAACAATTCACTAATCATCTATCTCTCTCTCCTCTAATTGAGAACATCATTATACTATGTTTTTCTTGGCCAATCAACTTCACCTGATAGTCTTTTGTTAATGGCCCTCCAAAGAGGATCTGTTGCTTCTATAAGTGCTATGAACAACAAAGGATTTGTGTCCATAGTAATGTTGTGTTGTTCCATCACACGATAGATACGATCATACGACTGTTGAGCGAGATTCAATCGCTCCAACGCTTCGTCACATGGAATGGGATTATTCATCACTTACTCCTTTATGTTTGGTCTTACGAGAATACTTGGTACGAACAGCATGACGTCCTGCCAACCCTGCCATATCACTATGTTTGGCAACAGGATTGTTGATTACCTTATCCCATCCTTTCTTCCTAAACGTTTTTGACATGACACATCTCTCCTTTTGATGTGATCATTATACTCTACTTAACTCAAATCTTCAACAATCAAATACGGATTGCCATTTTGTACAGCAAGTTCGAATGCCTCATCCAAATCAAAACTCTCCCTGGGACTGCCATAATACTGGATTCGATTTTCCTTGCACCATGCATTAAAAATGTTACCAGCATCTTCCCAATTATTTCGGCCATAGATATGATCAATCACGTCCCATGCATTAACAACAATAACTTGTGCCAATGCACCGATCGTAGTATTCTTATACAGAGTCTCTACAACAGGAAGAGAGTTGACAGAAGGGAGTGTATCAATCATTGTGTATCTCCTTTTGATGAGACTATTATACACTAATGATAAGAGATTTGCTAGTCCACAACCATGTGAACTTCTTCCACTCTCAATTCGTTGACTTGTTTCTGAACTTCTTTAAGAATCTCTCTCTTCACTTCAAGAGTAGTTTCAAAGTCCTCAGTCAATGCAACAACAATGTCATTGACCAAAGCATCGATTCTGGCTTGCATTCTGGAATTGATCATCGTTTAATATCCTCGTTATGAGACTATTATACACTATTTGATGAAATCTTCAACACTTCCTACAATATACCTTGCACAACCATCAAAATCACACAAAGTAATAATAACATTACCGTTCATGTAATCGATGGTTTCATCTGTTGCATCTTCTCCTCCTTTATCCTCTTCAGGAATAGGAGTATGATTCATGTATTTTAAACAATTTTCAAAAGTAAATGGTTGAATATCAACTAATGATGGACCACCATCGATTACAATTACCTTTGCCATGATTAACTCACCTTCTCGATTTTACCATCTTTCATGGTAACATTGGCAAAGAACTCACGTCCCTTGATACCAGTAATTTGAGGACGATTGGAACCAGTGAGAGTTCCATTATCCGTATATTGATTTCCGAATATCGAAGTCTCACGATACTTCAACGGCTTTCCAATATTCTCCTTCAACTCTTTCTTACTTTTGTAAAGGAAAATCATCATACGTATCTCTCCTCTTGATATGATCATTATACATTATTTTTAATATAAGACAAGTGGACCATCCATGGTCCACAATTTAATTATTCTTCCTCTTCTCCAAATTCATCACAATAACAATTAACACCAATGTTCTTCACAACAAAATCTTCAACTTCCTTTGTCATATCTTCCAATTTTTTAACCACAACAGCATTACAATAATCATCACCATATCCAATATAAAAACAAGGACCTTTGGTAAAATCACCATTATATCCATATTTGTCTTGAAGAGCAAAACATTCCTGTTCATCCTCAATATCACCAATCGTAAAAGTAAATCCTTCACTATCTTGATATACCAAAAACTCACCATGTTTCTGTTGCAGTTCCAGGAATTTTGCATGATCCATATAAATCTCCTCTTTTAGTTCAATCATTATACACGTTTAATAATGATCATACAACATTAGTAACACAAAAGTTGGTACTCTATGATGATCTCGTCGATTGGGAAATCGATTGGTAGTCAACAATAATTACTACCAATTCCCAAACAAAGAAATACAGTCACTACCACCTTGGATAATGACTGTTCAGTCATAGTTGACTGAGAAGATTACTTAACTTGCATCCCCGCCCATTGTTCTTCTACCTCTTCAATCATAAAATTCTCATTCATCGTACCATACTCATTAGGCAGAATCAACTTCAAGAACTTCACTGCTTCCTTAATATCATTTGCCCATTCACGAACACTTTCAATCGAACGCTCACCTTCTTTCACTGACTTCAATTGCCAATATGCAATTTCATCAGCATCATCGAAGATGCCAATTCCACACATTCCTTCACTAAGGATATTAGCGATGGAAGTACATTGTTGATGATTGTATTGAAACATGAATCATCTCTCCTCTTTATACGATCATTATACTCTATATCTAAAAAGGACCCTACTGTAAGAAGACCTTTTCAGTTGAAATTTGACTTATCAAGGGTCTTAAAGAATTCAGTCAAGGCAATACATTGTTGCAAATACAAATTGAATCGTCTCTCAAGATCCTTATGATGCCATCTTGTTGCCAGGATCAATCCAATAGTCAACAAGATCGTGTTAGTTTCAATCACTCCCATCACCATCAGTCCAATACAGGCAATGATTGCCAAGAAACTAATAATCGGAGCAATGATAGTGAGAATCAATGTATTCAACGACAATGATCCATACCAACGTTTCCTTGCGTACATATATTGTTCAGGAGTAATTTTCATGCTTCCTCCTCTTCATCTTCTTCGACAGGAATGAACGAATCGTCAAACTTCACATCCGGCCAGTACAGTACTACATCCAATCCCATACTATCAGATTTCCATTGAGTAATGGTTTGGATAAGATCCGCAACATCACTACGGAATTGGTAAACTTGATTAACATCTTCATCAGTACAATCAACAGCAGCATCAAACAGTTCATCAACAACAGTTTGAATTACATCTGAAACAACTTGTTGACATTCCTTCATACCACCAACAATACCAACACAATTCTTACCATACATGGCTCGGCCACTGTAAGAACGATATTGAACATTGTTATCGTTACAGGCATTGAAGATACGTTCTTGAATGTTCATCGTTTCTCTCCTCTTGATGCGATCATTATACACTTAAACGATGTACAGATCAACAGAAGTTGTTGAAGTTGATAACTACTGCCCGAACCAAGTTATCTTCGTCCTCAACATCATCCTTTGCCAGACGGAACATGGAATGATAACCTGAGAATTCGATTTGTGCCTCCTCAAGATTATCTACCTCAACTGCTACCTTCGTCTTCCAATAGTCACCATAATTGTAGGCAACATGCACAGGAAGATTGCCATTACCGAGATGGATTTGACGTTCCAGTTCATCATAAAGATCCTGAACAGTCATGGCATCGCTAGAACGAGTAGTCATATCTCTCTCCAATTGATGAGATCATTATATCAAGATAATGTGTTAAGACAACTAACCTTTGAAATTGTACATCTTCTCCAACAATTTCAAGAACGGCTCAATTCCAGCCGTAATGTCATCTTCCGTAAGAATTTTGTTCCCAATCCTATTACCACCTCGAGAAAAAGAGGATACTCCACCACTTTCAAAGTAATAATCGTTGATAAGTTGATCCAATTCCTCCCGAAATTCTGAAGGAATGCAAGTGCAAGGAAGCCAATCTTCCCTCACCTTACCTTTATAACATACAACTTTATTCGACATGTCATAATAAGAAACAACTCCCTTATCATCACATATTACATATGCGTCCACATCTCCATATTTGTCATTATAGGAGGAGATGTAGAAGAGGGAAGTATTGGAAGTACTTCCCATATGATCGCATTGAACAACTTTGTGAAGTTCAGAATCATCAAATCCAAGAGCCTTATTAACGGTTTGGAAGTTAAGTTGATGAATGTTCATTTATCTCTCCAATTGATGAGACTATTATACACTCATCATGAATAGAATTCAATCAAGTTCTCAATGAACCTTTCGTCTTCCTCTCGTTGTATCTCCTCATCTTCCTCTTCATAATCAAAAGAAGCAAGAAATTCATTAACATCTTCTTCGGTGGTCATCTTAATACCACCAATAATACTATAAGCCAAATCCTTCCATGAGTAACTTTCAGAAATGATTTTCGCTTGGTCCATTGCACAATACCATCGAGCATCTTCAAACGTACCTTTCTTGCCATCCGTAATAGTACGAATGGCTTCCATCAATTCTTGAACATTAGTAGGACGTTTGGTAATCTTACTCATTTATCTCTCCTAATCAATGAGACTATTATACACTCAATCATCTTTTGTGAGAATGTATTTTACAATGTTAATCTTCTTCCTTGCTTCTTCCTTGTGACCCATGTTGAGGAGTTCTTGGACATCACTCAACATACTCACACACAAGTCCTTCTCATTACGAAAAGGCATTTTACAGAATTCCGTAACTTGGTTGTCGATTTCCTCAATTGACATACCAAACATCCGAATACTCATTTCATCATTGCTTTGTTTGTCGAAACTCATCTCTTCACCTCGAATTCATAGTAAGGTTCAAAATCATTATCACCATACGATGGTTGCTCATATACAACATTCCATCCTTGTCTACGGTAAATATCTTCTACATCCAACCATTTCTCTTTATAAACATGTGCACGATCAATTTCCACACGATTAAATTTGGTAATGATCAATTGCATTACTTCTTCACGTTTGAAATGAGAAGTACGACCGTTGAAATGTTTTTGGATACATTCATTGAATGCTTCCAATACCTCTGGAGGAAGAAAGTCTTCTTTCTTACATTCATGCGGACTAATCGGCTTGACCATTTATTCTCTCCTCTCGATGGTAGCATTATACTCTATTTCGATTGTTGGGCAGCATCTACCATGACATGTGTAATATCAATATTTGCACCTTCGATTAATCCAGTACAATCGTTGGTCTCATTCAAACAATCTTTAATTGCAGTTACAATGTCATCCTGCTCAAGGTTGTCTTCATTATATCGAACCATTACAGTTACAAATAATACTTTTGACTTTTCCATTACTTATCTCCCAAATATGAGCATCAATATGATACATACTCCAAGAAAATGCCAAATATCTTGGAATATCCAATTCAATATCTCCATCATACCTCCCTCTCTACCAAAGGTGGCAATTCATCAAAATATTGATGCTTGTACAACCAATCCATAATCAAAATGGCAGCATCAATATCTTTGGCATAAAACATGTCTGGATTGGCAACCTTCAAATACATATTACAGAAACGTTGGCCAAGTCGTTGTTTATCACGTTTTACTTTTTCGTTGTGAATTTTCTTGAACGCAAAGAACGGTTCAAGTTTCGGTCGTGCAGTAGGATCATATTCCTTACTCATTTCAATCTCCTCTAATTGATGTGATCATTATACTCTTAAATAACTTCGCACACAACGAGTTGGTATGACACAATCACATCACCATTTTGAGCAAATCGAATATCAATACAACAAGCATTGGCAGTATCAATAGTTGAAACAAACACTTGTCCTCCATCATCCTCTGTCATCTTGATGTATTCGGAGACTGCTTGTTTTAGCTCCTTTACAGCATCTTCCCTTTTATTATAAAAAGGAGGCTCACAATTAACACCATCGTCAATATGATCCACCTTAATGGCATAAACAATACTCATTTCTCAATCTCCCTTAACGATGACATCATTATCCTTCATCTCTTCTTTTGATGCAAGTGCTTCCTGCTTCTTAATAACTTGTTGTACCAATTCTGGTATCAATATAAATTGCTTTAAAATAGCATGAACTGTTTCGTTATCTGTTCCATAATTCCTTATTGAACAATCAGGATCATTCTCGTCCCTACAACGTTTATTGTAGTGAACCACAAAATCTGATATTTCATCAATCAATTGTTTCTCAAACATATGTTGTGCAATATCCAAACATTGATCAAGAGATGGTTCAACACCACCTTCATAAGAGAACAAATTGGATACTTGTTCCGAATAGAATTCCATATCATTATAAGGAACATACAGTCCTTCTTCCCACCTATCCATTTGGTCTTGGTTGATCTTATCAAACATTTCCTTCCATTGGTCAATCTTCCAATGATGCATGGAATTGTCTTCAGGAATCATTGACAATTCTTCTTCCAATTCTTTCATAGTCAATCGTTTCCTCAATTTGTAGACTCATTATATATAGAAGAAGAAAATGTGTCAACATCACCAACAAATAATTCATTACCTGTTCCTCCTCTCTTGTCTTCATCATTTAACTGTCTATACTTCACCTCATCACTTCACTCATTTCGAACAATTTCAAAATGAACATGTTGTGAGAGTTGATTTCAACAATGTGCCAGATGATAATGATCGACGTCAACTGATGCATTATTTGAGATTGACTTGAGTAACAAAATAAAGAGTTGATTTCAACAATGTGTCAAGTGATAATGTAAACGTCATTCAACATAGGAGAAACTAAAATGACTGAGCAAACCGAAACCCAAGAAGTTGTTGCCACCGAAGTTGCTGTTGCCGAAAAGAAAATCGATGTTGCTGCTCGCGTGTTCAAAGAGTGCGCCAGTCTCGACAAACCGCGTGCCACGTTCATGAACATCATGGTCACTGATCACAAGCTGTCCAAGAACTGTGCCGCATCGTACTACCAGATGCTGAAGATGGAAGCCGAAGGCAAGGGCCGTTACAAGCATCACAAGTACGTCTCCAAGAAGGCGAAAGCGGAAAAGGCTGCCCTGACCGCTGCTGCTACTCCGGAAGTGCCGGCTGGTGCGACGGAAGTTGCGGCTGAAACCTCCCAGGACGCTGCTTCCAACGCGTAATTGAAAGACCTGATCAAGAGGTGGATTAAACCACCTCTTGATTATCTTTATGTACCATAGTATGATATATAAAGATAATCAATGAGGACCTTAATATGGACCGAGCCATCGCAAAAATCAAAAAAGACGGCCAAGTTGAGACCATCATCGCAGGTCTCGAATCTTGGACCGAAAACCAACTCATCTTCGTTCTTGGAAATGGTGAGCAACTTACCGTTCAAAAGGATGATGTGGAAGCACTTCAAATTACTAATAAGACCTTCTATCTCGATGGTCAAGCACCTGAAGTCGAAGAACCCGATCCGGAAGACCTCTACGAAGAAAAGAAACCCTTCGTTATCGCTCCTATGGGCTCCCAACGTAAAAAAGGAGACGGCCAACCTTCCTTCAAACTCCAACAGTGTATCGATATCGTACAGGCAAATCCCAACCTGCCTCGCAAAACCATCCTCCTCGCCATCATGAAAAAGACCGGAATGTCTGAAGCAGGTGCAAGTACCTATCACCAACTTGCTAAGAAACATCTCGGCCTCTAACAAGAAAGGTCCTTAAATGGACCTTTCTTCGTTTTATCTATAACACCAATAAGGAGACCTTCAATGTCAACACAAATGCTCCTCTTCTTCCTCGGCATCTACCTCATCATCATCTCCCTCACCGACCCCTCCAACTCCCTCCAATATAAAATCCTTCACAAATTCATCCCCTTCATCCTCGGTATCTATTGCCTCTATAAATGGTTCCTCTGGGCCTTCTAGAACAACACGTTGACTTTCCCCTCATACCCTTATATAATATCTAAGTGAATCTAGTAGTACACATTTAACCTAAACGAGGACCCTATAATGGAACCTACTACAATCGATCGCATCATCCTTGTAACATATTGTATCATGTTCGCAATGCTCGTCGCATTCGCTGGCTTCGGTATGTATAAAGCAATTAAATCCGATAATACTATCATCCAAATGCCACCCGCTGGAGCCTCTACTACCCCTACTAATTAGCTCACATGCTTAGCCTTGAACGTCTATCACGAGGCTAGATCTGAAACAGTATTAGGACAAAAGGCAGTCGCTTGGGTTACCCTCAATCGCACAGCCAATTCTCAATACCCTAACGATATATGTTCTGTAGTTAAACAACCTTACCAATTCTCTTGGTATAAAGGTAAAATGCACCTACCTTTAAAAGACCTATCTACATATAACCAAATAAAGACCTTGGCAGAACAAACTATCAAAGACTTTAAATCTAAAATGAAAGACCCTACAAACGGAGCCCTCTTCTACCATACTACTGAAGTTAATCCACTTTGGGCCGACCCACAATACATAACTACACAAATCGGTAACCATATCTTCTATAAGAAAGCAGCAGTTATTGTCGCATCTAAGTAAAATCAATTAACAAGGAAATCATCTAACGATGATTGCTTTCTCCTCTTTTTGTTCACAAACAAATTATACCTAGACAACTAAGACCAGGTCAACGAAGACCTTTACCTAATTATTAATAACCTCTTGTCCATCTCATATATCAATTGAGCTATATTTGGACAGATCCTCTGTTCCTTCTCGTACCCTTCACTACTCATCCTCTCTATCAACTCCCATATCTCAATACCCAATTCCTCCTCATACTCCCACTTCCTCAATATCACTCCCCCCTCAATCAATAACCTCTCACTCTTCAAAAACCATACAACATTGTCCCCTTCACCCTCCATCCTTACTAATAACCAATATATCTTCTTACTATCATGTAATTCCAATTTGTGCATTATCGTCTTCCCAAACCATACATTTACATCATATTCATCATACGCCGCATAAGGATATTTCGGAATGTCCTTCGGCACCTTACCCTCATCATATCCCTTACGCCATTCACTCCAGGTACGAAATTCACTTGCTTGTACCCATCGTACCGCATCCCAATATGGTCGCCAATTATTTGCTTCTTTGCCAAATTTATTCTTAGTACCAAGAAAATCATTCCATCCCGTCCATTGATCTTTATATGTTCTATTAGGATGTAATGGCATATATTGTATGTAATGCGAATTCCACCAAGCATGATATTCCGACCTTGACTTTAATCCTACCTCCCTTACTATTTGCTTAGCAATATTATACGATGGCCAACGACCACCTGGTTTGGGGACCACTAATCTAAGTCGTTTGTTTTTTACAGTTCTAGGGTGTTTGGTTTTACGATATTTTCTATATGGTAATTTGGTAGGTTTGGAAAGATTATTGCTCATAAAAGGTATTTTAGGAAATTATATAGCTCATCCACAGTGGACCAGGCTTAATTGTTGTCCACAATGTGATATACACCGCATTCTTTTTCAACAATTTTGCTTCAGGTATTCCAGTGTATATATCATTGATTTCAGTGTAGGTTTCCATTAATTTTCCTTTATCTATTTTCTGGTATCCCTTTTTGGTTTCATCGGACCTACATTCCAGGGATCATAAATATTGTTACCTATGATGGAATCGTGTATAATGAGAGTGAGAGACATATTAAGTGAGGGTAAGGGTGCCAAGGATCATATTAAGGTATACTATCGTGATGGTAGGGATTTAATAGTTGGTGGTGAGGGTCCGCTTGCTGGTGAGTTATTGAATTACAATGGTATGCATGATATAGAGGAAGAAGATTTTTTGTATTATATTAGGTCTAGTGGGGTGGAGAGGTGGTTATTAGTAAGTGGAGATAAGTTATATACGAGTGATTCTGATGGTGATAATAAGAATTTATATGTAGTCAGTACTAACGTGCAGAGATGGTTAAGTGAGAGATTTAACAAATTAGATATGTATTGTTTAGGGTTTGATATTGAGGGGGTAGAGCATTTAGAGATATGGTGGAATTATGATAAGTGTGAGTGTGTAGTTGAGGGAAGGCATGATGTTAATGGTTTTGTAATGGAGAAGGAGTTATCGCTTGGGGACATTGGGGTATGGTTTAATAATGCTGCTGATTGTGTTGCTGATGAGGAAGAACGAAAGGCGATGGTTGATACTTTTGAGAAGTGGTTAGAGAAGTGTAGGGGTTATAAGTTTTATCTAGTTAATTCGTCTGATGAAGTGGTTAATGTATATTTGGCTGTGAAGGGTGTATGATATGAGGTTAAGTGAATTGTTATATGAAGGTGGAAACAGTACTAAAATCAAAAGGCCTGTTGAGAAAGTATATGAGGAAGGAGGGTGGAGGGCATATTGTATAGACGATGTGGACGCCTTAGATGTATTGGATTATTATGGTAAGTGGAAGCGGATAAAGGATTGGCCTAATACCTTATTTTATGTTGTAATGTATAATAAGAAGAGATGGTTAATTGAGATAACGCCAAGTTTGCCTCTTTGTTGGGATGAGAATGGAACGATGGTTAATTTTATGTGGTTAAGAGGACAGCCGAAGTTAGAGAATATAATATTTGGAACATTAACTAAGGTAGAGAGAGTGTGTATGAGGTTAGATTTGGATTCTTCTGTATGGCTGTGGGTGTTGAATCATATTGATAGTAATCATAGTGGAAAGACAAAATTAACAAAAGAAGAGATTGTTCATTTTATACATCAGGAGTATAGTGTGGATGAATTTGTTGAGTATATGCGTGATCCTCATCATAAAAATAAAAACAATGAGGTTATAGAATGGGCAAAGGCACAAGTGGGGAAAAAGATCTATGATATAAGCACTGTTTATTATGATACATTTCCTGATGTGGAAACATGGATAAGTGTGAAGGTATGATATGAAGTTAGGTCAATTATTAGAAAGTAAGAAGAGTGCCAAGGATCATATAGTAAAGGTATATGATGAGAGAGGTGTTAAGTTATTTAAGACTGATAGTGCTAAAGGTTTGGAGTTATTAGGTGGTGATCCTTTTTTATTTGAACTGAGTAGTATGTGGCATGTAGTAGTGTATAGAGGTGGGAATTATTATATTGGGTCTAATGGGGGTATAGTGAAGGAGGTGTATGATGAGAATGATGGATTATGTTCTTTGAGTAGTGTGCCTTTAGTATTGGAAGATGTATTGGTGAAAGAGTTTAATTTGCGTAGTCCGATAGAAAGGTTTGTGGTAGGGTTTGGGCCTAATGTGGAGTATAGTATATTAAAGGTACTTGAGTGGCAATCTATTACTACAAGTAACAAAGATCATTGTAGTTTGCAGACGATAAAATTTTATCCAGTACATGAGATAATGGATTATGAGGTATTGGATTGGAAGGATGTAGAGGAAGAGATTAATGCTGACAATAATGTTGTGAAGAATGAGAAGAACAGTGACATATTGGATAAGTGGGTTGTTGCTAACAGTGGGAAGCAGGTATATAGGTGTAACTATGTATCATCATCAATGTTGAATAGAATATATGTGAGTATGTGAAATGAAATTAGGTGAATTGTTAGTAGAAGGGAAGAGTGCGAGTATGTTTTTAAGGATAAAGAACAATGTGAAAAATGTAAGAAGTGGTTAATGGATAATAAACATTGTGTTATATATAGAACCAGTATTCCTATCAATGAGGATGAGGATATATATGTTGCAATTCCTAAAGGAAGAATTAAATGAAATTAGAACAATTACTGGAAACAAAAAAATCTAATAACCACATAAAGAGAATACCTATAAGTGGTAACAGGGTAAAGGTATTTGAGGTAAAGGATGAGGAAGGGGTAAAGTTATTGTGTAATGCTCCTTATATATTGCGTACTTATAACAATTTAAAGTATACATCTGTTGATAATTATATTATTCTTACGAAGGAGCAAACTTATTTATTTTTGCCTGGTATTCCTGTAGCAATGGGCGATGAAAGTTATATGTCAGAGTGTGATATTTTCACAAAGTATCCAGAGTTACAAGAACTGGTAAGAGATGGTGAATTAGAATTGCATGAGAGATTGTTTTATGGTAGAACGACTCCAAAATGTATTATATCTGTGGAAAAAGGCACTAATGTAACAAATATCATTTTTCCATCATACTCAGATTCTTACACATGGTATATAGCAGCAATTACTGATATATGTTATGCTATAAGCGTGTATAATAAGGTACCAATTGATATGAGTGGTATGAGTGTTGCAAGGGAATTACAGAATGTGAGTACTGAGGCATATAATTATGTATCTAAGTTACCTGAAGATACTGATTGTGTTAAGTATAGTGATAAAGGTTTTAATTTTTATGTAATTTTGGAGTCTTGAGTAATGAAGTTATTAGAGGTATTACACGATAAGAAAAGTACAAAGAATCATATACAGTTAATTGATATTGGTACTACAAAGTACAAAGTATTTCAGATATTGGATAAGGTTGGAGCGGAGTTATTATTGACTGCTGATTTGCTGGCAGCATATAGGGAATATGGTCCTGGATATGATGGGGGACATGGGTGGGGGAAGTATTATGTAATTAGTAAGAGAAGGAATTTTTTGTTTATACCAATGGTGCCAGTTATTGTAGATGAAAATGAGAAAATGTATTTGTGGAAGGACATAAAGGATGAATATCCAGAGTTATGGAAGTTGGTAGATAATAGAACAAGTGATTCAATGATAAAGAAGGTATTTTATGGATTGGAGAGTGTGAAGGGGATAGTGGAGTGTAATCATGAGTACAATTCTATTTCCACAAGTTTTATAAATCCTGAATGGTTAGAAGGAATGATAAAGGAGGCTGCATGTGCTTCATGGATTGGGGAATCGGATAAATGTAGTATTAGTAAGATGTTAGATGAAGTGAGTGATTATGAAGATGAGCACGAGACAAGTCGTGGGGTATATAGGGCAATTTATGATTTGGATAAGAAGTTGCGATGTGAGAGGATAGTGGGGAGTGCTGCGATGATATTATATTATGTAATAATGGAAGGTTGATATGTTATTAACTGAGGTATTAGAACAAGGGACCAAGAAATCTAAGGATCAACATTTTGAGATGGTTTATAGGGATGGTGGGAAGAGGGTATTAAAGGTAAAGGATTTTATTGGATTACAATTATTGGATGTATTAAAGATTATGGATGAAGAGGAGTATGTTATTGGGGATGTAGAGTATTATGTGATATTGGATAAATATGGTCCATATGTTATAAAGGTGTTTAAAGGTATGTTTATGTATTGTTATAATTGTTTTGCGGAGCAATGTTCGTTTTATGCTTTTAGGAAGGACACGAAGTTTGTATCTTGGTTAGTTAAGGAATTTAAGTTGAGTGGTATTAGTCAAGTATGTATGGGATTAGATGTAAAAGGAGTTAAGTTATTAGGTGTACAAAAAAGTGCGGACATACGTGGTACCAAGATGGTAATTGATTTTCCGACTATTATTGAGGATGAATTTGATGGAGTGCCTGGGAAGGTATTATCAGTATTTACCTCAAAAGAATTTAGGGAACAATATAAAGAGCATAAGAGTATATTGAATTGGACTGGGTGTAAGCCAAATAGAGTAATTTATAAGGTTATGACTATCGAGATGGATGTTGATGATTGTGTTTATGTTAGTATGAGGAATATATGAAAGTAGAACAATTATTACGAGAAGGAAAAAGTTCAAAAGATTTTGTTACTCTTGTGTATAAGGATCAAGACGCAAAAGTTTTTCACATAAAAGAAGGCGCTAATTTAATTGCAGATTTTCTAGGTGGGGCTGTAGTTGACACAATTATTGATATTAATGGACAACCATTTGACAAATATCTAATTATAACAAATAAACAGAATTATTTGTGGATGCCTGATTATCCAATACTAATAGATGAACACGGAACGTTTGCACCATGGAAAGACATTAATCGAATGGTGAGACAAGAATTAGTAAAATTAGTGGATAAAAAACATTGGTATATAAATTCTGAATTGTTTTACAAAACAAAACAAGCAGCCCTGTTGATTGAATATGATTACAGAACTGACGTGACATATATTGCTGATAAAACTCATATGTGGTATGAACCAACTATAAATGAATTTTGTATAGTAGCATATGGTTATAACAAACAATTAGAAATAAAACAAGTAACAGTATCAGATATAAAAAGGTACATTAAAAATAGTCCACTTAAACTCAATGATGATGCAACTATTGATCGTGTGGACGAATCTTTAATATGTTGGAAGGTTAAGAATGGTGAATTTACAATTTTTGCTGTGATGGAATAATATGAAAATAGAACAATTATTAGAAAGTAAAAGTGCTAAGAATCATTTTAGACAATGGGATATTAAACAACCTGGTGTTAAATGTTTCAAGATAAATGATGATGTAGGAATCGAAGTGTTACTTGGTTCTCGATTAACATCTTCAAGGTGGATTCATCATTCCGATGAGCACGAACGCTATGTATTAATAACAAAAGATGGAAACTTTCTGTTTATTCCTACATTAAACATTATGGTTTATATTAATTGGACTGGACACCCTGAATATGTATGGGCTAAATTGTATATTGATAGTTATCCAAATATAATGAAATTAGTTAAGCATGAATTGGATAATGTGGGTGAATTGTTTTACAAAGGTGGAAAGATCAAAGGATTAGTGTTTAAACAGAATGGAGCTCCAGGTATAATATATGGTGTTGATGATTCTGTGGTTATAAACACTATTTCCGAGATAGCACGAGTTCATTCGTTGGAGTACTTTCCAGTAGAGAAGAAGGATCTTAGTGAAATGTTGATGTCACATGGATGGACGAAAGCAGAATATGAAAAAAATGCGACTATCCAAAAATATTTTGATTGGGACAATGATTATTGTTTAGGTTTTGAAACAACCTCTGACGAACAATATGTAGTGTTAGGGAGATAATTGAACCTCCTTTCGATATATTGTATAATGATGTATTAACGTTGAGTAATCTTATACAATATTGTAGAAACAACATGAAAATTCCACAAACATTTATTGATAAAGCAACACGTAATTTAAATTTGCGTGATTTTTCTTTACCCAACGATCCTATTGCTATTATGGAAGGTAAAGATGTTCCAGATACCAATGAACAATACATTCTTAGAATGATGGTAAGAAGTAATGTATTGCCTCTTACTATACCTCCAGAACTAAAATGGTTAGAATCAACTATCCATCAATTAGATGATATCCAAAAAGCAAATAGTCTACATAATCCATTTATATATGTTACAGTTAGACATGGCATTGTTAAATCAACCACTGATGATCTTTGGCACGTGGATGGATTCTCATTGAGAATGCCACACGTTCCTGAACAAAATTATATCTATGTAAATGTAGAGCCAACAGAATATTTGTCTACATGTTGGAAAATGCCAGAAACATTTGATGGCATGAAGCATAATATACATTGGTATTTTCAGGATCATGCTAAGCAAGAAGATATTCGTATTGCTAAAGCAGGTACTTTTTATCTGATTGATCCATATTGTGTTCACAGACGTCCAGTATTAACTAATGGTATTATGAGGACGTTTGTGCGTATATCATTTATTCCTATTGAGATTGAGGATGATACTTGCATGAGGAATCCATTATTTCCTGAAAAGGTGTATGGACGGGAAGACATTCGTAACAAACTTGTGAAACATGTATAATGATGTATTGATGAGAGGATTGACGATGCAACTGAACGAAAAAATTAGAAGTGCATACGTAGAATTTTTCGGAAATGATGAATTTGCGTTTAGTGTGTTTCTCATTCCGTTAGAGGTAGTAATCTGTTGTGATTCAATGGGTCACAAGAGGAAGAAATTTGAGCAGTTTCTTCAAACAAAATATGGTTGGACGAGTGAAGTAAAAAAGTGGAGAACACGTAAAGATTCCAATGGCAAAATGGAATATTTTATAAGGTTGGGAAAATAATATGAAATTTGAAGCAGAAAGTTATCAGAAAAAAGTAAGAGCATTGGCAAAGGAAATTATCAAACAATGTATGAAGGATGAAGCATTTAAGGAAGATTATGCTTATTTGAAAAAGGAAAAAGATTTGGAACCAGGCACTACATTGAAACAATTTGTAATGGATGTTTTGTTTGATAGTGATGTAATGGATGATGTAGCAATGGACATTCAAACTGAATTTGACGAAATGAGAACCAATAAGTCTTCAACCAAAGTATAAAAGAGGCAGTACATGAATAATAATTGGATAGCAGTCACTACATCGTGGGATCCTCAAACTTTTCCTCAAACAGGAAAGGAACTGTTCTTGTTGGTCGAAGATGACGACAACGAGTGTGAGCCTTTTGTAATTAAGGTCGTGATGCATGGTGAGCTGCCTCACAAAGCAGTGTTTAAGTTAGTCGATCCCACTGATGACCAAGATCCTGTGTTGTTACAACAATATACCATTATTGCTTGGAGATATGTATGTTAACATTAGGCCAAATGATTGCTCTTGCTGCCAGAGCACATGAGAATGATCTTGATAAAGGTGGCAATGCTTATATTCTGCATCCGATTCGTATGATGATGCGTCTTCGCACTACTGATGAAGAATTGATGCAGATTGCTATTGGTCATGATGTAATTGAGGATCATGGTGATGATTACTGTGCTGAAGATGACACAGAATGGACATATGGGTCATACATTAAACTAAATGCTTCTCAGCGTGTTATTGATGGTATTGATACACTTACCAAACGTAAAGGTGAATCTTACGAGGACTTCATTGAACGTTGTGCTCTTAACAAAGATGCTATTCTTGTTAAACTTGAAGATTTGAGAGATAACAGTGACATCACAAGATTGAAAGGATTGCGTGAGAAGGATTTTGAACGTATGGTGAAATATCAAAAAGCATACGCTCGTTTGCTTGAAGCAAAGAAAGCATTTGGAATGTGATATGATTACACAACATGATGTAGACAATATGAAGGTTGGTACACGACTTCATTCTGCTTATACAGGGTGTAATGGTGTCACAATCGAAGTGCCAGCAGAGTATAGAAACCAAAGAGTACTTGTGATGGTACTATGGGAAAACGACTTGAAAAGTATTTCTTACTTTTTTGAAGATGATGAGTTTCTTCCTAATCGAGGTATTTTTATCCTCCACGATGTTGATTAATGTAGTCCCTATCACATTATCATAGTATAATGACGTATTGAATTTGAGGATATTGTATGAAAAAATATGATGCTGATTTTGTATACGTTCTTAATACTGCTCTTGCTGATGTTGTAAAAGAACGTTATAACCCAGAAGTTGGTATTTGCTATAATGTATGGCACGTAGTTCGTTATAAACCTATTTTTCTTGCAGATGTTTTCGATCAAAACGTCTCTGATGCATGGAATATGCGTGATGCTGTAGATGATTGGATGCATGATACGTGGAAAAAATGGCCTTCATTTAGTGGAAATGTAAATTACCCTATTGTCGTAGGAAGCAACGACAACGAACAAGCATTTTGGCAATTTGAAGAAACAGACGACAAGTGGAACAATAATACTGAATATGGACGTTTGCGTTGGGATTTGCTTTCTTTCCTTCTTGAAGAAGCATCTAAATTACAGGTGAAATAAAAATGCAATATATTCTAACAGAAGAGGAGTATCAACAATTAGTTGATGCTCCTAAACTTATTGAACAAGAAAAAGATAAGATTATCATGGCACTTTGTCGTCGTGTGGCAAATACTGAAATTGTAAAAGTAAGTTGGATGACTTATGATGAAAGTAAAGGCCATGTTCCTGAACCGTGGGGCTGTATTCTTGATGCAGCCAGTGAATGGTATTGTAACGAGTGTCCTGTTAGAAAGATTTGTCCTTATGAACATAAAAATTTCAGCAAATAAAGGTTAATTATGTCAGAACAATATGTATATGTAGTAACTCGAGTTCCTGAAGTATGTTTCGATGATGGAAGCGAGCATGAGATTATTGGAGCAACAGGAACTGTTGAAGAAGCACAAAATCTTGCTAAGGAATACGCTGTGAAATTTGACAGTGAACTAGGTATTGAATTTGTTGTCATGCCCAATATGGTTGAAGTCTTTCTTGGTGATAATATGAAGGACAAAGATGACACAGATAAAGAAAATTATTATTATTACCGAATTGATAAGGTAAAATTTGTAGGAAAAATAGAGGTATAATGTGGAAGAGTCAGCAACTATTAGTAATGCACTTGACCTAAAACAATTTTTGAATTCGTTACCTGATGATTTTCTTGCGGATCTTCCTGTGATTGCTTCAGAGGAAGATGGAGCACAAGGAGGGGACGTAACGTTTGTTGAAGCATTTGAAGTGCGTGAAACAGAAGGATGCCTGGAAAGAGGATTCCGTTTCACGTTTCAACGTGAATCGTATGAGAATGATGAAGAAGATGATGATGGTCGAGATCACAATGGTTTAGAACCCATCGAAAATACAAACTTGCGTGTCTCACATCGATATTACAATAGTAACTTTATTGACGTCGTATGTCCAAAAGATACTGAACCACAAAAAGATATTATTGTAGATAAAATTGCATATAGGCTGCACAGCGGTCCTCATGCACCATCATTTTATGAGCAGAATAAACACATTTTTGTGTATCGTTACGTTGAGGTTTAAATGACAAGAGAACAACGTATTGAACAATTGTTGGAGGAGTATGCTGAAGCAATTGCTCAACTTGAACGATTAAAGGTGGTTGGATGGGCGGAGGATCGTGACTACGACAAGAGTAGTAACATTAAACAGGAAATAGTAAAATTACTCTATAAAGGTAAGAAAAAATGAATAATCATATCTTCACACTTGTCTCCTATCGTCCGAATGGTGTTGATACCTGTCGTGGATGTGTGATGGGAACATCTAATAGTGAATTCAATGTGTTTACGAGTAGGAATGTCAAAGAAGTAATTGAGCGTCTTGTAAAAAATCTTGTAGAAGATGCATTTAAAGGTTATGAAGTATGTACTTGGGAACATTTCATTATCATTGATGGTTATACCGAAGAAAGTGATTGGTATGAACAAAATGATAGTGTACGTAATGATAGAGAGCAACTTAGAATTCACATTAACACAGCAGCAAAAGAATTGTCTGTGACAAAGATAGAAGAAAAGAAACAACAAATTCTTGATGAAAAAATGATGAAACAATTGAAGCAACAACAAGAACAAGAAGCAAAAGAACGTGCTCAGTTAAAATCATTGCAAGAAAAGTATGGTGAGTAATATGAATCTTGAATTATGGGGTTATGTTGTAATGACCCCTCCTACTCCAAAGGATCCACCTAAGTGGATTTGTTTCTTTCCAACTAAAGAAGGATTGGATAAGTTTATGACTCCATTTTATATTGAAAGTGGTTATACTTCTTTTCCTTTGTACAAAGAGGTACAAGACAAATGATAAGGCAATATGCTCTTGTTCGTATGAAAGACGAATGGTTTGAAGATAAAAAAACATACGACAATTATACTAAATGCTATCCGTTCGTTCCCCATTTCAGAAGGTCTGATACTTGGGATCCTAACAATGATGTGTTTCTTTATTTTCTTGGTGAAATTCCTAATATGCCTGGTCATTGTATTTTGATTGATTGTAAAGGAAGAGTTCATCCAGGCTTTCATATGGATAGTTTTGAAGAAATTCCGGAAGAGGATATGTAATATGCAAGTAACAATTACCATTAATGACAAAGATATTCTTAACAAATTAAAACGTCTTTATAACAAACATACTGGTGAAGTTTTTGGACAGAAGGATTTAGAAGCAAATCAAGATTACTTTAACTACATGTTTACTAATTATTGGAAAAATCACAATTTGTACTATGTAATTCGTGATAATTTAGTTAGTGACTCACAACCATGGATCGAAACAGAACAAGACGATAATGATCAATATGGTTTTGTACAGGTAATGGTAAAAGAAGGAGTAATGCCTCTTCCAACTGATAATGCTTTAGTACAATTTGCTAAAGCATTGACACTGTTTGAACAAAAACATATAAAAATTGCACTCGAAGAAGGTTATCGTTACACAGAGAACAAATATTGGAAAAAACAACCTGTAGATTATGGACAACATTTATGTAGTAATGGTAATATTATGCGACCGTATGCTGCTGTATTATGTTCTATGTGTAAGGAGAGTTGATATGTGGTGGAAATTTAAAAAGGAAAAATACAACGAAGAAGTGTTTAAAGAACCAGAACAAACTAAAGCCCAACGTGATCTCGAGTTTTTGCAAGATCACGTTGGAATCGGTACAGAATTTACTTATCTCGGTCATCAAATGATTGTTACTAGTTATGCTTGTGCTTATGGTAGTAGTAAGTTAGAAGTTGATTACTTTAACGCTAGTGGACAAATTATTCATCACTATTTTAGTGCAGAGTATGTTAAAGTATTGCTGGAGAAAGGTATCATTAAATGAAGCATTCATATGAAGAAGGATTTTGGTGGAGTGATAGAGAACCTCACCTACCCTTTCCTATGCCCAACGAAGATCCATTTTCGGTTTTCGATTATGATAATTTTGTAATGGCATTGACGTATTTGGAAAAAGATCCTGATACTACTAACACTGCATATCGTGGATGGTCTAATTGTCGTATTTGTGGCTGTATGAATGGTAGTGTTACTTATCATCGAGGTGATTGGAGTTGGCCTGAAGGTTATGCTCATTACATTAAAGAGCATAAAGTTCGTCCATCACTAGCATTTAATATTTTTATTAGTAATGAATATATGGATTGTTTTAAAAGTTCAGAAGATGATTATTAAAGAGGAAAAATTATGGCTGTTCACTATGTAATTACTAATAAAGATATAAGTCAGTTCGATGTGTATAAAGTTAATTTTGAAAAGGTGGACAACTCATGAGCATGTTTCTTGCTTTCTTAATGTTAGTCTTTTCTTTTATGCAATTACTTATAGCATATCAAAACAATGCATCATATATTGCAATTCCTTTTATCTTGTTTGTGATATCTATAATCAATATCACACGAATTGCATTAACTGCTGAATGGAAGGGATAACTTGATTTTATACAATAGAAAAGTTAAAATTGGTACACTTCATTATAACGGAACAGGAAATCTTCCTCATTACGTTCATCATTCATTGCGTGATCCATTAATGATCAACAATCATCATGGATGTATTGTATTATACAAACAAGAGGACAGAAAATGACAATAATTAAATGGTTACTAATTATCCTTTTTGTAATAGTTATTCCAGTGCTTTTTCTTAGCCAAAAAACAACTATTCTATCTGCTCTAGATTGTGGGAATTGTCAAACACAAGTTGATTGGTTGTATGTATTGAAGAAAATTGATTAACAATTTAGTTTGAGTGATAATATAAAAATGAAAGATGAAAATAAAATTCTGTATTTCGAAAGTCATGTAACTATCGAACCAGTATTTGATAAACAGTTAGAAGAAGCAAATATTCTCGCAATGAATTGTCGTTTCAAATTAGCAAATTTGTTAATGCAAAAACGTGAAGAAGATACTCCAGAACGATCCAAACATGATACATTTATGACTGCTCATAGTCAAGATGAAGAAGAACTTACAAACAGAATGGTTCTTCTAATTATCAAATTGAAGCAACATGGTTTTAAAGTTTGGAGATATAAGATCGAACGAGTGCCTCTTGATAGTAGATATGCTGATGTGTTTAATCTTATTGATATAAATTAAATGATGATAAAAAATAATCAATATGAATATTCTTCCTACCTCGAGAAATTGAGGTGGGATCTTTTGCCTTATGACGTTAAACAATTTGTTAACAATCCCACACCAACGAATGATGATTGTGAGAATATTTGTGCGTTATTAATTATTACAAAAGGAAAAAGTAATCGTCCAATGTGGGCTACTTGTTATAAGAATGCGATTAGTAAGGTAGAAAATAAGTTGAGAATTATTGGTAAAGATAATTTAGTTGAATACTTACAACGAGGAACAAGGTAAATTGTAGTCCCATCACTCAACTCTCTGTATAATAGTCATATACAGTAGAGGATAATATGAAACTCATCGATGCACTCAAAAATGTAATTAAGACAAATGAAAACAGTTCTTCTGTGGATCCAGAAGACTTGTTTCATGCTGTCGGACTCCAATATGATTGGGGGAGTTGGGAGGCGTTTAATAAACGCGTGTCTGCCTACTGGATCGTTCGTTGGAACTGCACTGATACTTGGGTTGGGCTCCAAGCATTGTATCTTGATGATGAATTGATCGGTGCAATGTCTCAAAATGCTCGTAAGAACGACAAAATTATTTCGTTTGTCTCTGTAGACATGGCAGATAAATTCCGCAATTTCTGTGTAAGTTTGATGCAGGAAGAAGAACGTCATTATGATTTGATTGATCTTAATGAAGAGATTAATCCAACGTATTCTGTTGACTATAATGACATGTTGGTAGATGATGAAGGATTCTTTAAGAATCGTCCTTGTAAGTATATTCGTGCTCAAAGAACTAGAGGGTGTTATCTTGATACCAAGATTACTATTCAATTCAAAGATGGTGATCAAGAAACAATCGAAATTCCTGTATACCTTTTTGTTATTCCCATTAAAGTAGGAGAAAAAGTATGATTCCTGTTATATTTCAACTCGCACACGTTGCACCAACAAGTACTATTATTGCTGTAAACGCAAATGGAATGACTTATCGTGTTTTGTCAGTTGATAGTAAAACAAAAACTTTTATCGGAAAACCTTCTTGTGGAGAAGATGCTCCACAAGTTACTTTGCCTATTTCAGAAGTAACCAGTTGGATTGTTGTTCCTTTTTCCAACAAGTGATATGTTTATTCGTTCTAAACAATATGATAAGTTTAAAGAAAGACTTTTTTGGAAACGTTGGTATTGTAACCAAAATCCAGTAAAGTTTTATCTTCGTTTAAAAGTTCCACCTCGTACTTCTTATGAAAAATACATGGAATGCAGATGACTATTACTACATCGTTTGGTTTCTCATCAGAACAATGTCAATTATTGATTGACACTTTATGTGATGCAAATTTTAATGATAAGGTTCGCATGCTTGAACATATTATGTACGAAAGTGAGTTGGATGAAATGAGACAAAATATTGCTGAACGAGAGCATCTTATTAAAACTCTTCGTGCTGGTATTAGACAGAAAAAAACGATACCAAAATTTCAAATAATTAATGGTGGTAAGTGAAAAAGTTTCTTGTGGGCGGATTCGTGCGCGACAAACTTCTCGGCATTCCAAGTAATGATCGAGATTGGGTCGTTGTGGGTGAAACTCCTGAAAGTATGCTCTCAAAAGGCTTTGCTTCTGTAGGCAAAGACTTTCCTGTCTTTCTTGACTCATTTGGTGAAGAGCATGCTCTTGCTCGTCAAGAACGATCCACCGGAAAAGGTCATCAAGCATTCTCGTTTACTACTGATAACGTAACAATTGAAGAAGATTTGGAGAGAAGGGATTTTCGTTTCAATTCGATTGCAATGACAGAAGACGATCAATACATTGATCCTTATGGTGGCATTCAAGACATTCATGACAAAATAATTCGGCATACATCAGATGCTTTCCGAGAAGATCCTTTACGTGTATTACGTTGTGCACGCTTTGCATCTCGCTTCCATAAATTAGGTTTTACCATTGCTCCTGAAACAATGCAACTAATGTCTGATATGGTAGCAGATGGTGAATTGGATCACCTTACTGCTGAACGTGTGTGGCAAGAAATCGAAAAGACTTTGAAAGGTCCTTCACCAAGAATCTTTTTTGAAGTGCTTCGTGAATGTGGAGCATTGAAAGTATTAATTCCAGAATTGGATGCACTTTGGGGTGTTCCTCAAACTGCTGTTCACCATCCTGAAATTGATACTGGCATTCATACAATGATGGTGTTGGACATGGCTGAAAAACTTTCAATCAATCCTGCCACTAGATTTGCTGCATTAGTACATGATCTTGGTAAAGGAAACACTCCAAAAGAAATTCTGCCTAAACATCATGGTCATGAAGAACGTAGTGTAGTACTTGTCGAACAAGTTTGTGATAGATTGAAAGTGCCAAATGATTTCCGCATTATGGCTAAACATGTTGCTGAATATCATACAACTGTTCACAGAGCGTTGGAGATTCGTCCTCAAACTATGTTGGAATTGTTTCAACGTACAAATGCGTTTGCAAAGACAGAATTGTTTCATCAAATGTTGATTGCTTGTGAGGCAGATGCAAGAGGTAGGCTCAATTTCGAAAATAGAGAATACCCACAAGTACAATTTCTTAAGGATGCACTTGAGGTTGTTCGAGTGGTAGATGCTCAACAATATATCGAAAAAGGATTTGTAGGAAAGCAGATTGGTGATATGATTCATCAAGAACGTGTCCTTAGATTAAAAACATTTAAGGACACTTGTTCCGTTTCGTAATATGTTGTATAATAGTTGAATAAATTGAGGTGAGATATATGACACAGTTTTACGCAGTTCTTCACGATGGTACAATGGACGGAGATTGTAACGGAGATCCTTGTACTTTTATTGCTGTTCCTAATATGGATGTGGAATTCGATAACGAGTTGATCGCAAAATGGACAAAGCAAGAAGGAATTTATTCTTTGGATGATTATGACACCATCGAACAGTTTATTGAAGATGAGGATATCAATATAGTCGGTGGATGGGTTGTGTCAGAGCAAACAAAAACGTTGATCAATCGTGTAGTTAAAGCAAACGGTTATACTGGTAGCGATTATGCTTGTTATGCAGTACAACGCATTATTAAATGTCTACTTGATGAACTTTGTGTAAAAAGGATTGGACAGCTCCCTGTTAATGAGGATAATTAATTATGTCTACATTTAATGATCGTTTTACCACTAAAATGGTTCCTAATCGTGGTGCTGTAACCGTTACTGACAAACAAACGAAGAAGAAGGTTGTTGTTGCTTTGTGTGATTTACAAGGCTTTAAGAAAGCAATGAATTTTTGGCTTCAATCTGATACTGGTTCCAAATTTATTCCCACTCGTGCCTTTCGTGAATTTATGGTTTCGAAAGGATATAAGGTGAATGCTATCTATAATGAAGCACGAAAGAATGGAAAACGTACCATTAAAGTAGCAACAGGTGGGGTAAATATGACGGAAAGTCATATGCAAGAACTGAATGAATTGTTCTATGCAAATGGCTATGACATTATGTCGTTTAAGCCTGTTTCGCGTGGTAAATGGACATCACCATGGTTTAGTGGTCCTCGAATTTTTTACAAGAAGATGGGGTAATATGAATACTTTGACCGAAAAGGTTTCTGCTGTAACAGGTAACTCTGATGTTATTGTTGTAGCGTATCATATCAATGATGATATCATTGAAGTTAGCGATATTGATGTTGAAAATCAAATTGTTATTGGAACTTCGATGCAACTTGGTATTGATATGAAAGCTCCCATGCATTTGATTAGTGGGTGGATGATTACTCGAATTAATAGTTGATCTGTTTTTGAAATCGTATTATAATAGTCGAATAAATTGAGAGAGATAATATGCTAACGCAAAAGTTTGTCGATCACCTGTCACAACTCGACATTCCGTCTTTTTCAATTTCTGGTGCAATTGTTGAATTGGGTCAACAAGAATTGTCACTCAATCAGACTCTCGAGCAAATCGAAAGTCTCACCAACACCAAACCCAATGTGTTGGATGTACATGAGGCAAGGCTCATGTACCATTATCTTATCCAGGACGGTCTTCGTCTACGCAAACAGGGCGTAGAAAACGTCGATACAAATTGGATCCTTGACACAAGTTTGAATAAAGCAAAAGAATTCAAACGCAAGTATCCATATGTATTCGCAACTGGAGAAGATTCAAAACTGAAAGTTGCAACTGTTGTTGGAGAAAAAAGTGTCAAACAAAAGAAAGGGTGGAAGCTTGCTAGAGCCAAAGAGCTAATTAAAGCAAATCCGAACATGGATCGCAAAGAAATGATCCAATTGTTCACGAAGGAACTTGAAATGTCTCAAGCAGCTGCCACTACTTATTTTTACAACCTGGTGAAAAAGAAATGACAAAGCAAAAATACAAAACACAAACCAAATTGCCGACTTTGACTCGGGAAGAATTCCGCAAGTATACCAATGATACTGAAGTATCGTGGTTAGTATTGGCTGATATTTACAGTCGAGGTGAGGAAACTGACGTACAAGCCTTTTGTTATAAGGGCAAATTGCGTCAAGTCCTTATCGATATGTTGAATTGTCATAGTTATGGTTATGATGAAGAAGATGAAGAACAAGTAACTGCGAGCGTTCAAGATTTGCTTCATGCTTTAGATCAAAGTAACGGAGATGGTTGTGATTTCATTCAAGTAGTTGATTTGATCAATCAATGTGTTATTATCTCACAAGAGTGTATGGAAGAATGACTACTACCAAAGATAAAGTAATTGAAAAGTTTACCAATTTCATTTACAGTACTGATTACGATTTCCTTGATTCTTCGGAATCTGAAGGGGATGATTATCGTTTTGATCTTGACAATGGAGAACATTCTGTATGGGTTCGAGTAACTAGCACTGGTGTCGAACTTGACGGTGCATTGCCTCCCAGTCTTAAATCCAAATTTGAAAAATGGGTTAAAGCAAACAAAATTAGGTCATATGTAGAATTCATTTGATCCTCAATTAATAGTGATGTATAATAGTCGTATAAATTGAGGATATAATAATGGCAAAACATGATGTATATTCAAGACTCACGTCTGAAGAACGTGAAGTAGTTGATATGGCATGGGAACAAGTAGAAAATGTTCTTACCATTAATGGGTTCGGTGCAGCAGGTGATGATCGTGCAGAAGAACTTGTCGAGGCGATTGCAAAATATCTACAGGATAGCAAACAATGAATATTGGTGAAGCAAGAATCGGATTGATGGTTGTTAAAGCTGGTAGTGCGTTGGGTCCTTCCAATGATATTACTGATGTCGGATTTATTACAGGATTGGAATATAATCCAACTGGTGAAGTAATCGTTCGTGTAAGTTGGGCAAGTGGCAGTTCTAATGCTGTACATCCAAGTTTGTTGCGAGTAGTGTATTCTTCCATTAAATCAATTTACAAACAAGAAGGATCATTAGTTCTAAGTACTCGTTGAATTGTATATAAGAATAGAGTATAATAATCGTCTTGATTAAGAAGATTAATCAAAAAGTTCTTTAAACAGTTTATGAGGGGATGTCGTAATAGGTAGCCGAAAAAGTCTTAAAAACTTTTGGACAGTGTCCGTGAGGGTTCGATTCCCTCTCTCCTCACCAAATCTAATGGTATTCTTGATCATTTCGACCCCTAAATATAAGAAATAATCGAGAATATGTATGACAAAACGAACTTGTAGTGTATGTAAAGAAGAAAAGGACTTAACCGAGTTTACTAAAGATAAGTCCCAACATTTGGGACATTGTCACACGTGTAAACCCTGTAAAAGAAAACGAGATTCAATGGGGTTTCATCTCAAACATAAAGTTAAAACAAGAAATCGTAGTTTATACTACAGAACAAGAAATGCCGAAATAATCAATAAGATTAAAACAACAGTAGGTTGTTTGTTATGTAGCGAAAGAGGATATGCAGCTGTTATTGATTTTCATCACATCGATCCGACAGAAAAAGAAACTGAAATCTCAATAATTTCAGGGTTTAATTTAACAAAAACTTTCGAAGAATTGCAAAAATGCGTCGCAGTGTGTAGAAATTGTCATGTCAAAATACATGGCGGATTGTTAGTAGTCGATGAATTTGAACGAAAAAATCAATTAAGTATAATTAATGATATTATCAATAATACAGAGATAATTCCATATTCAATAGAGAAAGAAGTATAAAAGTTGTGCACCCTCTCTGTGAGGTATCCCTCCTCCCTCCTCCCCTTGCAGAGAGTGCGTGCCCTAATTTAAAAGGACAGTATTAACTGTCCTTTTTTTGTTTATTATAACATTTGATTGACAATATGTGATCATGTATAATAGATGTATAAATTGAGGAGAGATAGAGTGTCGATTAATAACATTCAACCCAATCAATATGTCTCTGCTGAACGCGCTATTGAATTGGAACAGAAAATCCGTCAAACACTCCAATTTTATTATAATCGAGCACGTCTTCTGTTTCCGAAGTACACTCGTCCGATTCCTACGTTGGAATTTGATCTTCGTGGTCAGATCGGAGGTCAAGCATTTTATCACAAGAATGCAATTAAAGTTAATGTAATTTTGTATCATGAGAATGAGCAAAAATATTTGCATTCTACTGTTCCACACGAATTGTGCCATATTGTTACCGATTCGTTGTACGGAAGTCATCTGGCCCCTCATGGCCCTGAGTGGAAGCATGTCATGAGGACGATGGGACAAGATCCCAAGCGTTGTCACAGTTATGATGTAACTAACGCTTCTGTACGTAATAAGCGCACTGAGACTACTTATTGTCTTGGTTGTGGTACTAAAATTATGCTTACTAAGCGACAGTTTCTTAATATACAAACTTTGACAACCAGGTGTTGCAGGATGCGGTTGAGTGTTAAGTCAAAGGAAGAACGAGTGTTGGAAGCGAAAATTGCTGGATTGATTTCTAATCGTCTTCACAAATCTACCAATTCGATTCTAGTGGATATTATGTTGGAGTGTAAGTTGAATAACACTCAACTTGCACGAGTTTACTATGATCGCATTCGTCCTAACGTTGAAACATATTTTCGTTCTAATGTATAATAGATTCTCAAAGAGGAAATATTATGAGCAGGAAAAATGACATTGCTATTATGTTGCCAGCTGGCCAATATTATATTGGTGATCCTTGCTACGTAGTAGGTACTAAGAACCATGAGTTGTGGATGGATTTCTTGTATAAGACTGGTTTGATTTCAGATACTGATGAGTGTACTGAAGGATATTGTACCTATGAGGGTCACGAATTGTTTGCCGCTTCCACAGCTTTTGGTGATGGAAGTTTTGAAGACAATGAAGGATACAATTATCCTGTTGATGCAGGAATGATTGGGGTAATTCCCATTGCTCTTACCGATGACGTGGCTATTGAATCGAAAAAATTGGGGAGAATCGAAACGTTTGCTCGTGATTTTGAAGTGTCACGAACGCAAGATGGCGTGTTCGTAATTAATCGTAATATTGTTATTAACACTGGAGATTGGAATACCAATGACGAAGAAGACTGCGACGAAGAATAAATCGAAAGATGAGAATCAAGCATTCGATCTTTCCAAGTTTGTAAATCAAAATAATTGGCCAAAAGAACTCGAAGATGCTCGTGAATTTGCACGAGATGCTGTCATGAATTGGAAATGGAAAGAGAAGAGTCCTATGTTTTTGGCTCAGATCGACAATGCAAAAACAGTGAAAAGACTGCAAGAAATCGTGATATTCCCTTTGCTTTCTGGTGAAGGAATGAAAGTTATTAAGTAAGAATCTTTTTCAACGTATTAATGAGATATGATAGAGAGAATTTATATGATCGAGATAACCGTATTTGTAATTTGTATGATCATTGGGGGAGCATCAGATACTAACAAACTGCCTGCTCCTGTTCCTGATCCTCAAACACAAATTGAGCAATGACTTCTTCACAACAAAAATATGTAATAACTGATATCGAACACCCTCATATAAAAGGAGTGTTTCGTATTCGTGCCATTCATGATATACCAAACAAAGTTCCTAAAGACAGTTTAGGTGGGTATGTTCAAGGTTATCATAATTTAGAGGGAAGTGCTTGGATCTATCATGATGCTGTCGTAAAAGATAATGCCAATGTTAGATTTAACGCACAAATAAGAGGTGGTGCTATTATTTTTGGAAATGCAACTATCACTGGTAATGCAATTATTACACATGATAGTATTGTTGGTGGAAATGCATTTATTACTGGTAGGGTAGTAATTTGTGGAGAATCACAAATCTCTGGAAATATTTATATGGATTCACGAAATCTTGTAAAGTTTCAAGATGTTATCTTGAATGGTCATCGTGAAATAATTGTGTAACAAATATGTTTACTGTATAATAGACGTATAAAGAGGAGAAATACTATGCTTAAGATCAAACGAATCCAAACTGCTATTAAAATTCTTCACCGTATGGACAAAAAACGTTTCAATATTGAAGAGTGGCAACATCGTGAAAATGAAGATTATCCTGCTCATAAAACTGAAGCAGACTTCAAAAAAGGCAAAGGTACTGCATGTGCTATAGGTTACATTGCCATTTCCCCTGAATTCCAAGCTGATGGTGGCTCTGTTAATCAATCAGGGTGTCCTTCCTTCGATGGAAGTAAGCATTATGATGCTATTGAATTGTGGACTGGTATTCCTGAAGATTTGTGCAGGGCAGTGTTTGGTGGTGAAGTGTTTGATACACGAGATGGTATATATTCACAGTTTTACGAAAAGATGGCCAAAGAGGTCACTGTTACTGATGTTATCTCCAAACTCAAAATGATCTTGAGTGGAGATTTGACTGACGAAGATGAGTATATGCCAGATCGTCCTGTTCAATATGACGAAAAAGTAATTGAAATTATGGACTACCTCGATGGTCGTTTTGACACATTGTCGAACGAACAAAAAGCATATGTTAAACAACAAATTAAAAACATTTGATTAACACATTCGTCTATTGTATAATAGTCTCATAAAGAGGAGAAAATAATGCAACTCACTGAACAGATTAAGAAACATATCAATGGAGCCACATTTATCGGCATTGATACTCTTACCAAGCCCGAATTACTGGGTGGTAAGAAAAATCCTCATAAGGATCGTATCACTAAACTTATGGAAGGCGCAAATTGCATGATCTTCCAGAATCTTGAAAAGAATGGTTATGCTGAAAAAGTTAAACGCCATCTTATCAAAGAAGGCAAAGACCCTGAAAGTTTTCAACTTAGTCCACGCGTTTGGGGTACTCGCATTCCTGGTACTCCATTTGTTGAACACAATGGGAAAATGTATCTTGAATTGATTTTTCTTACTCCTGGTCGTGTTACTTATCTGCTTGACGGCAAAGTAATTGACAAGAGCGAAATTATTGGACTTAAACCTCACCAAGAAGGTGAGCAAGGTGGGTTGGAAAATAAGGTTATCATTCGAACTGTAAGTGTTGACAATATTTTGAAAGTTCGAATTGATAACAATTTTTTTATAAATACAACAGTAACAAACTAAAGGAATATAACATGACAAAGTCACTAACTATAAAACAAAAAAACATTATTAGATATCAGGCTGGAATCCTTTCAGAATCTGAATTTGTTGACACTGTTGAGTGGACGATTGGTATGGTAATGGGGACAGAGAGTTGGGATGAATATAATCCATCTGAGCGTACACACACATTAATTTGGACGGACGAGGGAGAAACTATGGTATGTATACCTTCCTTCCTTAGTGAAGATAATATAGCACATGCTCTTAAAGGTTGGTTGAAAGATGCCCAAATAGAAGAATTCTGTAACGAAGGAGGAAATCTATTGGTAGTTGATCAACAAGAATATAATAATATTACTAATTCTACTGAATATTATGATATTCCTTTTGTTAATCTAACACTACACGAGTTTTGTAAGAAAGTTCAAAGTAAATACCAACACAATGATTAATACTTTTTAATCTTGATTAACGATTAATAACGCTGTATAATAGTCTCATAAATTGATAAAGAGGAGAGTAAAAATGCGTAACACTGGTGAAATTTTCTTTGGTCACGATCGGTACCTGGATGCAAAAGGTCGCATCGCTAGCCGTGGTGGTCTTACTATCGCGTTCAAGCAAGTAGATGGTGGTGTTGAATATGCATACGCTCGTTGCCATGAGAACGATGCTTTCGTGAAGAAAGCTGGTCGAATCAAGGCGGCTGGTCGTCTGCAATCCCCACGATATGCTACTCGTCTCAACATGGACGTAACTGACATGAACCCTGCCGAGGTTTGCGATCATGTGATTGAAGCAGCATGGCAGAACATTCATAGTAAATAATACTGGTGAGCGTAAGCTGACCCATAGAAAAAGGGGGTGCATAAGCAACCCCTGGTCAGAGAGGAACAATGGCAAAGTATACTAAAATCTCAAGATATGGTCCTGGCGGACGTAATTGCGTTTGTTGCGGACCTGCTCCACGCGAACGAAAAAAGCATGATCGTATGGTTAAACGTCGTGAAAGGCAACTTTGTTCAGAAGAAATTCGTGATGATCTTGAAGAGGATAATGAAGAAAGGGATGTAAGTCGTTAATTTTAACGGGCCTTTAGCTCAGTTGGTTTAAGAGCACGCGACTCATTGTGCACATTACACAGTGTCTCTCTTAGGAAACTTTGAGATGAAAAGATGTCAAATTCGGGGAAACCTTACCAAGTAATGTTGAAGGCAATCCCGAGCCAAGCTTATAATGTACTAACATTATTTGAAGGTGTAGAGACTAGACGGCATCCACCTAAGACTTATTTAAAACAGTACGGTGAAGGGATAGTCCAGGGAGTTGAGAAATCAACACAAACTTGAATCGCTTGGTCCTCGGTTCGAATCCGAGAAGGCCCACCAATTTAATATATCGAACAGTTGTAAATTCGGTTCTGAATTAAGTCTACAACTGTTTGAGCTGCTCGTGATGGTGTCATTTTGTTTTTAAAATCTTTAATCACAATAAAAGAAAAATTTGCCTTTAATATCTCTTTCATTTTAATTTGATCTCTGTTTTGTACTTTAGGGAGAGAATGCTTTTTTGTAATTTTAGTATAATGCCAAGCTCCATTCCATAAAATTGCCAATTTTAACGATGGTATGATAATATCAGCATCCCAACCATTAAACATTGGTTCATTATACAATATATCAGGATAATAATAGGACAATATCTCACCAAGGGAGATTTCATTTTTAGATCGTTTGTTGTTGTAAGTATATACTTTCAATCCTGATTGAGACAATATAACTCGTTGACAGTCTGTACTACATGTTTTGTTATTAGCTTGTTTTGATGATCGTACTGAAAATAACTTATTACATACTTTACAAGTAATAAACGAAATATAACAATACTTTGGAATATTTTCTTTTATTTTACTAAAAACTCTTGTTCCTATTTCTTTTCTAAAAGATTTATACTCTAATGATGTTTGATCGTGATGATCTTTACATTTTCTTGAACAAAAATTGTTAGTGTGTTTTTTATAATGGGAAGGTCTGGTATATTGTGTGTTACACACATCACAATTTAGATTTTGTTTGTTGGGATATTCAAACGTACAAATTCCAGCTCTAATTAATGCATTATTCCAGCTACCAAATCTATGACGAAATGTTTTACTTCTATGTCCAAAATCTGAAATAGCAGGTGGTCTTCCGTGAGTGTTATTGAAATCAATTAATTCTTGTAATAATTGTTCTTCCGTGTATGTAAAGTTACCCATTGCGTAATTATTCTTTTGTGTATTTATGAGTTCGAATGGAAGAGGTCCCATGTAATTCATTTGATTTCACAATCGTTCTACAGTATAATAGACTCATAAATTGAGAGAGAGAGATTATATGTCATCAAAACAACTCGACGTTGAACAAAGTATTCTTAGTTGTTGGCAGATTACTGACGACATCAAAGTTATATACCAACAATATGGTGATAAAGGACTAACAGAAGATCAACTATTGAATGTATTGATTGGGTTAGAGACATTGTATAATATGAAGTTTGATAAATTGTTTGAAGAATTTGAACAAATGTTAAAAGAACTTAACGAATTGAAGAGGAAACAATGAGCAAAGTTTCATTCACCGATGAACAAGTTAATGCAGTACTTCGTATGCTCGAAGGACAAGAGTTTTACGATTTCTACAATGGTGATTTCGATAAGTTCATCACTGGTGATCTTCAACATGACCTTAATTGTTCTCACGAGAAAGTTCGCGAAGCAATGAAAGATCGTATTAAGGGCATGCTATCATGACTACTGCAAACGAACAATTGATTTCATCAATGGCCGACCTGCTTAAGCAAATGGTCGATATTACCACGATTGTTAATGCAAATGTGCCTGTAGTAGTTGAACAAATTATCACATACAAAACGTATTTGTATGTAACATGGGTATCGATTGGTTTGATTATAATGATTAGTGGATTGTTTATTATTCCATTTCTCTTGAATAAATGGAAAGAATCTCTACCTGAAACTGCTGGTTCTGGAGAATGGGATCGTGGAGATATACCAAGCACTCGGATTGCATCAAGACTCATTGGTGGATTCTTTGGTATGATTATTTTCATTCCTAGTGCAATTGATTTGTATCAAATTACGTATATGCGTGAATATTGGTTAATGAAATATGCCATGGATCTGATTCAACAACTTACTTAATGTTGTACCAATTTACTAAATAAGATATAATTTTTCTTTAAGTTTGATGCGGGGTGTCGGAAGTCTGGTATCCGGATAGGCTCATAACCTATTGCCTTGGAGCGAAAGCTCATTGCCTCGAGAGTTCGAATCTCTCCCCCGCTACCACATGACCGTCTATGAACAATTTGAAATTTTCAAATTGTTCATAGACGAATTTGGAATTAAATTTACCCAGGTCTTGAATTACATATGGCACAAATCCGTATTTTTTTATTTCATTTTGTTTAATATTGTCTCTATTTTGTACTTGTTCTACTGAATGTTTCTTTGTTATTTTTGTATAATGCCATGGGCCGTTCCAAAGAACGGCCACACGTAAAGATGGAATAATAACATCAGCATCCCATCCATTAAACATTGCTACGTTTGAAATAGTATCAGGCCAACTATTTAAACACAACGTTGAAAATAATATTTCGTTTTTACTGCGTTTTTGAGTTTGTTGATTTTCTGCTGATTTACGTCCTGCTTTTGAAAGTTTTTCTTTATGTTCGAGATTATGTTTTCTATATACTTGTGAACATTCCTTGCTGCAACATTTCCTATGTTTAAGACTAGGATTAATGTAAACTTGTTTCTCACACGTTGCACAGTTAAGAAGAATTTTTTCGACTATTGTACGTTTCTTTCTTAATGGCTTATCACGATTTCGTATTTTAGTTGTTTTTGTTTCGCGATGAGCATTATTATATGAAGCTGCACATGATGAAGAGCAAAATTGTTTTTTACTACTTGTTCGAGTATAAGGCAATGGTATAGAACATTCTTTACACAATCTAGGATTTTTCTCGTATTCTTCGAGACGTGCTTGATATGCTTCATTTGCTGCAATTCCAGCACCTTTTTCATATCCTGCACGTTTATTATAATTGGGTTTGTGGACGCGTTTATGAGAATTAAGACGATATACAGATTCGAATTCTCGTTCACAATCGGGGCATTTAAACATATATTTTATTTCCTGTTTTATTATATTATTTATCAACGAAACGATCCCTCGTTACCAAAACAAAAACGTTGAGTAACAATAAAGAATCATATATAATAATCATATATTAAAGAGTTTGTAACAGTTTAAACTGCTCATGGCACAATTGGATAGCGCAGTGGCCTTCTAAGCCACAGGTTCCTGGTTCGAGCCCAGGTGAGCAGGCCATATTATGTGAACCAAGAACGTACTCAATTGCCAGTCTGACGTACGTTCTATTATTGACTGGCCGAAGTCTCACTGTGTTAACGAAACTTACGGTGTTGAAAGTGAGAACAGGACATGGTAGTCCGGTTACGAAAGCAACAAAACCGTGTTGTAATTATTTGTAATAAATGCCAGAGTCGAAATAAACCATCCAAAAGATGGGTAAATGCTAGACTGGTGTGACCCGAATATAAAGATGCACTATCGATGAAATAGGGGGCAATTCGAAACACAGGACTGTTGGTGGGTGGATATTCAATAACCAATAAATTTCATTTGAGTTTCATTTTTGATCATCGTATAATAATAGAGTTGAAGAGAGAAACTATTTCAAAAATGAAAACTATTCAATATCTCGATTGGGATGATATTATTGAAGTGAATGATCTAGTACGGACCATTCTCCCAAATTCCTATTATACTTTACACACAGATGATGAAGGTGACTCTACCATTTATTGGCAATACGCAAAATGGAGAATTCCGTTTTGGGTCGGAAAAACACTACGTCAATATCATCAAGCATTGCTTAACACAAAAGGTCGTGAATATACACAATTTGTTAATCTTAATGTTGTTAGATTGATCGACAATCAACTACCAATTGGATTTTTAATTGAACGACCGCCAAGTAAAATTCAACAGGAAATATATGGTCGTGTAATTCAGGATAATAGAAAATGAACAGAATTCTAATTAAATCTCGTGCGGATTTTGAAAAACTAGTAAGTGATTGTGTAGATGAAATTGGTGGAGATTTTGGTTTTGATAATCTCGAAGAACTAGAAAGATTCTTCGGGATTGCGTTCGTTAGTGCTTACACTGATGATACAAAACAAAAATATGTTGTTAATTGGGGATTTGATAGTTGTGAACCAGGATATACTCCTATTGACCTCTTTAATGATGAGTTCGATAATGACATTTTAAGTGAACAATTAGACCAGAGTTCATATACCAAAGAATTTTGTTTTGTTCAAGGAATGGAGCCAAAATCATATCCATTTATTTTTCTTTTCTACATTGAAAATAGTTTTGATAGAATTGGATCAATCACTCAAAGAATTGGTATCATTGTATATCCAGAAGAGTTTGAAGGACCAAGTTATACTGAACAAAATAAAACTTACATTGATATGATTATGGAGGGAGAATAAAATGAAAAAACGATATCTTCTTGAGCACTTTGAAACTAATTTTAGTGCCATGATCGAAATTGATTTCGATCACATTACTACTGACCAATATTCCACTGAAGAAATTATTAAAGAAACAGTTGAGTTCTGGAGCGGATGGCAACGAGAATTAGCCTTGTTCGATGGTGATTATACTCAATGCTTCCTCGCCAAACTTGGTCGCATTCTTGCTGTGACCGATGCCTACTATAATCTTGATACCAAATCAATGATCAAACACATGGCAGGAGAAGAAGGATGGCCTTATCTTGATGGGTCAAGTGGGATTACTCTTGAGAGCGTTGACACTGGATATATTGAAATTACAGATATTGCTATTACGGAGTGCTAATGAAAATTCATAATGTTAGACTAGGACATGCAACTAACAGTTCAAGTAGTCATAGTATTATTTTTGACCCAGTTACCAAAGCAACTGATGATTATTATGACTTTGGGTGGTCGTTTTTCACGTTAGCATCTAAAGAAGCAAAAGAAGAATATTTGGCAGCTACGCTCCAACAAAATCTTCAAGGTTTTTCACAACCGTTAGTTCGAGCAATTCTTAAAGGTCTTGACTTACCAACTACAGAAGAACATGTAGACCATCAATCACAATATACATTGCCATATGATTTCGGAACTACCAATATCAGTATTGATTTTTTCAACGACTTTCGCCAATATCTTCTAAGAGATGGTGTCGTTATTTTAGGTGGAAACGATAACGAAGACACTACACATGATCTATACGATGAATCAAAAGTAAAGTCGTTCGGGAATTGGTATTCTGAAGGACCTCGTATGGTATGTCGTAAAGATGGCGAATGGTGGACATTGTACGACAGAACCAACGGCAATCGTGTTATCTTTTCTTTTGAAGATAACCCACAACCATATAAGCCAACTACTCCTTTGCTTATTGATGCGAAAATTACTGATTATTGTACTCATGGATGTGCTTATTGTTATCAAGGAAGCACTCCGCAAGGAAAGCACATGGATGATAGATGTACTGCTGCATATCCTATTGGAGAAGCAAACGTATTCGAAGTAGCAATTGGTGGTGGTGAGCCAACTCAATGTCCATCATTTGAAAGTTTTTGTGAATCATTAGCATATCATGGTGTAGTAGCAAACTTCACCACAAAAAGTACTGACTGGCTAGAAGACGAACGACGTGCAAGGAGAATTCTTGCATGTACAGGGGCATTTGCTTATAGTGCTAGTCCCAATTCAGAATCTATTCTACAACGAATTTATGATATTTTTAGCTATCGTGGTTATGATTTGAAGAAATTCACTATTCAAATCATTCCTGCAATCTTTAACAAGTATCAACTACAACAATTATTGTCGTGGTGTAATAAACATAATGTTCGTGTCACATTACTTGGATATAAAACAACAGGTCGTGGTGATGCATATAAACAAATTGTTGTAAACAAACGTTGGGAAACGTTTAATGAAAGCGAATGGTTGTCTGTACTTGAGGAACAACATCAAGCAAAATCGCTCGGAAGAATTAGTATTGATACAACATTGGCTGCAAAATATCTAGACCAACTTAAAGCAAGTTCTATTCCTGAATGGTTGTACCATGTTGAAGAAGGAAAGTATTCAATGTATATGGATTTGGTTAATAAAACCTACGGACCTTCATCGTATCATTTAGATAAGTTGATCAAAGTTGAAGGATATATGAAGATCGAAGAAATGTTTAGTAGGATCGAACCAGTATGAAGATATACAATTATTATGTCGATGCAGGTCACGGGTGGGTAGCTGTCAAACGTGACTATCTGGCCGAGCTTGGTATTCTAAACCAAATCAGCATTTATTCTTATCAAAAAGGAAAAACGATTTATCTTGAAGAAGATGGTGATCTTAATTTATTTGTTAACGCTCTAACACAACGAGAATTGCTTCGTGATCGTGATTGGAAATTTAATGTAAAATGTTGTAAACAAGATCGTAGTCCTATTCGTTCTTATGAACGGGTTTTTAATAAATGATGGATAATATATCATAACTATAGAAAAAGATGGTTTAACTTATTATGAAGAAAAATAAATTCGAACGAATTTGTAAACGATTAGGACTTGAATTAGATGATGACGGCACAGCTCATTATCAAGAAAATAATGAATATGTATTTTGTATAATTTGTTCTTATACATTTGGCGGAGGAGAAATTGTTCTTCGCTCATCATACGGAGATATACCATTGTACGACCAAGATTTTGAAGATATGTCTATTAAGGATTTGCTACGTTTGTCTAAAATGGTTAGATATAAAGAAGAGAGTTCTGATCAAGATCAACAATATGTAAGAATTAACAAAATTGAGGTTCCTACTGAATTCGATAAGGAACAATTATTGTTAGCATCTGAATACATTCACGATATGCGAGAATTAGATACAGATTTTCTTGCTGCAAATACTATTGCTCATCTATACACAATGCCTAGTATAATTGAAGTCAAAGAAAGCAAGAAAAATTGTCGTAAAGCATATGTTATTAGAAACATGAATCCCAAACGTGATTGCTATTATGAAGTAGATGGATTACATATTACTCCGGAATGGTTACGTGGTGATTATGCTAGACCTACTCCTCCCGGTGGTGCGTTAGTAACTACAAATGATTTAACTGATGCTATCTTTTTATTTGAAGAACACATTGAACAAGCAAAGGATATGGCAAAGATTGCAACTGAGTGTTATGGTTATGAAGGAGCATGGTTTACAAGATTTGGAGCACGTTATCCAGATTCTTGTACTACTGTGAGTGATTATGAAAAAGTTGCACCAAGGTTTGAAATTCAAGAAGTACTTTTTTCAGTTGAATTAGTCGAATAAACATAGTATAATAGTCGAATAATTGAGATTATATATGTTTACTCGTGTAACTAAAAAATATACAATTAAAGATATAGAACAAGCAGACACAGAAACTCTGCTTAACTTGTCTCATAAAGTACAGAAACCATATAATTTTAGAATTGCTGATCTTATTAAGGCTTTTTTGGTGACTGATTATGTGGATGGTGATGTTGTTTCACAATTCGGAAAACCAAATGTTACCATGAAAGGGTATGAAAGTAATCCTGGCGTTTGGGTTTTTGAACACAAACAATATGGTGTTCAATTGTTTATTTTTAGTGACGGACACAAGAAGAATTGCTTTAAAGGCACTTCTTATGAATTTAGTTTTTCTCATGACCTTAATGGTCAAGAATTAGTTGATTTGATTTGCGATGTTTTTAGATTAGTTAATCCAAAAATTCAAGATTTTTGGTTGGATAAAAAACATTGGGAAAAAGATGTTCAATTAGTTAAAGACGTATTGAAAGGAAAGCAAGTTAAAACGACTGAAAGGGATGGTTTATTAAAACAAATAATTTCTAATTTAAAAAGTTGATCCCAACTACTAAATAAGATATAATATTTTTCTTACGAATGTGATCAGCCTTCTTCAAAGAAGGTCTTAAATATGAAGCCTGTTCGGATTGCCTATGCATGGAGCTAGTAATATTTAAGGTAAATGGATCTGCGAAAGGCAATCAATAATGAATTAAAGTAGCTAATTATTGAATAAATGGTTAGGGAGATTGGTGGAGAAACACGCGAATCTCAAATTATTTAAACGGAAATTAGCTCAACTGGGTAGAGTATTTGCTTTGGTGTGTACATTTCTACAATTAAGTAGATTAAAAGTGTATAGACCGAGCAAAGGGTTAAAGGTTCAAATCCTTTATTTCCGACCATGTTTCGAAGAGAGTAATTGGTGAGTGTGTCGAGCTCTCAGGTACCCGAGTTGGTAGCAGGGGCGTGACTGTTAATCACGTGCGAAAGCCATCGTTGGTTCGAGTCCAACCCTGAGAGCTGGACACATTTGCCACTAATTGTAATTAGTCCTAACTATTTTAAGGTTTATATTTGAAAGGACATGGTGTTAATATATAATGAAACTCCAGGAATTAGTATCTTCAGATGGATATGTAGTTGATTTATATGAAGTGTTTAATGCAACAAGAGAAGTAAACTGGTATCATGATCAGGGAGCATATTGTGGGGATTTTGAAGTAAATAATGCTCAATATCGTGTGCTTTTTGAACCATTTGTATATCAAAATAAATTTAATTGCCTTAATGTAGCGTTTCAAATAAAAAATAAAAACGAATGGTCAACAAAACCAACCTATGATAACAAATCCGCTTCTGTTGTTATGGGTGTAGTGGTAAATGCATTGTATGAGAAAAAAGATTATTTTGATTATGACGCACTGATATTTGTTGCTACAGATAATACAGACAAGCGAATGAGGATTTACAATTCTATTGCTAGATGGAAGTTGAAAGATTTGGGAACAATAATTGAGAACATTCCTTTAGGATTAGGAAAAATCGGAACTGTTATTGTTTCTGATAATATAAAAAATACAGATGATTTTAAAGAATGGTTGACGACCATCGAATTAAAGAATTAAAGTATTTTTCCTTGAAACAATCTAGGTTAGATTTTCCTGTTTTTGAGAATGTAACCGAATACTTTAATGGAGATTGTTGATGAGGCTCTTAGCGGGGCCAACTAACCCAAGACGAAACAGGTGAGGGTTAAGGAAAAATGAATTTGGGACTGTAACTTAACGGTAAAGTAGCGGGTTTATACTCCGTAGCATCAGATAAATGGCAAATCCTGGTTCAAATCCAGGCAGTCCCACCAAATATATGGAAGTATGGCAGAGTGGTCTATTGCAACTGACAACACAGTAGGATGAGCTCGTGTGTAAGAATTACGGAAATAAGATATGAAATTAAGAGAATTGGCCGAAACATTAAATACAAAACTGCCAACTACCTGGACAACAGACGCCAAAGGTAACAAAATCGGAACATTTGTAAGTGGGGAAGATCAATATAGAATTCATTTACAACGTTTACCAATAGAAGATTTTAACGTAATTCAGATCGGATTTGATAAATGGGATGTAATTAATAATAATTGGTCGATTACAGCAACATTGTCTAATAAACAAGCAATAATAGTGATAAGTGCTATATTTCATGCGATATCAGACGAAGTATATAAACACAATTTTGACGCATTAGTGTTTGGAGCTGTTGAGGACGTTAAACAACGAATGGGAATATATAATCGTATTGCTTATAGATATGTAAAATTTTTAGGAAATACTATTGAAAATTTACCAGGTCCAAATGGATCTTTATGGACTATAGTATGTACTCCAGCAGTATCAAGAAACTTTACAAAAGATGAAATAATGGAACTTGCTTATCCATTATTAAATAAATAATAGAATTACGGAAACATAGCTCAATGGTAGAGCGGTAGCCTGAAGAGCTGCGCGTTATAGGTTCAAGTCCTATTGTTTCCACCAAATTGTGGGATTGAAGCATTAAAATGATGCACAAAGCTTTTAACTTTGAGAACATGGGGTGGTACCATGCAGTCCTACCAAGTTTTTATACCGGCGTAGCACTCTGTTGAGGGCAACTAGCTGTCTACTAGTTCGAGGTGGGTTAGATTCCCATCGCCGGTGCCAATTATAAGGAAATAAAGATGAGTAAGCAAATATCACAGGAAGATAAACAATTATTGTTAGAGGACGGATGGGTATTTGCTAGTGAGGATTATATTTTTATTCCAGATGACGATGATGGTTGCATGGCTAATGGAGTTGATATGATCAGACGTGTAATTGATGGAATTAAAAGTAGAAAGAATACTACTCAATAACGCTGCAAATTGTTGTTGAGTGAAGGGAGGATGCAGCCTCCCGAGAGATTAATGCGTCCAAGGTGTTGGTGATTACATACATGACTTCCACTCATGTGTACAGAGTTTGACTCTCTGTGGACGCTCCACATTTGCCCCCATAATTCTAATGGTAAAATGACGGTTTTGTAATCCGTACTTGTCAGTTCAATTCTGGCTGGGGGCTCCAAATAGAAGTTGTTTTCATTTTATAAATAAAGTATAATTATGAAAAAACTTGAGATAGTAAATGAAATTGGAAGAAATAGTCGAAGAACAATTTAAAATTAATTTAACTGAAGTATTGAATACAGAAATTAATACTAAGTGGACAATAGACAATGATGGTAATAAGATTGGTCGGTTTACTTCTGGTGAACATGAATATCAAATTCGATTGGATCTATTACCAATAAAAGAATTAGAGGTCTTTCATATTAGTTTCCAAATATGGAATCAAGAATTAAAAGAATGGTCACATAAGGCTACATTAAATAATAAACAATCTGCAGCAATTATTGGTGCTATTTTTAATGCTATTAAAAATGAAATACCTAATTTTAGATTTGATGGATTAGTATTTGGAGCGATAGATCACACAGATAAAAGAATGCGTATCTATAATTTCATAATGAGAAGATATATGAAATATTTAGGTGGGTATATCGACAATTTACCAGGTCCAAACGGATCGTTGTGGACTATAGTTTGCACTAACGCAGTATCGAGAAATTACACAAAACAAGAAATAATGGATATTGCTTATCCATATTTGAATAAATAAAATATAGTCCTGTAATTCAATGGTAGAATACAACTCTGATAAAGTTGATACACACGTTCAAATCGTGTCAGGACTACCAGTTTTTTAAAGAGTTGTATCACTCCAATTATGCATTTGAGAATTTCGCTAATTGGTATCGTAGGAAGGGGAATAAGCTGCCCTAACCGCAATTACGTGACGGTCACAAACCGAAACACGGCAATGTAGATAGGCCATAACTAGAAGGCTAGTGATAGTTGATAATGCCATATAGCTCAGTTGGTAGAGCGAACGATTCATATTCGTTTGGTCGCAAGTTCGATCCTTGCTATGGCAACCAGAAAAATTGAAGACGATACTTCCACAGATGCTGTTAGATGTGAGAAGAATGTAGCAAACAGGTAACAGCCTATTAAGCCTGTTGAACGTGGTGAGTAGAAATACTCTCGAACATTTGGTACCGAATGTTTGCGTACGCCGTTCACTTTTCCTGGTCTACCCAAGTGTAGGTAAGAGAATCGAAGATTCTACCAGATTGTTTTAAGCGTTAATGGTTCAGGTTCCACAAGGTGAGCTACAGCAGGATATACTCGAGTTAAGTCCTGTGTTCCAAAGAACTTGGTGGTCAAATACCAGATGTCCTTGCTAACGCTTTACAAATTTGTGGGTTAATGGCTTAACCTATGTTAAGAGCGCCTGACCGATTGTGTTATCTCAAGTAGATTTAGTAACGAGGCCCCACGACTTATATGAAAAATATGTCAGTAGCAGAACGAGATCGTTATATTTGTGAACAACTTCGTCCACGTGCAAACAAAGCAATTGCTGGCTATATTAAAAAACTTGATCAACAAATTATGTATTGGTTAAGTAATAAAATGAGTGAAGGAATATGGTTAACTCATTCAAATGAACCTTTAATTATAGCACAAATTAATGGTGCATTACAACATATCATTAATGATTTTTGGTATGAACATAATGATGTTATACAAAGTTATTGTAATCAAGGTCATGTTAAGTATTTAATGTTAAGTGATCTCTATTACAAAATAGAAATTAATAATGCTTCTATATCTTTGATGAGATCACCAGATATTCATTATTACTTAACAGAAAAGTTTTTATGAGGGAAATTCCAATAACGATTGGGAATTACTTAACGGTGTCCATGGCACTGTTTTGTGTGGGTTAAATTCCTACTTCTTCGCCAAATTTAATATTTCGTATTTAATTTTGGTTATATCACCATATATTAAATGAATATATGATAGTTTTTCTATTGCTGCTAGTTTTTCTTGTTGTTTTCTTATCACATACGGATTTTTCGGGTCTACATATATGTTAAGAGTAGGAAGGTAAAAATCAGGATAATATTTGTGTGATTTTCCTCGACTGTCGATCCATTTAATAGAATGATCAGGTTGGGTCCATGCAATGTTGTGGTCGTCGAAAAATGTTGCTATAATAACTTCCCAATTTGATTCAAATAAACAATCTTTATAAATGTGAAACTTACGACCTGTACAATTCCGTTTTTTCTGAACATAGAAACAATTATCAGAGCACAATCTATTATAATATGTATTTTTCTTAACACTCCAGAACCATTTATTACATATATTACATTGTTTATATTTTATTGATGTATATGGTCCACTAGCAGGGGTAAATTGTTTTGGTTTAATAGGATGTTTACGACGTAATTTATTGTTAAATTTAGCAGCACATGATTGAGAGCAAAAGTTAGTAGTTTGAATCTTGCTAGGGACTCCATCTTGATTTCTTCTTTTGAACAGAGTATAATATGAATTCAAATAGAGAAATTTTTATGTATATTCCTTCAAAAAATGAAATGTTCTGTAACGAACACGGTATCTGGACTGGAAAAATTGATCAGTCCAATTCAGATAATCAATGCACATATTGGCACGATCAAATTACTGTAAATGGTAATTCTAAAAAGCAAGTTGAGAATATTATCAAAGCAATTTGTGATACTCTCAATTTCGAAAAAACTCAACCATTTATGAATAATCCTGATGTTCTTTCGGTTCGCTATGCTGAATTTGTATTAAATCTCGAAAAAGAAATTAGAAAAGCTGGTGGCGTTGGTATTGAGATTTTTGAGAAAGAAGAATTAGCAAAAATGATGAGAGTGTTTGCTAATAACAATATTTCAATTGCTTATAATGGTAGGAGTGAATAATGTTACAAAATTTGTTTTGTAAATTTAATTTACATACCAATTACATACACTTCTATAAGAATTCAACTCTTACTTATTTAAAATGTTGTAATTGTGGTCATAGTCCTAACTATGATGAGGCATATAACAATGACTAATTGGAGATTGTTCTCTGTCGCATTAACATTACTAATTGGAATGATTACATTATTTCATGCAATGGTTCAATTGAAACAACAATTAGCCATTCACAATGATGCTGTTGTATATACTTTTCTCCCCCATCTTTTTATCATGGTAATCGTTACTATTATCCTAAATAAATTCTTAAATGATGTAGCTGGTCCATAACTACAACTTGTCTTCATATAATTAACACTGTATAATAGTCTTATTAAAGAGATGATTATATAGTGTTTTTCGTTTCAAAGTACCTTTTTATTACTCGTTGACGTAGTCCTAGTTGAGTATGTAAAATATTTTTGTGAAACGAAAATGTGGAAAAAGCAATCATCGTTAGATGATTTCCTTGTTCGCTTTTAATGGAGAATGCAATGAAACTTACAGAACTTGTAAAACATTATAATAACCTTGTACATATCGTCATTCAACATCTTGGAGATGATATCGAAAAGAAAGAAGATGATGAATTCTATACTTTTACCAATGTACAAAATCAATTATGTTTGCAAAATGAGTATAAAAATCCTTTCATTGTAGGCTGTACTATTATTGATGGACATTTAGTATTGATTTCATCACATGATGTTGCAGTATTCGATGCAGATTATGGTACTAAGATTCGTGCCAATCGTACGTTTGATGTTAATGGCATGCAACATGATAAAGATAAATGTAAAAAATATTTAACTCCAGGTCAAATTTATACTGTTCTTTATGCAGAGGATGGTGGATGGTCTTCTACTGTTCAATTAAAAGAAGTGGATGGTGTGAACTTTAATACTGTCATGTTTAATGAATGTATTATGCATGCGACAGAGTATGGATATGCTTGGAGTCCGACCCTTCTTAAAGGAATGTATTATGATGAAGAGTTTGGGTTTGATGTATACGTTACAAATTTAGATTATGCGGACGTATCAATTATAATGCAGGTTCAACCAGAACGAAAAGAAATTAAGAAAACTAATACTGAAATAGCAAATGAAACTCTTACTCTTGCTAATAATTATAATCATGGTATTTCAGAATTTGTTAGAGAATCTATGAGAATTTGTGCTACGGCACTCCTTGAGAGTAGCAAAAAATGACTAACAAATATGATCCTATAAAAGCACGTGATCGTAGATATAAACATGCTTATGATCATGGAAAACAGTGTGCCGAGAGAGGATATGATCGTAACTCCTTTTATGTAGGAGGTCCAGCAGAAGAATATTGGTATAAAGGATTCGATAGTGTAGCAAAAGACAAAGAGGAACTTAAAAATGATTGATTCTAAACGTACTTGGTCACTTCATGCCTGTTTTTCTCAAGATTCAGAGTTGAAAGAGTATATTGATACTCTAATCGAAAAAGTAATCGATTCCTCCATTAAGGTAGGTGAAGCTCCCCATGAATTTGGTCAAGCAAATGCTAGTTCTGAAGCATTTGTAGACATGGAAAAGAATATTGAAAAACTGAAAGAAGCATTGTGGGGGAATATAGAATAGTATTTGGCCTGACGAAGGTGAAATAGAAGTAAAATGGTACGCTTCTGATTATCGTTATCGTCCAGATATGAGTGATTGGATTAATACTTATATTGTAACCATTGACAATACTCCTGTTGGTTATTGCAATAAAAAAGTTTAAAGGAAATAATAATGTTTGGACTATACGAAATTAGAATTTTATCACATGAACTTGGTTCTAATACATATGAAGAATTAGTTGATTGTGATATTGATAAAGAAAAATTGAGACTTCGTTGCAATCGACATTATAAGAAACATCCAATTCAAACTCGACGTGGAGATGTCGTAATTAAAATTGAGAAAGGTGAGACGACATCAAATTCATGGAGCAATGACGGTGGTGGATGTCTTGCTCGAGGTTATATTGTAATTAAAAAGATGCCTTCGAGGAACAAAAATGAATAAGTTTGAGCAATGACGCATTGGTGTGAATTACCTTCGTGTTGAATAGTATCAAAAATTGTTTCTCTGTATAATAGTCGTATAGAGAGGTAGGAGAGTATTATGGATCTGTCCAAAAGTTCATGGTTGTATAGATATTGTGTAAATAATCATCGTGGCTTTCTCGGAGAGCACCGCAATGTGGATGTATTAGATAATTCTTGTTCTCTGGTAAAAGAATTTATAATTAGTACTTTTTATCATTTTGCACACGGTTTATTAATTATAACAGGTTGCCTTGGACTTATAATGTTGGGTTCAGACATTCTTTTGGTTATTAACACATGGGATGTTAAGGTTCTTTTCAATTTAGAAACAGGTAAAACAATAATGAAATGGGTTTTCGACCCATTCCTAACTGTATTAGTTGCATTGGCTATTCTAGTAAATTGTATAAGTTTAGTAATACTATTGATGGTAACTATAATTGGAATTCCATATTATCTCGTTAACCAACTATTAGATATTATTGGTACAAATAGAATTGTATTGCTTGAAGAGCAAATGTTGCAAGATGAAGAGTTCAAAAAATGGTGTGAAGAATTAGATCTCCCTGTTATGGTGGGATGGTATGAAACATATCTCGCACGTATTAAACCAAGTCGTATTAAATTGCTTTTTGAAAGTTTCAAAGCAACGTTCAAAAAGTATTGTTTTAAAATTAACATAGTGGAGTAATATATGGTACGTAAAATGTGGAATATTATTAAAGAGTTGTATGAAGAAAATAAAGCCTTTGTAGCAGTGTTCTTATTCGGAACACTCTTTGTAAATGTTGTATGGTATTTTATTGGAGACCATTTCAAATCAGTAGGATATACTTACAATGATGCAGAACTAACAGTATATCTTGCTATTCTTGCAATTTTTATTGATAACTTGAGGAATAAAAAGAAAGATGAATAAAGTAGTAGAATATGCACAACGTCATAATTTGCAACAATTAACTTATGGTCTTGGTGTCAATAATTTGTATAAAACAAAAGTAGGTCCAATGACAATTCACCAAATTATGAAAAACGAACAAGTATTAGGAGATAAAAATAGACATGTGGAATCCCGTAAAACCAAGATTCGACAAAGTTAAATGTCAATACGTTTACTATGAATCCATTGAAGATGTTCAGAAACGTGTCGGTATTAATTGGAATGATGAACTACCTCTTGACGAATTAAACCAAAAGGTAAATGATTTCATCACTGCTGTACGTCAAGCATATGAGATGGAATGTGGGGAAGATCTTATTGAATTTACTCACAAGACGAAAATTGAATGCGAACGTTCACATTCTCCATCATTAACTGTAAAGATTCACGCTATTCGTAAGGAAACAGAAGCAGAAAGGAAACTGCGTGTGAGTAGAGATAAGGAAGAAATTAAAACTCGTCTGTTATCGAAGATCAGAATGAATCACGATAAATTGAGAGCGTTGAGAGAAGAAACTGATCAAATGGAACGGAAATTGAGAGAACTTGAGGCAAATGATGAATAAACTAGCTCCCACTTTTAATGCTCTTGATCTAATTGAACCGTTAGGTAATAATGGTTACATTGTAGCAAAATCAGAAATGTCGTTTGCTATGAATGGAGCATTTAAGTATCTCAAATACGATGCAGTTCGTTGTCAACATGTATTTTTAGTTGGTTACGAATCATTGTTAGAAGAAAACACGTATTATGTATCCAAAGTATTTGTTTTCTTAGGACATGAAGGAAAGATTGTTGCAGAGTATGGTGGGATGCCAGTTTGTGAAGGTTCTGAAAAAGAAACATTACATTATATTAAACAAACTAAGAGTAACTAAAATGAAATCACTACTCGTATTTGAAGCACCATATATTTCACCTGCTGATAAAAGACGATATTCTGATTTGAAAGTACTCAAAAGTGCTGCAGGTTGGTATATTGGTACTCTTTATTCTGATGGTAATGGGTTTATTGAACCAGGCAGTCGTGATTCGGAATATTTTGCATCAGAAGAAAGCGCAAATGAAATGTTATCCTTGTGGGAATCCATCTATAATGGTGAGGATGAAGAATGTTCTTTTCTGTATCCTAAGATGAGAGAACATTTTTAAATTTGTTCCGTTACTTAAAATATTGTATAATAGTCGTATTAAGAGGGTAAAATAATGAATTGTCAATCTTGTGATAGTTCACGAGTGGCAGTACTTACTAGTAAAGCAAATGATTGTCATTTTCTGAAACTTGGTAATAAAGAACATGTAGGATATCTTCCACGTGGTCTTGGCATTGGCGGTGGAGATTATGTTGATATCAAGGCTTGCTTGGATTGTGGTCAACTGCAAGGTGAATGGCCGCGTCCTGTAACAGATTTTGAAGATAATGGAGAGGATGAATAATATGTTGTCATTTATTTTCATGTGTATGTTTGCAATAGCAATTGTTTATATTACAATTAAGATTATTAAATGGATTTTTAGTAAAGTTAAAGGATATAGTTCTGGTCAATCATCTTCAAGTGATTCCTTTTGGAGTGATGGATGGGGTGACGGAGGCGGAGGAGATGGCGGAGGCGGTGGTGACTAATCTTTGTTCATGTATCGGTCCCGTAAACAATGAACCTATGTGTCCTTGTAGAATGAGATCTGCAGGACTTCCAACAGAAGGGTTAAAACCATGGACTAAAGAACAAAAAGAAGAACTTAATCGTGTACTCAAACATGTTTTTGGAATTAAAGAAGAGGGACCAACCAATGAAGAGACAATATAAAAAATTAAAATATCCAAATTCTACTTGGTGCTCAACAGCAGAAGAAGTGATTCGTGAAAACGTTCAACATGATGATAGTGGGTATTATCGTAAGGATCGTTGTATTGAAGATCAAATCAAAGAATTGACACGTATCGTTGCTGAAATTGCCGATCGATCAAGCATTGATTTGACAGAATTCACCACAGGATTCATCAAAGTAGACCCACAAGATTAATATGAAGCCATTACTCCATGCAAAAATATCTGCAAACAAGTTCGGTGGTAGCCCCGAAGACTACATCGAAATTCACAATTGGTTTGACTCGACGAAAGCGCATGTTGCTGATGCGCGTCATCGCATTATATTGCATAATGCTTTTGGTATTTTTCTCTGTGAGCAAACTTTTGGGGAAATTGTACGCAAGCACGATGGTTCCTATGTAAGGATGCCATATATCACTAATTCTATTGGTAAGCAAATCAGTGTAAGAGATATTGCTGAACAACATGTCTTAGATGATATGGGTTGTATTCCATCACTATCAGATGTGTTAGATAAAGTAGGAATTATTGATGAGTCAATTGTTGGTGGTATTAAGGCTAAAAAAGCAATTGTTAAAATGAAAATTGATCCAAATAACATGATTATGGTAGACTAAGGAGATTATTATGACTAAGGCATTTGTAGTAGTAGGTATTGATTTTCAATACAATGATGAAGTATATCTTGCCCCTGAAGGAAACGGTGGTACTCCAACTAAGGTCTTTCTTTCAAAAGAAAAAGCAGATGCAGAATGTGCAAAGCTAACTCGTTTCTTCCTAGAAGGTAAAGACGAAAATGGTAAAGATAAAAAATGGTCTATTCGTCTTTGTGAATATGGATATAATCCAGAGGAAGTGTTGAATATCGATTTTGCTAACGACGTTCTTAAAGAAGTCGGTGGATATATTAATGAAGATGAGTGGGAATTTGATGTTGCTCCTTTCATTAAGAAAATGGATAATGATCAATTCAATCGTTTCCTCGGAGCACTTCATTTTGAACCTTATAATGTTATTGAAGTTGATATTGAGATGTAATTATGACTGAGTTACAACAACTAATTAGAGGAATTACTCTAAAGGGAGCATATATTAATTTTGCAACCTATGCAGACGGTCGTCCTTATATTAGTGTAGGTTATGCCAAAAAGAAAATCTATTTTCAAATTCAATTAAAAGATAGATCGTATGAAGACGTTGTAGGAGAAGCGGTATTATTACTACACGAGGAATTGGAGAAGAAAAATGTATTACATCATAAAAATGAAGAATAATACTGGATTTTGCTTGGAATCTCTTGCAGCATCCAGCAATGAAGCATGGGAAAAGTGGAGAGAAGTACTTAAACAAGTTAATTCTAAAGCAGATCCTGATGTAGTTAAAGAGATTCTTGAATGTGCGGAAATTGATATCGAAGTAAGAAACATTGTGGGGTAACTATGCGTGTATTAATTATTTTATGTTCTTTGATTTTAGTATCATGTAGTGATGAACAAGTACCTGAGTCACATATTGAGGAAGTAGGAGTTGCAAAATGATTTATCCTAAATGGTTAAGATTAATGGTATTAGTTGGTACATTAAGTCATTTTATCATGGCGGGAATTGGAATTTATATTAATTCTAATTTAGGTTTTGGATATAATTTTATTTTCGGAGTATTTTGGCTTATTGTATATCTCTACATTAAAACTCCAAGATACTTAGAAGAGAAAGAATGTGACCATACATTCTTTCCTACCAGAGATTTAAATAATAACATCATCGGTCAACAATGTTCTCTCTGTGGACACTTTAATCCAAACGAAGTAGTATTTAAAGGAACTATTTTCGAGAAGAACGGGCCAAATTAAGAATCCAAGATTCGTAAGTATTTTGATTAATAGCATAATACTTATCACAATCAATCATTATTTCATTACCTGATTTGATCGCTTGTTCAAAATTCTGGTTTTCGAGATATTCTACAGGTTTGTGATTAAAATAATAATTTACTAATTCAATGCAATAATTATCAGGATCAATAGCTTCGATTTCTTGTATTTCGTTGTATTGTTCTTCCGATAGTTTCGTGTCAGGAGGAAGCTCTAATAATTGTCTATGAAAATCATTAACTATATTATGATTTAATTTATATTCAAACTCACCAAACAAATCTGATAATTGCGGAGACCAACAATAATCAAAATCCCCTACAGGAAAAATAACGTGATTTGTTCCCGATCCAGCATATTCATTTGCAATGTCAGGATCTCCTGTACAAAATACTGAAATGCTTCTATACGGTTTTCCGAATTTTTCCTTAAAATATTCATTAAATGCATAATGCATACAATCTGTAGAGTCACGTGGTCTTCTATCTTTTCTTACTGTAATTAATCTAGATTGAGCAAGATTACCACTTATTCCACGATATAATGCTAAGTGATTTATAGTCAACGGGTTCATATCCAAATATATCTTACAATCTTGTTTAATACGTTGCAGTAATACATCTGCACGCCCTTCTAACAGTTCTACAACTTTCATATTTGTTCCATTCGTATAAATCAAGTATAATGTATTTATCGTCAAGAGATTATATTAAATGTCAATCGTATGCGCATTTCCTAATTCTTTTTGTGCAACCAAGTTTGAATATTTTGGTGATGAAGAAGGTATGGATTGCTGATATGTTACGGTTAGAATTAATTAGAGAAAAGGTTGAAACAACTTATGTCCCAAGATAATGTAATTAAAGAAGAAGATTGTTGGGTTATCTTTAATACAAATAAAAATCGTGATGGATATTATGTGTATTGGGATCAAAATCAAGAAGAACGTGTAGCTCCTTGGTGGTTACATGGAGTTTACATTGCAAAAGAATTCCTCCATGAAACAAACGATGAAATTAAAACAAATTATTTGTATTCTGATTTCATTCAAGTACAACAATTCTGTAATTACGCAAATGAATATTTTCGTTCACATAAAGTATTGCGTGATTATAATAAGCCTACTAATTTCGAAGACACTCTTCCGAATTGGAATGTAAAACATTTACGAGTAATTATTCAAGAAGTATAATATGAATTTACAACACGGAGATTTTGTATGGTTTACTAAATGTAGATCATTGCCTAATAAACAGCCTGATATCGAATTGTGGGTCGTTTTTGATTTTTCAGAAACACATGTTGACATTTGTCGTCCAGAAGAATTTATAAAGTATCATAAAAAGGAATTGGGTACTGTTACTATCAACGGAAAGCAATTTTACGAAGTTCCATATCATGTTGGAGTACTATATAAAGATGTCGAAAAAGTTCAAAAAGACAAAGCGTCAGTTGAATGAAGAAAGACGTGTGAAACTTGAAACAGAAGCGAAACAACGGAAGCTTGAACAACAGAAGCCTGTTGTTCCTCATGTAAAGAAGCCAAAATTTCAAGAATATGTCCCTCCTCTACCTAAGTTCAATAGACAAGATGAACTTCATATTCCTTCATACAATAATGGTATTATTCCTTCAGGTGCTGTTAATACCCACTCGATAATGGATAATTTAGACAACGAAACAAAAGAAACACAAGAATTAATAATAGCAAAATCAAAACAATTAGCTCCTGCCTATAACAAAGGTCCATATTCTTTGATATTAGAATCAGAAATTATATGTTTAGGGAAAAAATAAAATAGTAAATATAATAAAAATAATTGTTATATGATAACACACATGCACCACATTATCCCTAAACATGCAGGAGGAACAGATGATCCTTCCAATTTAATCGAATTAACAATCGAAGAGCATGCAGAAGCACATAGAATTTTATATGAAACCCACGGAAGATGGCAAGACAAGATGGCATATCTTTGTTTATCTGGTCAAACAGACGTAGGTTTTAAATTAATGATTGAATGTTCGAATAACATATTATCAGAGTTAAGAAAGGATCCAGAATGGATGATATTTTTCAAACAAAAATTAAGAGAGGGTTGGATTAAAAGAAAACAAAAAGGATTATCCTCTCCTTGGAATAAAGGTTTAACTAAACACGAAAATACTATGTTACAACGTTCATCAGAACGTGCAAAAGAAAATATGTCAAAAGGTGTATTAAATAATATTGGTGATGTAATGAGAGGGCAAACATTTAGTGACCAACATAGACAACGATTACGCGATCGTGCATTACAAAGAAAGAAGATAAAATGTTGTTGTGGTAAAGAAGTAGGGCCAGGAATGTATGCAAGGTGGCATAAAAATGTAATTTTGTTTCGAACGACTAAATACTATACCATATAGGACAAACACACATGGACATGGAAAGAATGAAACAAATTGCAGGATTAACAGAAAGTGTAAATCCTATTAGCGATCAATTAGCTGCACAAAAGATTTTTGACAAAATTAAAGGAACTCCGAATCTTAAATTTCATACTGTTGAACAATTAGTACACAGATATATCGGTATGGTTGGTAAGGCTCCGACAGATGTTAAGTATATTGCAACATTAGTATGGGGAATGTTAGAAGATAATCAAATGGTGTAAAAACACCTAATCATATAAAAAGGACTCAGTTGAGTCCTTTTTCTTTTTCAATTATAATTTCTCATATTCTCAGAGAAATTATAATGAACAACGCTGACTTTGACACGTATAACAAGCAAGTTGATGAATTACTTCAAAAATACAATATTTCTAAGTCCAAATTTACTTCTAAACTTGAATCTATAGCATACGAACAAGGACACTATGCTGGGTATAATGAAGTGTTAATGATTCTCGAAGATTTGTTTTATAGATTTCAAGATGAAATTAACTTTTTTGCAGATAAGGAATATTAATCATGTCAGAACACAAAGTACACGAGACACATTGTTGTGTATACCATGGTTGTAAATATGGATCTGACACATGTCCTGTCGTTGAAAAACGATCTATCCAAAAATATAAATGCGAATCTTGTGTTAATGTTGAACAAAATTTGAAGCAATTAAAATCTGATCCTGTCGTAGCCAAATGTTTATCTGATATTAATTGTTTTGTATCAAATCAAGCAGATGATTGGAGAGATGAAGAATATCTGTCTTCAAAAATAGATCAACAGTTAAATGAATTATTACAAGCAATTATCGGAAATTACTGGAGAGGTTGATATGAGTGTAGAAAAAGAATTTCTTTGGTTAACTGCAGGTGAATTAGTCCATCAAGATGGATGGAAGTACACTTTCAAAAGTAATGGGGAAGAAATTAAAGTAACATATTGGGAAGGAGATACTGCTCATTCAACATTTTCTCTTCCCATATACTTTGCATCCTTAATTGCAGATAAAATTAAAACAATTGCTGAAACTTCACAGAGAGTATAATGAACATTAATGCTAATGACGAGGTAGAAATTTGCCTTACTAAAAAAGGTATCAAAATACTTTACCAAAATGGATTATTGTCCAGACAAACAGTCAGAGATGGGAAAACATATTACAATTCTGAGTTGTGGGATATTATGAATATTTTTGGATCTCACCTCGGCAACGGTGCGGAAATTCCTTTCGAAACAACTATGACTATTACACAAAAACGAGGTTAACAATGTCTACCAGATCAACTATTGCAGCAAAAATCGATAATGGATATGTGGCAGTATATTGTCATCATGATGGTTATCCATCATATAATGGTAGAATTCTATTAACTTGTTATAATACACAAGAGAAGATTGAAGAATTGCTTAAGCATGGATTTATGTCAAGTCTTGATGAAACAATTGACAAATGTGAATTTTATCATAATGAATCCCCTTCATATGCTCCCACATATGAACAAGTAGTACGTGGCAATCGTCAAGAATACAATTATCTCTGGGAAAATGGTCAATGGTATGTCGACGGTGAACCACTAACATTAGAAATGTGTGAGAGAAAATAATATGTTTGATCCTGATTCTTATACAAGATGTTTTAACATTTATAATCCAACCCATTTTAAATTGTTCGTAAGAGCAGCAAAAAGAGAATTAGGTACCACTAATTTAGCAGTTAATTATGTATTCATGTTGAAAGATTTTATTGAACGGGATTATGGCCTTAAAGGTCCTTCATGTTATATAGAAGGATATGATTGTAATCGTCCACATAAATTTTTAATGTCTACTTATCAAACTGTGTATTATAAAGTAGGTAATAGATTATTTTCGAAAAAGGTGGATTGTTATAAAGCAGTTGACGGTACTCTTTATGTTCCTACACAAGAGTTATATTCATAATGGCGTACACAACTGGTTGGCTTAAACCGATGAATCCTAATTTTAAATGTAAGCACTGTTCTTCTGATAATTGCAGGTATAGAAAGTGGGAGACTTTTGATGAATCCCATGAGGATTTACATATTAAATGTTTCAATTGTAATAAAGAATGGTGGATTGAAGGGTCAGATTATTAAACAAACAAGGTAAACATAATAAATACTTACAACTTATGTAGGTATTTTTTATGCATTATGATATTATTCAACTCTTAACTGAAGCAGGAGTATTAACTGAAATGTCAGGTGCCGTTCTTCATGTTGTTAAACACATGGGCAAAGGTAATAATGAATCTGATGGAATGATTAGAGTTAGCCAACTATCACCGTTTGATGTTAAAGAAGCATTCATTAAACATGAAGCTCAACAATATATGCGTGATAACAATATTCCAATTCAAGATCGACAGATGTATGAAGAATTAAGACATAAATTTGCAGCTGAGTATGGTAAAGTGCAAATTTCAACTCAAGAACTTCGTTCTAAATATCCAAATATTGTATATCTAATTAAAGGAAAAGATCATACAGTATTATTTTGTGATAAACCACCCCGCTTCACCAAGTAAGTAAAAAGCCTCCTTTACGGAGGCTTTTTTGTCACCGTTGTATTGCTCCCTCATTATACTGTATAATAGACGTATAAAGAGGAGAGTCAAATGCCTAATCATGTAACGCATCGTATTTTTGTTCCTGCTGAATGTGTTAGTATTATTAAACAGTATTTCAATAAGGATAATCAATTTGATGCATCTTTGATTACTCCAATGCCTGAAATTCTTGTTGATACATCTGAAGGTACTGTGTCAGATAGTGCAAAACATATTATGAAGCACAACTCTGCTATCGCAATTGTGAAAAATAACGATATTCCTGTTCATCACCAAATTAAGAATAATTCTAATTCAGCACACATTCTTCGAATGACTCAATCAGAATATGACGAAATCTACAAAATTATTAATGCATATAAAGAAACAGGGTATCATACCTGGTACGAATGGTGTAACAAACATTGGGGCACCAAGTGGGGGTTCTATAACACGGAAATTCAATCCACTGTTTCTATTAAAGAAAACGAACTTTCTAAGGGAATGGAATTCACTTGTCAAACTGCATGGTCAGTCCCTGATCCATTGTTTAAAACTCTTGCGGAGTGTCATCCTGAATTGCAACTTGTGGGAATTTGTTTCGATGAAGGATGGAATTTTGCTGGTGCTTATAAAATTCAAAACGGTCAATATGGATATACTGACGTTGAACCTACTGATGAATTTTATGAAGCTGTATACGGTTATGAACCTTATCGTGAAAAGGACGACGAAGATGAGTGAAGACTCCTATCTTGTGATTAAAGGAGAGAAGTATACGTTAGACAAAATTAATGAGTTGTTTAATGTATATGAAGCCTCTTTTCTTGAAGTTGTTAATGTATTGTCTATACGACAAGACGGAATCAATAAACAACGTGAAGAAGAAGCCAAGAAACAACGTCAGGAGTATGAAATGAAATTCGAACGAGCACAAAAACGTAAAGATGTTCTCGAAGACGCTGTTACAGAAAAATATGGTGAGATTAAGTATGCCTACGAATCATGGTATACTTATGAAGATTCTTTTGACCTTAATAAAGTGTTGGTTCCTGGAACTGCTACATTTACTAATCCACATGCATGGACAGGAAAAGATTCTGAAGAACCAAATTGGGAACGTGAATTTACTAATGCAACCATTGTAGATATTCTTTGGTTGTTTGATGATAGTATTATCAAAACAGGTGACACACATCATGTGTTCCTCGAAGGAATCAGCATTAAAGAGCGAGAAGGAAAAAAATATGTCGACTTTTGTACAGGTAGTTAATATGGAATTTCGTATTAAAACTGTAACTCGTTGTCATGATGGACAATATATTACATCTTATCAACCACAATACAAACGTACTTTTTTCGGTATTGGTTGGTGGTCTCATTATGTAAAGACAACTGCCTATTATGGTGAGATTGATACTGAAATTGCTAGGTTTGATACAAAAGAAGAAGCAGAACAATGTATTTTAGCAATACTCAAACGTGATGAAGAACGAAAAATCGAATTAGTTGATTACATTCCGTTCAATCCTCGAGGAGCAGAATAATGTTTGCAGCAATTTTTAGCGTTTTAATGGTAATGGGATTGGTGTTTTGTATCAACATTTATCTTACAACTAAATCAGTTGCTTTTATTATTGCAGCTGTTGTAATTGGTGTAATTTTACTGTTTTATTGGTTGTTTAAACTTGGCGTGGGTGCTGGGTTTATGGATATTCTTGCTGACATTTTCGATGCATTTAATTAATTATGATTACTGATGAACAAAAACGAATCGTACAAGATATTCTTGACGGTAATACATTTCCGTTAATCCGAGATGACATTTTAGCGATTAAAGAGTATATTAATACTCTCTTAAAAGAAAACGAAGATCATTGGATTGCTCGTAAGCAAAATCTAGAAGATTATCAAAAATTGTATAATCGATGTATGAATGCTGAAAATCAACTTAAAGAGAAACGTAAATGAAACCATACTTACATGCTCATCTAAGTGTTAAAAAATATGGTGGAGTGGAAGAAGATTATCAAGCCATCCACGATTTTATCGATTCAAGTAAACAAACTGTAGCAGATGTTAGACATAGAGCACTATTGCATAGTGCATTTGGCATCTTCTTAGTTGAAAAAGCGTTTGGTACCTTTATTGTTAATAGTAACGGTAAGAAAGTACAAACACGAGATATCGCAGAGGACCATGTTTTAGAAGATCTTGGTTTTATTCCATCAGCGGAGCATTGGCTTCGTAATATGAGAATTGAACCTTGGATGGGTGGTGATAAAAGAGCAAATCCACGTTTATCGAAAAAAATTAAAATTGACTAATAGGAGAAATGAAAAATGTCTGCAAAACTTCAAGAAACTTTAAAAAATATTGAACTTCTTTATAAAGAAGCATCAGAACAGTTCCAATCTGCACTTATGGACGCTCTCGAAGAAGTACGTGAGAAATATCCAAATGTAAAAGCAGTTGCTTGGACTCAATACACTCCATTCTTTAATGACGGTGAAGCTTGTGAATTTGGTGTGGGTGATCCTGAATTCATCATTGACGAAAAATCTGTTGATGAAATTCGTGAGATTTGGAACGAAAATAATGGATATGTTTGTGACGAAGTTGACACATTGGATTGGAAACAAAGTTCTGATCTTCTTAAGCAAAATGAAACTCTCAAGTTAATTTTTGGTTCTGAATCTGGGGAAAAATTGTGTCATGATTGTTTCGGAGATCACACTCGTGTACTCGTGACGATTGAAGATCGTTCTGTATATCTCGAAGAATATGACCATGAATAATCGTTGATTTACTTTTTCAGTTATCGTATAATAATCTCGTTTCTAATTAATAGAGGATAATATGTCATTGAAATTTGACGATGAACCACAAGTAGCAACTACTGTTGCTACTCCAATGCAAGATTTAGTTCTTGCAAAAGATCAGCTCCCAGCTGTCCATCAAGAACAACCTATTCGTGTTGTAGTTGTTACTGATGAGCAGATTGAACGTCTTGGTGATCAACAAGCATCACAATTGTCTGCCTTGTCGCGCCAAATTCTATCACAAGTTCGTGCATCTGATATGGACGACTTTGGCAAGAATTTGAACGATCTCATCGGTACTGCAAAAGGACTTGATCCTAGCAAATACAATCAAAAAGGCATTATTGCATTTATCCGTAATCTATTCGGAAGTGTAAAAGAACAAATGCTTGCTGAATATTCAACTGTTGAATCGAGAATGAATGAACTTGTCAAAGAACTTGACAAAAGTACTGCTCTTCATACCAAAAGAATTACTGATCTTGAAGATATGTATGTAGCAAATATTGCTACTCATAAATCGTTGGAAAAATGTGTCGAAGATGGACAAAATCTTCTTGTCGAACTTAATAAACAACTCGAAGGTGAAAAAGTAGCAACGGATGCATTTGCAGCTCAGCGTCTTGCAGATATTCAAAATCGTATTGATCGTTTGGAAAAACGAATCGATGATCTGCGTCGTTCGATGCTGCTTGCAAAGCAAGCAGCACCAGAAATTCGTCTTCTACAAGATAACGCAAGGACTCTTGCCTCTAAATTCAAAGATGTAAAAACTGTAACTATTCCTGCATGGCAAAATGCATTTGCATTATATCTTGTCGTTCTTGAACAAGGTAAAGGCGCTGCTCTTGCTAATAAAATTCACGATAGTACAGATGAGGCTTTCAAAAAGCAAGCTGATCTGCTTCGTCAAAATACTCAATTAATTGCACACGCGAAGCAACGTTCGGTGGTAAGTATTGATACTCTCGAACACGTTCAGAATCAATTACTTGGTGCATGTGATGATATGAAGAAAATTGCTGACGAAGGCAAACGTTCACGTGCTCAAGCAGAATCGAAACTTGAACAACTCGAACAGCAATTGATCGATAAGTTTATTCCACAAACAAAACAAAACGGAGTGTAAATCATGACTGGTATTAATCTCGAAAAACGTGCCGAAAAAGTTAGCATCATTCTTGCTAAACGTAATGTTACAAAAGTTCCACCTATTCGTGTAGGTCTGGCTCTTGATATCTCTGGTTCTACCCAAGATATGTATCGCCAAGGCATTATGCAAGAAACTGTTGATCGCTTGCTCGCCGTTGCAATGAAGTTTGACGATAATGGTGAACTTGATATGTGGTCTTTCACAGAAGGATTTGATCGTCTCGAAACTGCAAATGCTGCCGATTATGGTGGTTACGTAAAGCGTGCGATTCTCGAAAATCGTAAGATCGAGAAGTGGGGTGGCACCGCATATGCTCCTGTAATGAATGATATGATGAACCATTACTTTAGTCCTGTGGTAACTGAATCTAAAGCAAGTGGACTTGGTGGTCTCTTCGGTAAGAAAGTAACTACGACTGCTGCTGCAAGTACTGCTCCTGCGATGGGCATTATCATTACCGATGGTGCAAACAACGATCGTAGTGCTGCTGCTCGTGTAATGCGTGATGCACAAAAGCAAAATATTTATTGGCAGATGGTTGGCGTGGGTCCGGAGTATTATTTCTCTTTCATTAAAGAGATGGCTGATGAACTTCCAAACGTAGGTTTCATCAATCTTAACAGTCTCCAAATGACTGATGAGCAATTGTATGAACAAGTTGTTGGCGAGGAATTCTGTGAGTGGTTAAAAAAGTTTTGAAGCCACGAGGTCCTAATGGGTATATGATTTGGGGTTAATATGACCCCAACTCTTTTGGAGAAAAATAACAATGGCAATGAACAATACACTTTACATTCCTGAAACGATCGTTGTAGGTTTTCAAAAACGTACAGATACATTTACAGGAAAGTTAGCTTATGTAATTTACAAAGACCATACAGGAAAATTACGTAAGGAAGCTTCATGGCAATCATGGAGAGATAAAAATATTCAAACACTCGAAATCCCTAATACTCCAAATAACGGATTCACCTTCAATAAAGGTGTTCAACGACATGGATATTGGGGATCAGGTCGTTCTGTAGTTCGTGTGTGGGATCCAAGAGATTTTGAATTCGAAATTTCTGTATCTAACTTAATTGGTATTTTGATGCATGCTGATGTGTCAAAACGAGATATCACAGAACCTTGTGTTTATGCATGGAGTGGTACAGAATTAATTCTGTTACCAACAAACAGCCAAGAATATCAAGAGTCTGTAAAACATACTGCTAAACAAAGTGTTAAATTCTCCACTAAAGATCTCAAAGTTGGATATACATATGGCATTAAATCTGACAGTACTACTCGTGTAGTATATCTTGGTCATTTCGATCGATATGCATATGAAGGTATTGTGGATGAAAAGGATACAAGAGGACATTATAGACAAAATAAGAAATATTATGGTGATCATGGATGGAAGCATGTAAAGAAATCAAAACAGCATGTATTCATTGATGAACAACATCACATCGTACATGCAAGAAGTCCTAATGCATTTATTTCAGGTCCTTTGACAGACGAAGTGCATCCTCAATTTGCAAAATTAATGGACATTTACTATTCTGATTCACATGCACACGAAACACAACCCGTGATCGATATGACATTAGGTAAAACGAATCAACGATTCGGTAATTGGAATAATAGAGCAGTATTTTGGTATAAAGTAAACGACACAGAATATGTTCAAATGCAAATACAAGGTACGTGGAATCATTATCAAAAAGGAAATAAGTTTGTATTTAATAGCGTTGCTCCAATAAGATTTGCTCGTTTTGACAAAGAAACGACAACGTTACATTTATCGTCACAAAGTACATATTATAATAATTACACACAGTATAATCCAACTTCGTTAACTGATGCTCATCCTGTGGTCAAAGAACTAAAAACGAACATTTATAACATTATAACAAAACTTAATGATGAAGGAAATTGCAAACGACTTAACGATGCAATGGACGAAATTAAACAACAATATGAAATTGGTGATTTACGATTCGTTTTAGCAAACGGAAAAATTGATCGAACAAAAGATTTAAACTATTAAGGAGAAAAATTATGAGTAATATCGACGCAACAATTCAACTACTTTTTACAAAATTAGATGAACGCAAGAAAAAAGTTGCTGCTCTTGAAGCAGAAATCGGAAAATCATGGAAGACAAATGGCACTTTCAGAATGTTAGGAGCAGCTACAACTACTAATATTCAAACTTCTTCAGCAGACACTATTGAGGAATGTGCCATTCAACTTTGTGTAATTACACAAGCTCAAGAATCTGCTTCTGATATGTTAGGAAGAAAGATTACAGCTAAGGTTTGTGGTTATAATGTAAATGATTGGGTAAATGATTTCAAGAAGCGTCTTGCTACTATTGAAGTACGTGAGGAGAAAAAGCAACTTGAAGAACTCGAAGCACGTCTCAATCAAGTTCTTTCACCAGAAGAACGTCGTCGTATCGAAGTGGAACTCTTAACCAAAGCTTTGGGGTAATTTTATGGCTGCGGAAATTAAATTAGAATTTTTGAAAGACAATTCTGTCGTATATTACGATGTAGCTGCTTTTTATAAGTTAAGAACCATGTTTAAAGAGGTGGTGGATAAGGCTGCCCCTCTTTATCCTGAAATTAAACAAAGAATGAACAATGCTGAAGAGGAAGCCGAAAAACTAAGACAAACTCAGTGGGAAAAAGAGAATGCAGCTTATAATGCTGCACTTGAAGCATTTAATAATCGAAATTGGATGTGGAAATGGTTTAATAAAAACAAAATTCCAAAGAAAAGTGATTATGTGGTTACCTCGACAGGATATTGGGGCAAAGATAAGTTTTACAAGCATCCTGTACTTACTGAACAAGAAAAATGGATTTGGTGTCATTTTGTTGAAATTAACGAGAAATATATCTATATTGCAAAACATGAATACAATCCATCATTCTTTAGGTTCCATGACAATTATAACTATATTACTAAATGTTTAACTTTTTTATCTTTGGTAAACAATAATGACAAAAATTGAAGACTTAATCGAAGCAATTAAACAATTAGAAGTGAAGTATGAAATAAGATACATTCATGAAGACTGGTGTGAAGTAGACGAAGCAACATTTAATAATCATAGAAATAAACAAAATGGTGTAATTGGATTGAGAAAAATTATTGTTTTAGAAGAAATTTGATTTCACATTTGACATATCGTATAATGATCTCGCTTTCTTAATTAATAGGAGTGTGAAATGTTGAAATATTACAACTGGTCAATTGTATTTGCAGTTATTGCGGTCATTCTTGGCTACGTAATCGCTGGTCCTGCTGGTGCTGGTATTGTATTAATCTTGAGTGTCCTTGAAACAAGTTTGAGTTTTGATAATGCTGTTGTAAATGCTAAAGTCCTCCAAAATTGGGATCATGTCTGGCGAGAACGATTCTTAATGTGGGGTATTCTAATCGCAGTATTTGGAATGCGACTTGTATTTCCACTTGCTGTAGTTGGAGTTGCAACCGCCATGGGTCCTATCGAAGTTCTTAACATGGCTTTGTATGATCCTGATACTTATGCATCCACTCTAACTAATGTCCATTATGAAATTGCAGCGTTTGGTGGTGCATTCTTAATGATGGTATTCCTCAAATTCTTTCTCGATCAAGAAAAGGATGAACATTGGGTACATTTTATCGAAGAACCATTATCAAAAGTTGGTAAACTTGATATGATCGAAACTGCTATTACAATGGCTATTATCATCGGAATTAGTTATCAATTGGACGCTGTAAAACAAATTGGGTTCATTGTTGCGGGTATTGCTGGTCTTATCACTTACATTCTTGCTGATGCTGCAGGCTCAATCGCAGGTGGTGAAGAAGAAGGTGGTGAGAAAATCATCAAAGCTGGTATTGGCGGATTTATGTATCTTGAATTGTTGGATGCCTCCTTCTCGTTCGATGGTGTCGTAGGAGCGTTCGCATTGTCGCATAACATCTTCATTATTATGCTTGGTTTGGGTGTAGGTGCAATGTTTGTTCGATCAATGACGATTCATCTTGTCGAAAAAGGTACATTGAAACAACTCAAATATCTCGAACATAGTGCATTTTGGGCAATCGGAGCACTTGCATTTATCATGCTTTATAGTGCAATCGCACATGTACCTGAAATGTTCACTGGATTGATTGGTGCAGCATTGATTAGTCTGGGTGTATATTCATCACTCAACGCCGATAAACTTGAACAATAATATGTCTAATGAAGAAAGCCAGGCTTAACACCTGGCTTTTTTGTTCCATTATTCAAAATGTGAGATAATATAAACTCATAAAGAGGTTAATCATGTCAAGAATTAAACACATTTCGTTCGACGTATGGAATACGTTACTAATTCCCAACCCCTCGTTTGCAACTGATCGCACTGATATTATTAGTGAATTTGTTAACGAAGATGAATCAGTAAACGCGTTTACGATTGGTGATGTTGAATCTCGGTATACTAGACTTAAAAAGAAATTAGATGAAGATGCTATCCAAGGTATCAAACCCAAAGCAACAGTATATAATTGGTTAGATCTTCTTAAAGAATTCCGAGATGGATATTATTTCGTATACGATGACGCTGAAGAATTAAAGAACGAAGTTGAAAAATCGTTCCTTCAGTATCCTCCTACTATTCTTGACAGTACAAAACAACTACTTAAAGTGTTGCGAACAAATGGTTATACGGTAAGTATTGGTAGCAATACGAATTTTATTTCAGGCAAAATATTACATCCATATATTCAAGAACAAACAGATTACATTTTTGAATATGCTTTGTTTTCTGGTCTTATTGGATATTCAAAACCTGATAGACAATTTTTCGAACAAGTTCATTATTGGGCTACTAAAGAATGTAATCCGAATATCAAATACAACGAAATTCTACATGTTGGCGATCATCCTATTTGTGACATAGTAGGTGCTAGTACTGTTGGTATGAGAACGATGTTGAGTGCATCCCCAAAATCGCTGTATAATGACGTTATCAATTTTATGAGAGAGGAAAATGAAAAGTAATCATACTCGTCACTATGTTCATCGTTTTGATAATTTGAACGATGCTCCTTTTGCTCCGACCCAATATTCTCGTTTGAAGTTTGGGTCAGTACAAGCTGCAAAATCAATGGGTATTGCTCTAGCAAATGATTTTTTTCAAGTACATGCTGCCAAATTGATTTCTAATCGTTGTGTAATTATTCCGTCACCATATAATTATGTTCCAAATGCTGCTACAATGCTAACGAAACATTTTATCGATAGGTTGAATTATTTGTTGGTAATGGCCAGAGGAGAACCAGTTGAATATACACTGATTCATCGTAAGGTTAGTTATACCAACGATTATGGATTTCTCTCGAAAGAGAAACGTAAACAATTAATTGATAATGATCAATTCTTTTTTAACCGTGAATTTATTAAGGGTAAATTACTTATCTTTATTGATGATGTCCATATTACTGGTACTCATGAGCAAAAATTGATCGAAATTATGGACAAAGATGGAATTACCAATGAAAGCATTTTCTTGTATTTTGCAAGATATTATGGGAACGATCCTGCAGTAGAAGCAGCCATTAACTTTGCTGCTATTCCAAAATTTGAAGATTATATTGAACTCGTCAATACTGAAGAGTGTAAGGTTATTGTTCGTCCTATTAAGTATATCTTGTCACAACCATCAGCTGTGATTAAGGCTACTATTAGGGATTTTCCAAAATCATTTGTTGATGATTTAGTTAGTGGTTGCATGGCAGAAGGATATTTTAAGATTCCTAAATTCCAAAGTAACTTTAACATCATCGTTGACGAACACGTACGTCGTAATGTATAATATTTAAACATCATAAGAGGATATTAAAATGACTATTAATCTTGAAAAAGGTAGCAGAGTGAACCTGTCCAAAGAATCTTCTGCTTCCCTCAAACGAATTCGTGCAGGACTGGGTTGGGATGCAAACAAATTCAATACAGGTAGTGCATATGATCTTGATGTGTCATGCTTTGTATGTAATGACAATGGTGGAAATCCAAAATTAATTGACAATAGTTACTTTGTGTTTTATAACAATAAAGTAACTCCCGATGGTGCCGTTACTCACACTGGGGATGAATTGACTGGTGATACTGCTGGTGATGATGAGTCAATCATTATCGATCTTACCAAACTCAATAAAGCCGCAAATGAAATTTCATTTGTTGTTACGATCCACGATGCTGTTAATCGTAAGCAAAACTTTGGTCAAGTATCAAATAGTTACATCAAACTGTATAATGATGAAACTGGTGAAGAAATTGCAAAATATAGTCTCGAAGATGACTTCTCTGTCGAAACTGCTGTTCAGTTCGGTAGTGTGTATTTGAAAGATGGTTCTTGGATGTTCAAGGCAGTAGGTGCTGGTTATAAGCGTGGTCTTGTTGATTTTGTGAAAGCATATGGTGGTTCAGTTTAATTGCTACCAGGGTTATTGAAATGTAATCTTCAACAGGAAGAACCCACAGTTCTTCCTGTTGTCGCTTCAACTTTGTATGGATATAAATTTCTTATGGTTAAACCATTAGACTTTTCAACTGTTGATACTCCAAAACAAGAAGAGAAGAAATCTTCTGGTCCTAAACCGTTGTCATTTGACAATCAACCAATAATTAAGCAAGAGAAAAAAGAAGAAGTAAAATCTTTTGCTATACAATTCGATGATTCTACCCCCATCTCTACCCCAACAAAAAAGAATGCTCAACCAAAATCATTATTTGCTCAAGCTAATTCCCCATTATTGGAATTATCTTTACAAAAAATTGAACAAATGACTATTGATCAAAACTTAAAAGACAAATTAACCAGACAAGTACGCCAACTAGTTGATCTTGATGTTGATCAAATCATGAAGTGGGGAGCTCCAGCTGTCGAAGATTCTGTGGATGGAACCAAAATGGTTACACAACTCACTAGAACCACTGCTTCATTAAATGTAACAGAAACATTGGAAGAGGTGAACAAAGCAGTTGACGGAAAAACTACTATTAAAGAACTGTTTTCATCTAAGAACATTTCGATTAAGAGTATGATAGATCGTTTAAATGATTTAGAAAAAAAACTCAAAGGTGTTATTGATACAAAACACATTGAAAAGAATTTACTTGAGAGTAATGAACGGTTAAACTGCTTTATAACTGCGTTGAAAATCACGGAAGAATCTGCAAAAACCTTAGGTAATTATGATTCCATCGAAGATATAATGTATAATAGACGTGTATTATTAACTCAAGCATCACAACAAAACGAATTGTCGAGATTGCAATATACACAAACGATGGATATGATTCGAAATCATCTTTTAAAGATTGAGCAATTAGTTATGATTACTATTCCTGCTTTTGAAGCAGCACAAGCCAGCAGAGGAAAATAATGTTTCGTAATACTTTAGTTACCAGGCCTGATTCATGGTTTAATATCAACAAACGTTCCTTTTGGAAGAAAGAACGTGGCGTAATTCGTAAAGAATTAAGAAAGGAAAATATCGAGCACGAAGTCGTGCCAGATATTCCTCCTGATTATGAAGCAACAATTCCGTTCGTCGAAATAGAAAACGCACTGTATGTAGCAAAAAGTTATTGGAATTATGATGGAGAAAATATATTAGGTATTTTTTCCACATATGAAGCTGCAGCAAAAAAATGCGATGAGAATTTAAAACATCTGCTTGAAATTAATGGTTGGTTTCCAGATGGCTATTACATAGCACAATTTGTTTTAGATAAGCCTGAATATCGAACATATCATGATCACAAACCATATAGAGATTTTTATGAGGAAAAATAATTATGTTAATTGAATTGAATGACGAAGAAGTAGCACTAGTGTTAGAATCTATGGACTCTTTCATCGAAGCAGATAAAGACTATTTTGATCCGAGAAACCATTATCGTGTCAAAAGTGAGGAAGAAGATGCAGCCATTAGACGCGATATAGCCATTCGTGAACGAGTGGTCAATCGCATAAGAGAGAAAATGAATCCAAAGGACTATTTAAAATAAATACATAAAAAGTTGCACTTTATGTTATTATCTGAAATCGTCACGCTACCTGATGCCCTTCAAGTAGCAAAGACAGGCATTAAACGATCTGGCACATTACTTGATTCTGGTCAGCAATATACTATTGTGGGCACTGGGTATGAATCTATTGTATTCAAACAACAAGATTCGCCAGATGTTATCAAGATTTTAACAGCAAAGAAAGACAAAGTAAATCCATATGTAATGTATATCAAATTGATTGAAAAGTACGGAAAAGACAATCCATTCTTTCCGAAAATTTCACAAATTCAATCTATTACACCATCTAAAGAAGATCTCCAAGATCTCTTCTCTAAAACACAAGAACAAAAATATAATGCAAAAGAGCCACTTATGTTTTATGCTTTTCAGATGGAACACTTAACGGAATTAATGTCTCTTGGATCGACCTCTTGTAAACAATTAGTTGAAACCCTATTTACTGAACAAGTGACAAGAGAGTTAAAACCAAATTTTAATGCTATTAATTTAATTACAACTTTGACAGAAGCAGCTATTGAAGGTCCAAATCCTTTTTTCGATAGCTGGAAAGATTCAAAAAACATTTCGCAAGCAAGAAATATTATACAATACATATCACAAAAGACACAAACACCTACAGATCTCCATTCACAAAATTTAATGGCGAGAAAAACAGCTGATGGCTATCAATTGGTTATTATTGATCCATTATATGCTGTAACTCTGTAACAATATTGTTCCATAATTGATTATATTGTATAATGAATTTTAAATCAGAGAAATCTCGTTATGCATATTACTGGAGCAATCAAAGATTATTATGACTCTGCTATGAGTCTTGGTATTGATAAAGAATTGATCTTTGTCAGAAATTCCTCCATTCATCATTTCGATGGTGATAATGCAGATCTCTACAACATATATAAGAATTACCTTTGCGTTCCCACAACTTCGACGTGGCGCAAAGGTGGTAGATATAAACCAAATTTTAAACTCGATCGTCATTGGATGATTGGGGGTAAATCTTGTAACTCTTACGATAATATTGATTTTGACCCTTTTGTTATTTTCTTTTGCGGAAAAGTATATCGTGGTGTTAAAGTCTTCTTTACCTACTCTCATAAAAAACAACATGAGTTTAAAGCTCCACACCACGTTTATGTGTATACTAAACAACATGCTGAGGCTCTTCTTACTACGCACACGGAAGAAATTGAGGATTACAATTACAATAAGCGAAATACATTTGAACAAGAAACCATTTCTAAGATTGCTAACTATGTTTCCATTAATGGTGAATTTAATGATGAAGTAGCAGAATATATGTACAATCACAAAATTGCATATTTTCTTATGTCATCAAATGAAAAGGAATATTCCAGTTATCTTACTGGAACAGTTGAGTTTCATCCCCTTCTTAAGAATCTTCAATTTGTCAAAATTGTAGACCCTTATACTGCGTTTCAAGAAATTTCCATGTTTGTAGGAAATACACCAAGAGACCCTAATATGATGGTAGTTCTTACTGATAAAGAAGAACTTATCAAGAAAGGGTTTGATAACATGTCATTTAAAAAAGAACCAACTAAGAAAAATAAAAGAGGTAAATAATATGCGCAAGCGCAGAGGAATTATGCAATACACTGTTGACACGACGGTCGATGTTGATGTATATGTTGATGATATGATTGATTTCTTGGAAGAAGAAGGATATACTGTATTAGAGGAAGAAGAGGCAAGACGAGTGTTAGGGCCTTCGGGAGATGATGATTTTAAGTTATTAATTAGAGAAATGTTCGAAACATATCGTAGCACAAAACAAGTAACAGATCAACAATTAGTAGTACTATTTGATAAGATGTTAGGGAGAATTGTGTGAAAAAAATTTTAGTAATTGATGATATTCGTACATTGGATATCTTCACCGCAAAAATTACTTATGCCCGTACTGGTGAAGAAGGACTTAACGAACTTCGTAAAGGTGGTTATGATGAACTACATCTGGACCATGATCTTGGAATGAAAATTAAAGAAATTACTAAAGAAGGTATCGCAATTGCATCAGAAGAGGAAGCAATGAACGGATGTCAAGTATTATTACATGCGTTGGTCGAAGGAATTGAAATTCCCCCAACAGTAAGGATTATATCAAGCAATCCTGTCGGGGTTGAAAATATTAAAGCATGTTTGATTAATGATTTTGGTTATAAGTCTGTTGGTTTTACAGGCAGGATGTTTATAAAGGCATAATATGAAAAAAGTAAAGAATTTTATTACATTTGCAAATTTCGAAGAAAAGTATATCGTAAGAACTTCATCTGGTGAACCCGTTACTGTGGTGAATCCAGAGTTAGTTAAACAACAAAATATAAGTGACGACGAATTAGCATTACTCAAAGAATCTCATGCTTTGCTGTACGAGATTTACTCTGACATGGCTCGAACAGATGATAAGACCACTTTACGTGCATTAGCATCAAAATGCACCGAAATTGAGTTTATTCAACAACGCTTGTGGCACTTTGATGAAGATGCTACTTTTCATAATTGGTATAAAGTACCAAATTGTACTTGTCCTATGTTGGATAATATGGAACGTCGAGGCACACCATATCAAATTATAAATCACAATTGCATTATACACGGAGATTAACTATGGGCGCAGGACCTTTTTCTGGAAGGAAGAGTTGTAGTACTTTTGATACATCACAACCTATTAAAGATATAAATCCAAAAGCAGATAATTACAAGATTTTGCACTCTGTGTGCGTAAACGGTAATTTGGTACTAGAACTAGAATATCCAGATTGCACAAACTTCGAAGGTCGTAAGATTTTAGTGTACAAAAAAACAACCTTTCTCGAATTGATGCAAACTAATAAAGGTTTGTTAGACCCTCATTTTCACAATGAACATAAAACAAAGGCCAAGTCTCCGTTTGCGAGATTTGTTCCTACTGCCGAAGGATGGCAACTTGCCCTTGCGTTTGCAAAACTTTTATAAATTGTGTGAGTTGATTCCTAACAATATATACTTTATAATGTTACAGATCTTGGAGTTAATGTTATGACATGTGTGGTTGGACTAGAACATCATGGTCGAGTGTTTATGGGTGGTGATCGTTGTAGTTCTAACGATGTAACGAAGACCAAAACTGCCAAGCCAAAGATTTTCAAAAAAGGACCTTTTTTGATAGGGTTCTCAGGTTCGTTTAGATATGCAGATATCATTCAATATAATGTTGAGTTTCCGAAGAAATCCAAAAAGATGAGCGAAGAAGAGTATTTGTTTACTGTTATAGTAGAACAAATACGCGAAACATTATCTGACAAAGGAATGAATTTAGATGAGGATAAGTTTACTGATAACGCATTGATTGCATATAAAGGTAAACTGTATGAATTACAATGTGATTTATCATTAGTACGCAATGTACATGGTTTTAATGCTATTGGCAACGGCAAAGAAGTTGCATTAGGTAGTTTCTATTCAACAATCCATTTGCCACCTGAAGAACGTGTCGAAATGGCCTTGCGAGCTGCTGCTGAATTTAGTCAAGGGGTAAGTGAACCATTTGACATACTTGTTTCAAAATAAACATTATCGTATAATAGTCAGATTAAGAGATATATGTTATGACTCGTCTCGTTAAAATGAAACTAGATGAAATATGTTCAATTGAACAAGTATCTAATGATCAAAAATATAAGACCACCATCGCTCGATTGTTACCCAACAACGATTGGATTAAAGAATGTTATTGTAGAAAGTGCAATACACATGCGACACATTGGGTAGTAGGGAAGGCACGAGGAGGGCACGGTATTGAATATTCTTATTGCTTTGCTTATTTTAAAGATGATCAACCAATAGTATTAACTTTCGATCACATATGGCCACGATCATTAGGTGGAAGAGATGCTGCTACTAATGGTCAGATTTTATGTGAATTATGTAACACACAGAAAGAGAACAATGTAGACGAAGAATTGTTAATGTCAATCATTAACAACATATCTCAACATATCTCCGAAGCCAGACAAACAACATTTTTAAATTATGTGAAAAATAAGTTTCCACATATACATTCAAATTTAACAACCATAGGGTAAAAATAAATGAATACTATTAATGGGGATATTCTTTCTCTTAAACGAGGAATTATTGTCCAAGGATGTAATTCACTTGGAGTTCAAGGATCAGGGATTGCTTTACAAATTAAACAAAAATATCCACAAGTATATGTTAACTATCGTTTTGTTTTTGATCAGCAAGGAAGTAGATTATTTCTTGGACAAATTATTCCTGTGAAAATTTCTGATCAATTGTGGATTGTAAATGGCATTACTCAAGAAAAATATGGTCGTGATGGTAAGAAATATGTAGATTATGATGCTATCGAAACAGTATTTAAACAAGTTCGTTTGATGGCAGTATCTTTGCAATTACCTGTTCATTATCCAATGATTGGATGTGGTTTAGGCGGAGGACATTGGACTATCGTTGAACCTATCATTTCTGCTCAATTAATTGACATTGAACATCATTTATGGAAACAGTAAATCCAAATGATAATTTAAATCAATTGCTTAAGAAGCATAAAGCTCATCTTGAGCAATTGAAAAAAATTCGTGAAGAGTTTAAACGCTTGAAATCCAAATAGACTTCGTTTATAATATTCTCACTTCGATAGTGAAGTATTAACAAATGGAGAATATAATGATTGATTTTGACCAAACATCATGCAAACAGAAATGGAGTTTTTACATGAACGGTTAAACAGATTGTATGAAAGTTTACAATCTCAATTACGGTCACAATACCAATACGCTATGGCTATGGATAAAACTGTAAAAGAAATGGTGATGTATTGGAAACATTCAATAAAGAGAATTAACGAAAATGTTTAAACTAAAAGAAAAAAGCAAAGCGTACGAAGGAAGTTTGTTTGCTATCAGTATTAGCAATGATTGGGAAACTCCAGAATTACCATATAATATGTATAATTTACGGTTAGGCAAATACTCCTGGTGGTGGATAGGTCCTAAAATTGTATCTCCGAGAAAAGAATGGAGAGATACTTCACAATATAGTTGGAGTAATAAAGAAGGTGGTTATTGGAATTATATTCGTAAACAATATGGAATTTCCATTAACAAAAACGATATTCATACGTACTATGGGATTCAACCAATGCAATGGATTAGCAACGATCCTTACAATTCTGATCATAGTAAAGTATACAATTATTTTTGGAATTTTCAACAAGTAAGACACGATGCTTTATATCTCGATGGAAAATATTTGTGCCCTGATCGTCATCGTTCTAAATGGCAACAGTTGTATTTTCCATGGCAAAATAAAACAGGGGTTGTAAAAGGAAAAGAAAGAGAGAAATTATTCCTCAAATATAATGATTGGTTTATCCTTCCAAAATCAGATGACTATGCAAATAATTATAATGAACGTAAAAACGGCACTTATGATAATTGGTCATCAACAAGCGTCGATCCTTGCTCCATTTATAAGTATTGCGAATATAAAGATCCATACGATAACTCGATTACTTTAGCACGTTTAAACGTAGAGGAACGTGAGTGGATTAGAGGAAAATGGGCTTGGTTAAGAGCATTTTTCAAATATATTCCTGGTGGAAGAAAAATCAAGAGATATCTCGAGATTGAATTCAAAGATGAAGTCGGTCCTCGAAAAGGATCTTATAAAGGAGGAGTTTTAGGTTGTGCTGAAGAATTTCTTCCTAACGAAACAACAGCGCAATGTTGGAAAAGATTTTGTAAAGAAAGGAGATTCACATGACAGATACTGATAAGGAAGAACTTAAAAAAGAAATTATGAAAGAAATTATAGAAGGATTGAGAATTTCAATTAATGATGAATGGGATTGGGATAATAAGTATCATGTTGTGACACTGTATTATCATGGTGAGGAAATTTCAAGAGATTCTATTTGTATAAACTAACATGCTTGTGTAATTCAATGGTAGAAAAACGATCCCTAAAATCGTTAGTTGTGGGTTCGATTCCCTCCACGAGCACCAAATAAGAGGTAACAATGAAATACTTATTTTCAACACTATGTCTAATAAGCAGTACAGCTATTGCTGATACATTAGTTGTAATGACTGATATTGGAAACGGGTCATCTTCCTTTAGTGTCGAAGTACATAATTTTGATACTTGTATTAGTACTGCGACAAAAATATACACATATGAGAAAAATAATATGCACGGTTATTGCATCTCGAGAGATGGTACTATTATTAAACCTTTCTTTTGTACTGCAGAACGAATAGGTAGTGTATTAGATAGAAATTTCAAATTTAATTGTAGGTGATTAATATGGCAACTAAAAAGAAAGTATATGTTATTGGTGGTGGAACTTTTTCTTATGTTCGTGCTCATCTTGCCTTAGCAGCACCAGCATTTGGCGAAACAGCGAAACAGATAGCAATGTTATGTAGAGATAGATTCACTAATATGGACACTGAATTGGTTCTAACTAAAATGGCTGATCCAAATTCATCTATTGTAACTACTGATGATCTAAACGACAAAATAACAGAAATTATCAATAACAATGAAACTAAAGTAGTGTTTTTTAATGCTGCAGTGTGTGATTTTGATGGATCCATTGACAACGTTTCAGGAAAATATGCTGATCGTCTTCAAACGAAAAACGGACAACAACAAATTGATATTGTTCCAGCTGAAAAAATTGTTAAACGTATTCGTGCAAAACGTAAAGATATTTTCTTAGTAGCATTTAAAACAACATGCGATGCATCTCCTGCAGAACAATATAAACAAGGTCTCAATTTACTCAAAAAAGCATCTGTCAATTTAGTATTAGCAAATGACATCAAAACACGCAATAATATTATTATAACCCCTGAAGAAGGTGCTTACTATGCCAAATCAGATCCTACTAATCGTGTTGAGACACTACGTGAATTGGTAGAAATTGCATGGCACAGAACCCATCTGTCATTTACTCGTTCAACAGTAGTTGCTGGTACTCCTGTTACATGGAATGATGCTGCAGTATATCCTGCTTTACGTAATGTTGTTAATTGGTGCATTGAGCAAGGAGCATATAAAAAGTTTAATGGTGTCACAACAGGACATTTCGCTGCTAAATTGAGCGATAATGAATTCTTAACATCCATTAGAAAAACTAATTTTAACGACATTGATAAAAATGGAATGGTGTATGTAAAAACTGATGGAGAAGATAACGTAATCTCAATAGGTGCAAAACCATCAGTTGGTGGTCAAAGCCAAAGAATCATCTTCAACACATTTAAAGATACTGACTGCATTGTCCATTTTCATTGTCCATTAAAAGAAAATCCAAAACACAGTATTCCAGTAGTATCACAACGTGAATACGAATGCGGTAGTCACGAATGTGGACAAAACACAGCAGATGGATTGCAATATTTTGATGGTATCTATGCTGTTATGTTAGATAAACATGGTCCTAATATTGTTTTTCATCATAGTATCAATCCAAATAAAGTAAAGCAATTTATTGCTGATAATTTTGATTTAACTAAATCCACTTCAGGTTTCGAACAAGTATATTTGGATATCGCATAATGCGTCACGGATTTTGTAAATTAGATGATAATGATAATATCATTTGTGTGTTTAATACAGGCGATCCTAAAGTTGCGTTAACTGCACCAAACATTCAACATTTAAAAGATAAACCATTGTATGAATTAGTTGCAATGTTAAAAGCAGAAGAAAGATTTGCATGTTATACTGTACATGTAATAGGAGAGTATCATGGCTTTTTGCATCATGATCTTGACACAGCAAGAAATCAGTGTGTAGAATTTTCTGAACGATTCGGACAAGATTTTGCTGTTACGTTTTTAACAGTAGGAAATATAGTAAATACAAAATAAACACTTACAACTAAGGAGAAACAATCATGAAAAAATAGATTCAAAAATCCACACTACGTTTATTCCGTTGGGGCGAAGATACCTACGGAACTGGTTACCGCATCTTCACATTAGCTTTTTCCCGCACTTTTAAATTCGATTGTTACTTGTTTCATTATAAACAAGGTTCTTATATCCCAAAACACAAAGATCCATCCAATGGTGATCGGCTCTATAGATTCAATATTGAATTATGGAAAGCTGATAAAGGAGGACAATTTGTATGTCAAAAAATGATATGGCAATGGAGAAATAGAATGTATCTATTTCGTGCTGACAACTCTTATCACTATGTTACTCCTATCGAACAAGGCTCAAGATGGGTATTATCTTTCGGAAAAAAATTAAAGGAGAAGAAAAATGACAAATAAAAAATATATGTTAGATCCATCAAAAGCATTTTATGAAATTGCTTTTGATAGTTTGGGAGTATATCCAGAATATATTATCAAAGAAGGAGTTAAATCAGAACGTACTAAATGGCAAGAAGGATGGAATGCTTTCGGAACACAATTTTTAGATCGTGTGGATACATTTATGAGTTGGTTTGAAACATTAACAGAGACACAACAAGATGCATTCATGAATTTACATAATATTGAAAATATTATATGGATGAAAGAATTAATTGATTGTTCTGTACAAGTATATTTAAATGCCAACGATGTGTTTTATTATGCTTGTGGAGATGTTGAGGAAATTTATCCTGAACAATTTGAACAAGTATTGTATATGTATAATACATATGGTCATTCTGGTGTAATTGCATGGATGGCAAAACAACGAAATTCTGAACCAATTAAACCTTGGTTATCAGAAGACTATTATAAAGCATATGATTATTTAAATAACAATTGATCCTAAACTAAACCTCATGTATAATTAAAAATATTTGAGGTTTAATTTAATGAAATTACATATTAGTACCACTGTAGAAGTTCCTGATTATTTGTTATCAAAAGGCAATGAAGAAGAATCTGCAAAAATCTTAATAAGAGAAGCATTTATTGATTTTATTACTCTTCATCATAAATTGGAAAGTGATCATTGGAAAAGAGTGAGAGATTATACAGACGATGAATTTAAAAGAGCAATATATTCTAAATTAATCGAACATCATTTATGGTGGGAGTTTGTGTCGAAAAACACATCATGGGATATGTCTGTTAATTCTGAAGATAATAAAGAATCAATTACTTTAATTAAACAATTAATCAGAGAAGTCGAAAAACATCAATGCGCTCATGAAGAAACTATTCGTGGCGGTTCGATTTGGACAATTTGCACTCAATGTGATAGAAAATGGGCAGATGATGAAGGTGGCTTTCAGCCAGATCCTGAGAATAAAGTACTAAAACAAGCATATAAATTTTTAGATAAGCATGATATTCACAAGTAATTATGCAAGAGACGGTAATGATCCTAATGCGATTGCCATCTCTGTAAAACCACCCTCTTACTATAAGGGGAAAATATATCTACCATTAGCTCCAACGTGGGAGTTAGTGCATCAGAGTAAAAAAGGATTAATAACACACAAACAATATACAGAACAATACCTCCAATTATTGAAACAACGCAATGTTGATCCGTTTAAGGTATTAGAAGACATTGGAGAAAATGCAATTTTATTGTGTTACGAGCCTCCGGGACAACATTGTCATAGACACATTGCAGCGAAATGGATTTACGAACATACAGGCGTTGAGATACCTGAGAAATCACTGTATAATGAAAATATAATCTTGAGAGATCTATTCGACATATGAAGTTACCTAAACATACTTGTCCTATGATCGATAAAGTTATTAAGCAAATTAACGAAGCATACAAATATGCTGACGATCATAAGTTTACAAGCGAATCCGATGTATATGATATATTAAAGCAACTTGAGTATATTGCTTCTGAATTGTACGATCTTGAAGATGTAATGGAAGATATACGATCAGCAAACGATCAACTAAGAACAGCTGCTGAGCACTATCGTGGCAAGTATGAAGAAGCAGAAATTATTATATCTGATTTGCAAGATGAACTAAACAATACAACAACTTAAAGGAAAAAACATGGATTATCAAACCATTCTCCAACGTAAAGCTGTTCTTGATAACGCTCGAGTAGAATTGAAGAAACGATTTTTTGGTATCGATTTTATTATTGATGATGTGATTAATCGTATCACATCATGGTATATTTTTCCTGATCTTAACACTCGTCCATCTATTATTTGTTTGTGGGGAATGACTGGCGTTGGTAAAACGGATCTTATTCGTAATTTAACTTCATTGCTCAAACTTGGTGAGAGTTTCATGGAGATTCAATTGTCCGGTAATTCTTCAGGTTACGGCACGATTGCGAGCTCTTTGAAGTATTCCAAAATTGAACCCAATCGTCAAGGAATTCTTCTGTTGGACGAGATTCAACGTTATCGCACAGTAACAGAAGATGGCTCCGAGAAAAACGAGTATCCATATTCTGATATTTGGATGTTGTTGAGTGATGGTAGATTACCTACCACTTCGGCTTTGGATGAAATGCTTGATTTGTTGTTTGACGTAAAAGCAAGTGAAGATCGCCGAGCAAAGAAAAAAGCAGAAAAAGAAGATGGTGAGGATTCTTCCACCGAAGATGACGATACAAATATCTCAACTTGGAGAGCAAAACACTTAAAGAAAGAACTCCAACTTGACCAAAGTATTGATGATATTACTAAGTGGACATCAGTTGATGTTGGTAATATTATTACTAAATTGAAGAAGCAAGATTTCCTCGAGCGTAGTTATGATGATTACAGTAGATTATTGATTGTAATTTCTGGTAACCTCGATGAAGCATTCCGTGAAGCATTTAATGTTGACGATGCTGATATGGATGCGGATTTAATGCACGAGATGACAAAACGTATTAATATGCTCACTATTAAAAATGCATTATTGAGAAGGTTTAAACCTGAACAAATTGCACGCTTTGGTAATAATCACATTACCTATCCAACATTATCTAGAACCGCATTTGAGCAAATTATTAAACGTGCTCTTGATAATTATTTCTCATTCTTAAAGGAAAGATCAGGTATTACTTTATCTATGAAAGATGATACAATCATTAAATTCATTTACGACAATAGTGTATTTCCTGCACAAGGCACTCGTCCAGTGTTATCTACCATTAGTGATTTTACTAATGTTTGTTTTCCACATGTAATTCTTAATGCGATTGCAAAAAACAATACTAATATAACTATTACATGCGATAATTCTCACCTGTGCTCATCACAGGGAGATAAGATTTACTATAAAGCAGATGTTGAAGAAATTAGAAAGAATGCTATTAAGGATATAAATTTTCAATCTCTCGTTGCTGTTCATGAGAGTGGCCACGCCATTGCGCAAATATTACTATTTAATACCACTCCTTTCTTGTTAAGATTGCATGATAATGCATCTGGCGGTGCAGCATGGAACATTGCATCTGCTCCTTCAGACTTTGCTACAAAACAAAAAGTTAAAGTTTTATATGCTGGTAAAGTGGCAGAAGAATTGGTGTTCGGTAAAGAAAATGCAACTTCAGGTTGTGTTCGTGATATTTACGAGGCTACTACCGCTCTTTCTGTTATGTTCCGTAATACCGCGAGCGGACAATCAAAATTATCAATTGTTGATCCATCACAAACTGATTCTTACCGTTATGACATCGATATTATGCCATCCAATGATGAAATGACAAAACTTAGTCAAGAGTTATACGAGGCAACTACCACCTTAATCAAGAACAATTTACCCTATGTATTGTCATTAGCAAAACAATTGCTTGAAGTGCGTAAAATGAACTCACATGAAATTAAAGCATTTTTGAATGAGAAGCATCCAGGAGTATTTGAAAGTGTTAAAGCACTTAATGACGATCAAGTTAACACTGTTCTGTATCCTTATTCTTATGAGGATGCACTGAAGAACAAATAAATATTATATATTTGGATTATTGTATGAAATTAACTGATATAGTATCTCTACACGAGATGACAATGAAGACTGGATCGACAGATTATATATTGGTCCAGTATTTTGAACAATATGCCAAAGATATTAATAGTTATCAACATATTGGTGATATTGAAGAATTAAAAGTATTCTATAAAGATACTATTTACCTAATACAAAAAGAAAATAAATGTGTTGCTTTTTTTCATGTATTAGAAGAAAATAATAATGCATTATTTGAAGTTGCATATGTTATTCCTGAAATGAGACGTCAAAAAATAACTTCTTTATTTGTGTGGTTTCTTAAACGTAATCAAGGATACTCCAAAATTATATTTGGAGATAAACATAGTATAAATGCTGTGGATACAGTAAAAGAAATTGGGCATAGATTTAATTTATATTGGATTAAAGATAATGACATTCAACCATTCGATCCGGACACAATATCACAATATTATTCTTTAGAACATCCGACTGGTTGGAAATTAATGTTAGAAAATAATGGTAATTTTACAAACTGGCCAAAATATTTTAATAACAAGATTCCCGATACACGTTGTTTTTATAGATGTATGTTGCAAGAATAAATACTTGATATTATGTAAGAATATACAATGAAGATAACAGATTTAGTACCACAAAAACATAACTTTGTCCCTCCGTCTGTGGATGAGGAGCACGACGAGGTAGTGTTTCAATTTGAGAATGACAAACAATCACCATTCTTACCTAATTGGGTAAGAAAAGCAATGAAGAACATGCAATTTGAAAAAATGTTCAAATTAATGAATCGTCGTAATGGTGATATTGAACACATCACTCCTGAACAACAACTAAACATTGGCAATACGGGGGACACCTGGGAAAACTCAGAGTGGAAACCTGAAAGTAAACAACGTGTTGAACAATTATACAAACAATCATCCCAAATCACTATGCCTACATTATTAAAGAATAGACAAACAGGTGAATATTGGTTATTAGGTGGACATCATAGATTAACATATAATGCTCAGATATTAAAACGTGTGACACCATGTTGGGTAATTAATGTATGAAATTACAAACATTATTAGAACAAAACAGTATTAATAAACAACATGCTCATCGTCGAGCAATTTTAGATCATATTGCAGAACATACTTATGGTTATACTGATAACTTACATATTTCACAAATATGGTTAGATTGTCCACAAGATTATTTTAATAAAGTAGTTAAACTCATAAATGCCCCCGTATGTTACATATTTTGCAATACTATGATACCATTAGATCATTCCACCTCAGATTTAATTGCTGATACAGCAAAATTAGATCGATGGTGGTATATGCATACATTTTTCACAAAACTGTGCGCAGATCCACACAACATTGAAACAGAATCAAAAGTAGCTCGTGCAACGTTTTTTACTGAACTTGATAATATATTAACACGCATGAAAGACAATCCAGGTGATTATACTCACGAGATTGAAACATTTATTAAACATCGTGATGAAGAAACATTAAGATATGGCGAGATGGTGTGGAAAATCTCTGGTGATTACCAAGAATGGTTTGCAAAAGATGAAGAAGGACGAGCAATTCTTATTGCTCTTAAGGGCAAATCAATATGACCAAACCTTTGGGTCATTTTTATCATATCGATAATTATGTTCACCACGCTATTCGTTGTGGTAATTTAACAAAAGCAATTGATCATTATCTTCCTAATTTTGCTTATGAAGGAACGATGTATCGTGCACTAGCTTTAAACAAGAAACGGTTTGATATTCCTGACGTTAGAATGTTTTTAGCTCAGTTACAATTGTATGCTAATCGTCATCCATCAACCATCTACTATGCTTGGTCTAAGATTATCGGAAATAGAGACGAAGGAATGATGAGTGCATTGCTCTCGCAAGTTAATCAAACATCTATGAATACTAGAGGTATTATTATTTCTCAAGATTCAATAGGATTAGACGTTAATAAATTTTTTGAAAACGATTCCTATCACGATAGTTTCAAGACTGAACAAGAAGTATTAGCACAAATGAATAATACTGTACATTTGTGTGGTTTTTGGAATAATGATAAACTGTACACCGTTGAGGAATTTAAAGAATTCATTGATGATATAAGAAATTGATTAAATACCTTATATTGTAGGAGCATCTATGAAAATCATTCCGCTCAACAAAAAATTCAATTTAAATTCTAACGTTGTCAATAATTGGCATGAAAGTGGTCCTGGTGTTACACAATTCTTAAATGCTATGTCTTTATTCTTTCCTGCTGGTGAAAGATATTTTATTCGTTCTGTTAGAGCATTGCGCCATCATTCAGACGTTCAAGAACAAATCTCAGGGTTCATTGGCCAAGAAGGATTTCACGGTAGAGAACATCAAAAATTAAACAAAATGCTTAATACTCCAAAATTTGATGTATTATTAGAAAGAGCATTAGACGTATTATCCGAAAAATTACCACCCACCTTTAATCTAGCAGCTACTTGCGCTTTAGAACATTTAACAGCAATTCTTGCTCAAGGATTATTAGAAGATATTGATTCTTTTTTACAATCTGATGAAGAATTTAGAAATATGTGGACCTGGCATGCACTTGAAGAAACGAATCACAAAGCTGTAGCATATGATTTATATGATGATGTTATGCTCAAGTCTAAAGTTCAAGGATATATCATCAGATGTGTAGCATTAGTATTAGCAACGGCTATTTTCTTGGTATGGTTATCAGAACGATATGTTACTTTATTACATCAAAATAAGCAATTAAATATTGCAAATATTGCTTCCACAGTTAAATTCTTATTTGTACATCCAGCGACTTTCGGTAAAGCAATTCCACGTTGGTTAGATTGGTTCCGTCCTGGATTTCATCCATGGGATCATGACAATTCACATGAACTCTCCAAGTATAAAGAGTTGTTAGAAGAATGAAACTTAAAGAATTAGTCGAAAGTACAACTAAAACTGCCGACCAAATTGAACACGAATTAGAAGCGTTTGGTTATGATATGGAGAAACTTCCAAGAATAGAAGTTGGATTTGTATTAAGTAATTATAATTGGATTAAATATCTAGTTCCTCAAATTGCAGCAATAAAGTGGGATCTTATTCCACAACAATATAGGTTAATAACACAACCATCGCCACAGTTTTGGGAAGAATATGCTATAAAAATTACAATCGACCAAATGGATTCATATGTTGAGAAAGCTTTAATGCTGATTCCTAACGCCCCTAAATTGCAACAATCAGTATTAGCACAGTATGATTTTTTTAAGGAGTACATTCAGAAATTTACGAATACACAATTATATATAATGTCTGATAACGCTAGATTAACTACTAACAAAGGTTTGTTGATAATGCCTGATTTTGTTTGTGTTAAACAAAGAAAATAATATGAAACTTAATGAAATTGCTGTTCCTAGCATATCTAAAGAAAAGTTAGAACAATATCTGGATATGTTAGGGTATAATCTAGACACTATATCACCTAATGATATAGAATGGATGATGGACAACTTTCATACCATAGGTAAACGTTTTTTAAAACAGGTAGTTGCGTTTGAATGGAATTCTTCTTTACAAACATATGAAATTCTTGAAGAACCACAATCTTTTTATTGGAATATGAATTATACGCAATTCCACCTTTTTTCTTCAAGAGAACACTGCTTACAAACAATAAACACGTCGATGAAGAATAAGAACCATACACTAGGTGACTCTGGCACTCATGAGTTATGGGACACAATGTTTGAAGAGTTTTCTGAATATACTAAAAAATTAACAAATGTGGATTATTATAAAATGTTTAATCGTGATTGGTACTTAGTGGTTAAGAGGTAATTCATGCGTTTAAATGAAATAGCACCAGACATTTCAGAAGAAAAATTATCTAATATTCTTGACACGTTAGGATATCCACCAATTAACCAAATTCCAGTAGAATACATTAACAAATTGAGATTTAATTATAATAAGCCACTTACGAGAATAGGATTATACCAAGTTTGCCAACTTTATTGGCAGCAAGAAAGTGCTTGGTGTTGGACGTTTAGCGATACTCCTGATCCATTTTATTGGTCTTATTTTATGAGTAATGTACCATCGAACCAACTAGTATCAAACATTTTCAGATATAAATCAACATCACAAGCACTAAATGATATACGTAATATTAAACCAAGTTCTGTTCCCACTCTAGGTAGAGTACACATCAATCAATTTGAGCAGTATATATCAAAAATACCAAACGGCACTGTGTATAGAGTAGCAGGAACAAACTTTGTGTATATTAAATTACCACGAGGATTAATTGACGATGTCGTCCCTTATTGTTAAACCTAACGAATCGTTCGAGCAATTCTATAAGCGAATGTACAGTGTTCTTGAAGCATATGGATATAACATGGATAGAATTTCTATCCAGGAATATAAGTGGTTATATAGATATGATCTACGCACATATAACGATGTTCCTATTAAACAAGTGTGCCAAATATATTGGAATACTACACAAAACGGATTTATCTTCAATGATACACCTACGCATGTATTATGGACAAGAAACAACACAAAAATTATGGATAAAGAACAGTGCATCGAACAATTACATTTTTACACTGCAACCCGTTATAGTACATTTGCGGATAGGCCATCGATACAAGCACGAGAAGAAAACAAACAAGCTATTTCCGAGTTTACAAAATATACAACTAATATTGATTATTATAAAACAGATGCAGGACATTGGTATTTTATTGTTAAACGTTGATTTAACATATTCTCACATATATAATACTCTCACATTCGGAGATTATTATGCAAAGCAAAGTTCCTTATATCAGTCTTGTTCGTGCAGCAATTAAACAGGCCGAAAAATCTGATTATAGAATTCGTATGGGAGCAGTAATTTTTAATAAAAAGAAAATTATTGCTGTTGGTCATAATCATACTAATAGTCTCACACGAAAATTGAAACCCAAATTTCAAGAATGGCCTGATTCTATTCATGCTGAAGTAGATGCGATTCTTAATGCAAAAACAGATCTTCGTGATTGCGATCTGATGGTCATTCGTATCAATCAGAAAAAACAATTTCGTATTTCTAAACCTTGCGAACATTGTATGGCTTTAATTGCACACGTTGGAATTAAAAATGTTTATTTTTCCAATGACGATGGTATGATAGAAAGAATGAAAGTGCCAAAGTAGTACCTGAATCATATATAATGTATTATATTTAAATAATATCAATGGTGTCCATAGCTCAATGGTAGAGCCTCTGCTTGTGGCGCAGATTACGAGAGTCCGATTCTCTCTGGACACCCCAAATTTTAATGTGAACAACATGACTCCTGACCAAATTAAAAAAGAGTATAGAAAACAACAATTAATTAAGGAAGCTATGCGAATTCTCGACAGAATTGAAGCAACGCTCGAGAGTTGGGATAAACAAATTAAAGAGAAACGATTACAACAAGCTAAATAATATATGCTCTCGTCGTCTAATGGTTAGGACTCAAACCTTTCAAGTTTGCAACGCCAGTTCAACTCTGGTCGAGAGTACCAAATTTAAGAGGATCCGCTGGGCGGTGTCGACACTCCAAACGTTGACTTGATATGTTCAATTCATATATCCTCTGCCAATTAACTAAAATACATGAGAATTAACATGGAAACTAAACATCTTATAACTCCAGACGAGTATCGTGACAATCCACGTCCTCATTGCTTAACTGTTGGGGAATTGAAGAAAAAGTTAGAAAATTTACCTGACGATATGCCTGTACTATATCAACGTATTGAAGATCAATACTTTCAAGCAGGTTGGAAAGCTGTAGAATTAGAATGGGATTATCACGAGATGAGTGAATATATTCCAGCTTTTTGTGCTTATAAACACAAAGAGGGATTTTTTGTAATAGATGCACATTATTGAGGTAGTTATGATTCAGTTAACACAAGAAAGTTATGGTGATATATTAAAATGCTGTGATGGTAAAGATTTGAAATTAATTAAGATTCAGGACAATGATGGTAGATTAGAGTTTATTGTTGAACAAACATATAAAGGTGAAACTTTGCAATATACTTTTCTAGCCTTTCCATTCGAAATTATTTAAGATGAAACCAGGTAAAACACAACGTCGTAAAGTAATAGGTCTTTGTAAATGTCCTGAATGTAGAGAATTCTTGACATCAAAAGGACGTTATGGTATGAATTTTGGTGTTGTTAAAGCGTTAGTAAAAGTTGATTTTGATTTGAAACATATTGATAATATAGAGTATGAAAATAATGAAGCCTAAACATAAATGTACAAGAACTGCATTTTCATTACCAAGAGCTTTTCCACAAATATTTCCGATATGCGATTGGGAAGTAATTCCTTTTGATGGGGAGAATCCACCGAAGAAATTAAATATAAAACCATCTATGTCGTGGAGCGCAGGATTTACACATTATTATGTAAAAGATAATCCTAATATGATTGGATTTTGTGGTAAAGAATATTTCGAAAATTGGGCTAAAAAGATTTAAAAAATTGCTCCGGTGCTGGAACTGGTAGACAACACAGACTAAGAATCTGTGGCCTGTAATGGGCGTGGGAGTTCGATCCTCCCCTGGAGCACCAAATTATATGTGGTATGAATAGAAGGCGATTGTGAGAAATAACACATGTCGAAAATAGATCCTAATTGTATATGTTATGGTAATTGGAGAAACATTATCCGTCGATATGAAGAATGTCTTGGAAACAATTATATCAATCTTTATACTGACACCTTGCATAAATTTATTGGAATAATGCACGGGGATGATGATTATTATTATGTAATGTATAATTATAAAACTAAACAAAGCCATTTTCTATCATGTGTAGGATGGATGTCAGATCACGGATATGTACAGGTGTCAGATGAATAATCAACAAAAGCCAAATTTGCAACCATCACAAGAAACAATCGATTTTATAAGCAGATTGCTTCCTAATTACGAAAGTTGCCCAAAAATTTCAAGACTATTGCAATCACGCACAGAAGGATTATTGGATAAGATAAAATATCCTGACTTTCCTGATAAATAATTATAACAAGTTTTGTGGTTGCATATGAAAAGACATATTATGCAGTATGAAATTGAACCAGCTATCAATGATCCTACTGTTATAATTGTGCCTAGACATTCCACGTTGCTTAAAGTACATAGTTCTAATGGCGAACATATGTTTGCATGGTTTCTCGAACCTGTAGATGTTCCAAATAAAGAAACATACGTATTTTATACCATTCCCACACAATGGGAATTGCCAGAAGAACATCCCATCAATCAACCAGAGCTTAGCATTAAATACTTTAACACGATCTTTGTTAAGGATGGTGAAATAATATTTCATGTATTTTGCGCTGGCCCGCTTGTCGAACATATTAATTCTTAGTATAATACTCTTAACGGGATGTACTTTTAATTGTTCTATTACTACTACTGTTAATAAAGATGGTGGCCCTAAAATAGACGTAACCTGCGGAAAGAACGTTTCTTCAACAGTTCCAATTCATTATTATAGAGAAAACAATGACTAAACATTATAATCTATTATATTATCCACATCCTAAATTATTACAACGATGCGAACCTGTTAATAATTTAACAGATGAAGATAGACAAGTAATTGAACGAATGAAAGAAATATGTATCGAAAATGATGGATATGCATTAGCTGCCAATCAAATTGGATATTTAAAAAGAATAGTAGTATTTGCTCCTAATAGTAGAAATAACAATGAATGGGTAGTAATGATCGATCCTGTGTGGGCATCAAGATCACCAAGAAGTGTTCCTACTGGCATTAAAGAAGGATGCTTATCGTTTCCATCAGTATTTCAAGAAACAGTAAGATACGAATTTATAAATGTTCATTATACAAACATGGAAGGAAAATTAGTAGAAGAGATATATAATGGATTAATGGCAATTGCTGTGCAACACGAATGTGAACATTTAGATGGAAAAACGTTTATTGATGGTTTGTCAAAGTTGAAACAAACTCGAATAAAGGATAAAATAAAGAAAGTATTGAGGTAATTATGACAGATACATATAAAACAGAAGAAGAATTGCTTGCTCTAGAAGCATTAATAGCAAATACATTAAGTAAGGTAAAATTCTCTTGGGAAAAAGATACAGCTGACAAACATTTTAAGTTTGCACGAAATCCTGACGGAACGATTAAAAGAATGTTTGATGGAATGCCGGTCGAACAAAATTTATTAGATTTGTTCGCAAAATATGATGAACATAGAGCAAAATTAGAGGCACAAGGTATTAATCCTTATGATGAATTATGAGTAATGAAAAGACAGCAGTTGAAAGATTAAATGAGTTGATTGCAGAAGAAGTAAAAAATGGATTGCAATATATTCATGTTACTATGAACAGAAACGGTGATCAAGAAAAAATTGCTCAGGAAATTCTTGATATTCTTGAGGCAGATAAAAAAGGATTGTGTACTGATTGGCATGATTACTAAATAACAAATGGCCGAGTGCTGTAATTGGTAGATGGGGTGGATTCAAAATCCATTGGCAGAGATGTCGTGTCGGTTCGAGTCCGACCTTGGCCACCATTTTGATGCTCGTATCAATAAACGAGACTTAGTTCCGCCAGTAAACTAAAACGGTAATGCGTGATAACCTGGCCACGAATTAGGGCTGTAGACGGGCGAGTTCGATTCTCGTCATCTCCACCAAAAATTACATTCACCTGTGTTTGGTCCGTTCAATTCGGACAAGGTTGTGGGTAACTGACACAGTGCTTGGTCGCAGAGTGTGGGCATGCAATCCACATGAGAGGTTCGACTCCTCTGAATGTGATTTTTTATGGGGATTCTGGATGGCTCCGTGTGGTTTATGCTTCGCCGGAAGATTGCTGGTTCGATTCCAGTACAGTCCACCAAGTTATTTGTATGAATACATAGATTGATATGTGGTGTAAAATCAGCATATTATCAATCAAAACGTTTAACAACACAAATTAAACCTGAATGTAGAGCAGAATAAATATATGAACTATTTAACACCATTTGAAATTCGTGACCGCATCATTCGTTTTAACGAGACACGTGATTGGTCTGTGTTTAATGATGTTCCAGAACATCAACAAGTATGTGTATTATATCCTGAAGTGTTTCCTTCTACGTTAAAACAAATGAAAGAAGAACATGAGAAGGAGAAGCAACAATTAAGTGCACAATGACACAATGTCTACTGTAAAAAAAAGATTTTTATATTGTTGTAATAAATACAATTACAGTTAAAGGTATTTTATAATGTCAAAAGTAATAGTTAACCCTCAACATTTTTTTGAAGCAGCAGGCATAGATTTAAATAATAAAAAAGTTCAAGCATTGCTTGAATCTCATGGAAATGTATTCAGTCACGCTGCAATTTTAGAATTCGGATCACCAGGCGACGATGTCGTTTTTGCATATCATCAAAATTATGATATAAGCCGTCATCTTTCTGAATTAAGTCTACAACAAGCTGAAAATGAGGGGTTTGTAAGAAAATTTAGTGACGTAAATGCCTTAATGCAAGAAATTAATAAATTTGTTGCTGATGAACAAGCTCATTATGGAGCAAATCCTGAATGGGAAAACCACGTAGCACAGCAAGTTAGTATGTTTAAACAAAAAGCTCTTTCTCTAACACAAACTGCTCAAATCAACACATTATGTCTCATGGTTGATATTGACAGTTACTCCTGTGCACTAGTGTTAGTAAAATAATAAAAAACAAACACGTAACTTAAAAATAACATAAACTCCACCCTTAGGACCGTTACCGTTAACGGTTGGGTAGGCGTCGGCGGGAACTGCCGTTTAATACCAATTTGCTACTGTGTTTGTGAAGTGCCACGAATAAATACAATAAAATTGGACTGTATTATGAAAATTAATGAAATCATACCTTTGTTTGAAGCAGTTAATGAGGAAGTTTTACTTTTACAGTTTATACAAGCGACAGAACGTATTGCTGCTAATCCCTTTCCAACGAAAGGTTCACGGATTAACATTTTAGTTCAAGCAATAATGCGTCGTTTTCCGGAATGCGTTAAGCATTGTGATATGTATCGTGTGATAAACTTAGGCCATAAAACTATATTAAACGCAGAAAATGCTTCCGACATATTAAAACTTATAAAATTTAATGAAATCGACAAGTCTGGAAAAATTTATTCTTGGGCCGAAACTCCCGAAGGTGCAATGTATTTTATGCAATATCGGAGATCCACACAACCAGGTGGTCGACACGGCAACGCGTCTCCGAAATTAATTAACGTTGGGTTAATATCATCTATGGTTTTTTTACATCAAAAAGGTCCATGTTTGTCATATGACAAACTTTTTGATATGTTAGCAACCAAATATAATATGTTTAAAAATTATGAATTTAGTGATGAAGCTAAGGCTTTTATGAAACATCGTGGCTTAGAATGGACATTTCGTGGCGGAATTTCACAAACATTGATTTCTAACATATCTTTAGTTCATGAAGTATTAGCACCAATTGATAATACATTACGAATTGAATATTTTGTTTTGAGTGGCATAACAGGAAAAAAGAAAGCAGAAAAGGATGGTTCTGTTTTACCAGATGACCCTACCATGATGCGAGCCCCAGCTAGATATAGACGAAAAGAATTAATTTATCATGCATCAGAATTCGATATGATGAAAAAAGAAATGCTTCAACAGTTAAGTGGAGTAGCACCACCAGCACGAACAAAATCAAACGAGGCACATCCAAAATCACGATATCATGCATTATCGAATTTTTTGATTCAAAACGATTCCGACACCACTTATGTAACAGATACAATGTATAAACCTAATCGCCAGCGATTACGCGACTTAAATGTAAGATGAACTCCACCCTTAGGACCGTTACCGTTAACGGTTGGGTAGGCGTCGGCGGGAACTGCCGTTTAATACCAATTCGCTACTGGTATTAGTAAAGTGCCTCAATTTTTTCATACTCATATTATAATGTAATAAATACATTACCTATTATAAAGTACAGAAAATGAAACTTACAGACTTAGTAACACCAGATGATATTTTAATTGATTCATTTGTACGAGAAAGTACACAATTAAATGAAACTCTGTTGACAGAAGCAGATATTAAATCGTTTATTGTATCAAAAGCACAAAAACTAAAACAAGTGTTATCAAAAGCAAATAATCCTTTAGAGGCTTTAAATGATGCACAAGGTAAAATTTGGGCAAAAGTACAATCTTCTGGGTTAACAGATGCTGAAAAGCAGAAAGTAGTTCAATTTGCTAAGAAAAATGCTAAAATAATCAAACCTGCATTGTTAATTACTGTTCTTGGAGCAGCAATTTTAGGAATGGATACTGCTAATGCTTCTGAGTTGGTACAAAATTTACAATCAATGTCTCCTGATACAATACAAGATATTGTACAACCTTTGACAGATACGAAAGATGCTGTTACAGGAAGTGGAGCTGATGCTCAAGTAGATAAGTTTGCTGATTCGTTTATGAAGAAAATGAAACAATTGTATGATGGTGGAAAAAATCCAATATATAATTTAGGTCAAAAAATGTCTTTTGACCAGGCAATACAATATGCTGAACAAAAAACAAATATTGATAGTGTCGAATTTGTTAAACATATTGCTCAACAACGAGACATTGATATGAAAGATGCAACTAATGAATTTTTTAAATGGTTGCAACAACGAGATGCTAAAGGTAGATCGGTTTTTAAAGATATCTAATTATAAGGGTGTAGTTCAATGGCAGAACGCTGGTCTTCAAAACCAGAAGTTGGGAGTTCAAGTCTCTCGGGATGCCAGTTCAATTGTTACTAGTTATCGAACGGGCATAAATACTAAAAAGAGATTTTTAGTATGCTTAAAAAATGTTGCATTTGTAACGAAGAAAAAAAATTAACAGAATTTAGAAAAGACAAGTGTCAAACTAAAGGATATCAACATTTATGCAAAGTGTGTGCTCGTGCTCGTAGTAATGCTCATTATCAGAAATATAAGGAAACAATATTAACTCGAAACAAGAAAAGAGCAGAAAAAGTATTGCAATATATTCGTGAATATAAACAAAACAATGCTTGTACTGTGTGTGGAGAGAAAGAAATTGTATGTTTAGATTTTCATCACTTAGATCCTTCTCAAAAAAATTTCCAATTATCCTCCGTTTACACACAAAGTATTGAAACTGTCAAATGCGAAATTGAAAAATGTATTTTAGTGTGTAAGAACTGTCATGCAAAAATACATGCTGGTTTAATAATTCTAAATTATAGTTGAATTATTTGATTCAATCATATATAATAGACGTAATAATTTTAGGCCCGTAGCGCAACTGGTAGAGCATCTGATTTTGATTCAGAAGGTTAGTGGTTCGACTCCACTCGGGCTTGCCAACTTGAAATGCGTCGAGGTTTAAGAGACCCTTTAGAGTTCGACTCTCTAACTCTCTAACTTTCCGCCATGTTTGTAACAACTATTTTAATCTCTTATAATACTCTTATACTTTAAGAGATATTATGTCTATGACACAGTCCTTCATTTATTCAGATATCCTCCAGCAATTAGGTTGGTTTGATCCACAATCTAATTTCGAACGTTTGGCGGATGTGAATTATGTTCATTGGATTAACAAAGCAATCAAAATCGATAGCAAAACAGTAATTGGATACTTTCCAGGGTGTTTTGCTGAATTTCACGATGGTCATGTTTCTGTAATTGAATCATTTGTGTCTATGATTAAACATTTTACAGATAATTATGTAGTTGTTATTGCCCCTGCAAATACTGATTATACTGTATCTAAGTATGGTCAAGATTCTCTTTATGCTACTAATAGATACAGATTTGATAAGATTGTTGAAAAATTGAAAGATACCAAATACAATATTTGTATCGATCTAAATCCAATGCTCAACAACGATCGGGACTTTAACTTTACAGACTTGGTGCATGATTTTGTTGTTCGACAATTAGGTAGTTACGATAATTTGGTAATGTCTAATGTTCCTTATATTTTAAGTGGAAAGGATCGTGAATACTTTACGAAACTTGGACTGTTGACAAATAAACTTCAATTTTTCTATTGTCCTGATACTACTGGATTATCAAGTTCTAATGCAATCAAAGATAATCCAAAACCGGTTGTTAAGAAAAAAGTATATCTACGTTGCAATGAATTATGGGAATTCACAATGTTCTCAGCAACATTTCACGACCATTATTCAGATATTATTCCAGTATACATGAAAACCGAAATCGGAATGGCTCAACGTCTTAAAAACGAAACGAATGCTGAAGTAACAATTTGTAAAGAATATAAAAACATCCTTCCTTATGTTCCTTTTCATAGAGAATTCGAACATCCATTAATGACTTCCAATACGTACAATGGTGATATTGATAAATTAAGAAACAAAGTAGTACTGGATAGTGATATCTATACTGGAGGCACAAAACGTTGTCTAGAAATGTTGGGATGTAAAGTGGTAGCAGTAATGGATTACACGTTACAACAAGATAATATTGAGATAGTTGATTTTGCTGATTTTTATAATGATGATTATCGTTACCCATTTTATGACATCAGTACAAGATGTTCTATGTTACCCTTTACCAAAGAAGACCATAAAACGTTTCTGGTATTTAAACAACAAATTAAGAGGTTATGCAAATGAATTTAATGAAGGAATTTCCCAGTCCAAATGTAACTCACATTATTCCTAAGAATCTTATTGGATTGCCTACTTATTTCAATGTCATTTCGCACGGTCAAGGAATATTTGAACTTAATCCAACGCATGAGATGACAAGAGATCAACGTGGAATTGTCGATCAAATGAAAGATTGGTTTTCTTTATATGAAAAACATGCTGCTACATATCCAGTCACAATTACTGGAGCGAAAGTAGATTCTGACAATTGTAAATTAGCAGGATCGACTAGATTTTGCACTATGGATAAACAATTTGCTGAATATCTTACTAATATAGTATCAAAATATTCTATTGTTGATATCATCAGAACAGAACAAACAATCGAACAACAATGGGGGATGTCTACTGTAGAATTCCAACGAACGATTTGGTGGGAAATGATCAATGTCAGCCAATATTTTCGTTTTATGAGATACTCGTCTGGTGGAGAACATTTCCCGCACTATGATAGCGATTTTAATTATGATTACAATCAGACATCGACAAAATATAGTATTGTTGTTTATTTCAACAATTGCAATTCTGGCGAACTTGCTTTTATTAATGATACAACTGAACATGCAAAAGATAAGTCTGATTGGACAAGACAAGCCACAAATGATGAAATCTGGCTTAAGATTAAACCAAGTTGTATGAAAATTGTATTGTTTCCTCATACTTTATGTCATACAGTATTACCGTTTACTGATAAGGACAGTTATCGTTACATCTGTCGAGGGGATATATTGTTTAAAGGAGCAACACGATAATGCTTGATTTTGATAAAAAAGTACAAGAGTATAAGTATCAAACATTAAACTTTTTTGATCTTAATAATAAGATACGAAAAGTTGCTAAGTATCTCAAGGAACATAATATCAAAAATGTTGTTTTAGGAATTAGTGGAGGGATTGATTCTACTGTCGTTTTGTATATACTTGAAAATGTACAACGTTCATATATAAGAGATTTAAATATATATGCTTATTGTATTGGATTTTATAATGTGTACGGTCATGTCTTTGATCCAACATATATTAATACATTAAAGAATGCATTACAGTATAATCCTAATGTTCATATTAAACATATTGATTGTTCCAATACTCTTTCATTAATGGTAAATGAATTGAAGATTGATAATCCTAGTAAACATTTACTTGCACAATCTTCTTATGCTTTGAGATATCAAATGTTATTTACATACGCTCAGCAATTAAACGCTATTACAGTGGGAACAACAAATCGTGATGAAATGGAGTATGTTGGATGGTTCGGAAAGAATTCTGACATGGTGGTTGATTTGCAAATAATTTCTGATTGGCACAAATTCGAAGTGATAGAAGCAGCAAGATGGTTTGAGATCCCCTCACAAATTATTGATAGAGTACCAACGGGTGATTTAATTGATGGAACATCTGATGAAGAAAACTTTGGTTGTACATATGATGAATTGGCATATTTTCACATTGCGAAGGACACCATGTGTCCATATGATTTAGAACAAAAGTATGGAAAAGTGATTGAACTGCATAAGAAAAATGCTCATAAGTATCAAGGTCAAACATTCAATCCTATTTTTATTCGTTGACTTAGAAAAAATATTGTAATATAATAATCGAATAATAAATAGAAATCTGGGGCCTGGAATTGCTTGGGGTGATTGCTTAGCTTGCACCTAAGATAACAGATGGGTTCAAATCCCATAGGTTCCACCAGATTTTATGTCGCTGTGGCTCGAATGGATTTAGGCGCATGATTGCAACTCTTGCTTATGCAGGTTCAAGTCCTGTCAGCGACTCCATATTTTTTGACGGACGAGTGGTTGAGTGGTCGAAAACGCCATCGTTACAAGGTGGAATTACCGTAGGTTCAAATCCTACCTCGTCTACCACATTCAAGGAGTTTTAATATGATATACGTATTTGACAACTTAATCGAAGCAAGTACTGGTGAAACAGTACGTATTGAAATTCCTGACGATCAAGTGAATAGAATGCAACCTGATCCTCATATTAAATATCGCACACACGAAGAAATCCGCGCAAGAGCAACGGCATTTGCTTTACGATGCAAAGCAAAACGTGAGCAACGTATTGCTGAAGGAACGTGGGAAGATCATAATAAATTGAGGTCGTAATGAATTTCGAAGATCAAATGAAGTTACTGTCCAAAGTAGCTAAACATTCGTTTGAACTGGAAGATAGATTCGGTATTCCTCCACATTATGTCCCATTAATTCATCAATTATTATATACCTATTACCAAAACTTTGCAATAGTAGGAACAAATATTACAGAAGCGACAGAACGACTTGCTGAAGTTAAACAGTTAATTCAAACAATTCCAAAGGGTCTTAAACCAACTGTTAAAGCAGACAACAAACGTTCGTATGAATTAGATAATTATAACAGAGTATTAGCATTTAACTGTGATATGTGTTCTTTTAGAGGGTATTCTGTTAATATGATCGCTTATACAAACAATATTCATAACGATCCTAAACTAATACAAGAATTGAGCGAGATAGCAAATTTATATGGATCGTATCAGAAATTTACACTGGTTAATATCAAATAACTAATAGTCGTCCTTTCTTAAATCTAACTTCTTCTGGTTTAATTTCAATTATCTTAACTTGATCTTTTCGTAAGCCAGTCACATCATATCTTGGATAATGCGCTTTTAAGTATTTCTTAACACGATATAATGCTTGTGATTGTGCTTTTTCTAATGTAGGAGCAACAGTAGTAATCATATAACCAGTAGTGTCATACCACAATTCAAGGTTATATACTTGGTTTCTATTTTCTTTTGGTTGTGTTAAAGGTTTTGAAGGAGGTACGTATCTACCCTCTTGACGATCAATGTCTAATGATTTATAATATCCTTCTAGTAAATCTATAATTTTCATTTTTAACACATATGTTGGTACAGTATTTATATATTATTTGTATGTAATTTACAATTATTAAAATGCCATCTACACATACTATTGTATGGTCCTTTTTTATTACAATGTGGACATTCGACAATAGGTTGTTTTTTTCCATTACGTTGCCGCGTTTCCTTGGCTTTTCTAATCCGTTCTGGATCTAATTTTCTACCTTTAGTTGTTTCAGAAATTTTTCTTTTATGTTCTTCTGATTTAGGTACTCCTTTTTTGGCTTTACTCATTTTTTGTTTTGCTTCGTCTGACATAGGAGGTCTATTCTGAAAATGAGTGTATTTTCCTTCTTTTATATTTTGCTTATATCGTTCTACTTTTTCTTTAAGAATATCATTAGTTTCTGCTGTTTGTCCCTTATTCCAAGGTTCTTTTCCATACATAGGATTATTTTCTCCTTTACGTAATTTACTCAAATATTCTTTTTGCTCCTTGGTCTTTTTCGTTCCATAATTTTTATGATTTTCACCCGAACAAACTACCTCGATGATCTTTCTCATTTGAGCATATTGTCTTGATGTTATTTTTCTTGTTTGTTGTGGATTATTTTGAACCATTTTCATTAAAGCATATGCCATCTTTGACTTGCTCGTTCCTGTACAAAACTTAACAAGCAAGACATGTGCTAAAAAGTGTTCCCGTGGTGTAAGTAACACTAAATTTGCTTTATTATTAGGACCTCCTAACGATTTGGGTAAAATATGATGGGCTTCAAAATATTCTGAACCTTTAACACGATTCTTCTGTTGTCTTGTTTTAATTAATAATATATAATGTTTAAAATAATTCATTGAGCAGTCACTTTACTTTGAGGTATTTATGAACGACGAACCTAAACAAATTATAGTAGTTAGAAAGGATTTAAATATGAACGTGGGGAAAATTATTTCCCAAGCAGCACACGCTTCAATGGCTGCTTTATTAAGTTGTGGAAGCATATCTTATTCGTCAGATGGATTAGGTGGTAATAGATATCCAATTAGTTATGATATAGATTTAAAGTACAGTGCTTTACAAAAATGGTTAGAAGGATCGTTCACTAAGATTTGTGTATCTGTAAATTCTGAACAAGAACTATTAGACATATACAATCAAGCATTGAACGCAGGATTAATTTGTTCGTTAATCGAAGATGCTGGAAGAACAGTGTTTAACGGAGTTCCGACAAAAACTTGTTGTGCAATTGGGCCAGCCTATCCGGAACAAGTAAATCCAATTACTGGTCATTTATTACTATACTGAGGATAACATGATTCTTAACGGCGATGCAAGAAGAAAAGCATATTCCAAAAACAATCCAAGTGAATGTTCTTTTGAAGAATTGGTCACGTTGTTATGTACTGCTGATGGTAAAGGAGCAGAATATAAATTACGTTGTGTGAGAGAATTATTGAGTTACAATGATCAATACATTGATAACTTTCGTAACATGATTGATGATTATTTTACAAAAGGAACAAATTCATGAAAACAGTATATATTGCTCTACCTTATAGTCATGAATCAGCATCAGTACGTAAATTTCGCTATTTGGAATGTGTTAAATATGCATTTGAATTAGCAGCAAAAGGAATTAATTTTAATTCTCCAGTGTTGTTAACCCATGATGTATATGAATTGTCTCTTGCTGCTAATGTATCAATTCCGTATCAATTTTATATTGATATGTCAGAACATGGTATCAAACAAGCTGATGAATTACACTTGTTGAAACTTGCAGGATGGGATAAATCAAAAGGGGTAGGATTAGAACTACAATGGGCAAAAGAACATAATATGCCTATTATTGAAATAAGTCCTACAAGACATTATGTAAGTGATGAATATATCAAATTCTTCACAGGTGCTAGTCCAGATTATGTTTTAAATAAGATTGATTATATACTGTTTGAATCATCGACAGATTATATTATCCATAATGGATTACCGAGTACTGAGGAAGTACAAACATGGATTAATATATTGGAAGCAAGATTGGATAAAGATGATAAGTATATCAGATTTGCAATTAAAGATTGCAAAGAATATATGAACCCTAATACAAATCATATGGAGAATGAATAATGTTTGGAAGCTTAATTAAATCAACCGTTGGTATTGTGAAAGATACAGTAGATATCGTATCTGCTCCTGTTGCTGTTGCAGCAGACGTTGCTCGTGTAGTAACAAAACCCATTGCTGATGCAGTTACAGAAGTCGCAGAAGAAATTCATGACGAATTAAAAGTAGAACCAGATTGTAAAACATGTAAGGATACAGGTGTCGTATATTTTACAACACCATCGGGAAGAACAATGTCGGAGAGTTGCACTTGTAAACGGGCAAGATAATTTATGAATACAAAAAACACACAATTATTAACAAGAGATCAATTTCGTGAGCAAACATTTGCCCGTGATAACTATACTTGTGTTTTTTGTGATAAACCAGCTGTCGATGCTCATCACATCTTAGAACGAAGATTGTGGGGTGAAAGTCAGGGATATTACCTTGACAATGGAGCGAGCGTTTGTGAAGAGCATCACTTACAATGTGAGATGACAATTATCTCAGTAGAAGATGTAAGAGTAGCATGTGGAATTACTAACATAGTTGTTCCTGATCATATGTATCCAGATCATTTGTATGATAAATGGGGTAATCACATTCTTGAAAACGGAATGAGAACCAAAGGAGAATTGTTTTTTGATGAAAGTGTTCAAAAAATACTAGCAAAAGGAAAAGTATTGGATAGATTTACTAATAGAGTAAAATATCCAAGAACTTTCCATTTACCGTGGTCAGGTTGCGTTCATTCTGATGACAAAGTTACTTTATGGTTAGATAATTTTAAAGGCAAGAGAATCATTGCTACTGAAAAGTTAGATGGTGAGAATACTACGTTAATGAATGATTATTATCATGCAAGATCTGTTGACAGTAAAAATCATCCTTCACGAAATAGAGCAAAAGCAATTCATTCTCAATTTGCACATGATATTCCTTGTGATTGGAGAATAATTTGTGAAAATGTATATGCAAAACATTCTATTGCATATGATAATTTAGAGAGTTATTTGTATGGAATCTCGATTTGGGATGAGAAGAATCGTTGTCTTCCATGGGATGAAACTGTAGAATGGTTTAAATTATTTGATTTACCTCATGTTCCTGTTTTATATGATGGAATTTACGATGAACAAATCATTCGTAATCTATATAATGAGAAAAGAGATTGGGAAACGAAAGAAGGTTATGTAATCCGGATCGCTGATGGCTTCTCTTATGGGGAGTTCAAAAAAAGTGTTGCAAAATATGTTAGGGCAAATCACGTACAAACAGTGAAACATCATTGGATGGCTCAACAAGTAGTGCCAAATAAATTAAAAGGTTAATTATCATGTCTAGTTTGAAAAAATTACTCAATTATAGAATGAAAGAAATGAAAGAGCCATCAGAAAATTGGTCTCTTAAAGAAAGAGTCGAACATTGGTGGATTGAACAAGTGTGGGATTTTAAGCAATATTCTAAAATCATGCGTCTTTGGTGGAAGTTTGCTCATCGCTATATTCCAAAACACCAATATAATGTTATTCGTATTCGTGATTTAGAGCCGAATTACTGGGATCCTGACACACGCATTAAACATGCTCTTTTTCAAGAAGTATGTGATTTTGTTGATTTTTCTCCAACACAAACTGATTGGTCTGAACCAAGTCGTGCTCCTATTTTTGCAGCTCTGAAATCTGTTGCAGATTATTGGCGTATTGAACGTCCAAAATTGAAAAAACAAGAAGAAGATTCACTCATGGAATGGCATGATGCTCGTTTCGGAAAAGGAGATATAAAAGATTGGATCTCAAAGATTAACGAACCACATACTCCTGAACAAGATATGCTTCATAAGAAGCACACAGACATTGAACAGTTTATTTTAGATGAAGACAAACGATATATGTGTATCGCAATTAATCATCTCGAATACATGTGGCACTAATATTATTGTCGATGTGAGGATTCTTTGGATATTTTGAGCAAGATGGATAGTAATTGTTTAGCTATTTCTTGCTCATTATTTTTAGAATATATTTGCTTTATTTGGTCAGCATTTTTAGATATTGTTTGAGCGAATTTCTTTGCTACGATCATACTATCAGAATTATCATCCCCACGATCTTCACTATCCATTCTAAATGACTTGTCGTCTACTCCAAAATCTTGTCGTCCAAGTTTCTCACGGTCACCAAAATATTTCTTATATTTCTGAATGACAGGAACAAGTTTTTCTTTATCTTCGGGTCCTCTATAATGGATCACAATAGAATCAGGATGACTAAGATAAGACATATAACTACCAGGTACTTTTAATTGTACTTGATACATAAAATCAACCTTGTCTAAATCATATAACATATTAGCAATTATTTTAATAGCATCTGACGATCTGTCCTTAATCGTACCATACCATTTATATGTCTTATCGGAGTTTGGTTTATTACCTTTTTTAACAAAATGAGCCCAAGATCCTGAATTATATGTTATACTCTTGTCCCATTTATCAGATTTTGTAATATATTGGATAATTTGTTCGATATTTTGTTTATATTGCTGATTAGCTTTTTTGTATTCTTCAGATTGACTAACACCATGTAAATCTTTAGCATTATATTGTTTAGTAATTGTATTTAAAGAAGTAGGCAAAGTAGTTAATACTTGATATGCAGCATCAGCAACAACTCTTATATTAACATTTCCTTTAATATAATTTTTAACATATGCTACTAAATGTTGCATATGTTGTGAGGTTAAATGATCGTTATAGGAAGTATGTTCATCATATTCTTTTAAAAGGGATTGTATAAATTTCATGATGGAATATCCTTTATTTTAATTGCATATATGATGAAATTTTTTCCTGTTCCGTCGACGTAAGAGGTAAAATATTTTACATTTGATATTTGTTGTGTATCGATAATAAATTGTTCAAATAATTGTAAATTTGCAACAACACTATTTCGATTAACTTGTGGATTCTCTATTAAGGACGACATCCACATATTAACTTCACGTAAATGTAATCCATCCCAATTATCTCTTGCAATATGTTCTGCATGAGTAAGCCATGATACATTAAAATTATTGGTTGTAATTTTTACATTTCCACGACTTTGATTGTATTCAAATACTGCAACAAATCCAAGCACAGGCTTCATATAATTAAACATTCGTTGAAGAAAAAACATAGTGCTTCTGTCAATATCAGAAACATCAAAATCATATGCCTCTAACGTACGTTTAATGTACTCAGAATCAATCAGAGGCTGGTTTTTTGTAAGCGTGGAGTTTTCTTTTAATTGCAGATCTTCTAATTTCATCTTCTAACTTCTTTTGTTTAATTAATTGTTCTATACGAGTATTATCTTTTGGTACTTGTACTACCCATATTACATATTTACCCGCTCCAAACTTACCAGCATAAAAATGTACAGCTTTGTATTTTTTAACTGCATCCCAAAACGTCGGAAAAAACTTAGAAATTGTATGCTTTTGTTGGTGAGATAAATTATCATCTGCAATATGTGAATTTAACCACGCAGCAGGATCGTTCATTGGAGGCGTTGTGTTCATAATTTTTCTAACACCATTAATGTGGATAAACTTTAAATCTGTTTTTAATTCTGTAGTTACATTGCCCGATTTTGGATCTGCAGCAATATAACATACAAGTACTGTATTTAATGCTTCTTTTAACGTATCCCAATTACGACCAGCTGTTTCTAAATCTTGGTCTGATACACTACCTCTTTCGATATCATACATATCAAGGACTGCAATTACTTCATCAACTGTTTTTACAGTGCTTTCAATAATTAGGTCATTGAGTTTCATTATTTGCCTTTTGGTAACTTAATACAATAAACGAAACATCCTGTGCTATTATGGTAATAATAAAACTTTGTGTTAGATATTTTCTTAACATAATTTACAAATTGTTCCAATCCATGTTTATCTGTAGCCTGTTGTACTTCATTATTGAAGTGCTCTAATGCTTCTTCAAGTGTACAATCGTGGTTGGTAATATCTAAGAAGTGCATTAATTTTGCTTGTGATAATGATTTCTCATCATTGCCCAACTCTGATATGATTATGTTATCAGATTCGTCAAAGTGTACAAATCCCACACAATTCAATAACAACTTACACTCATCCCACCACACTGCTAAATAATTTAATATATCTGCTTGAGGATTATTTACATTATAACCATATGTTTCGAGTACATTAATAATGTACTGATCAGAAGGTCCTTCACGCTGCTCACTTTCAAAAATTTCCTGCACTTTCATTTTTTAATTCCTCTTTTATCTCATATTTATCGTTTTGGGTTTGTATGCATATATAACTTGTGTAGGAAGATTAGTGTTTACCCTAAAACGTACATTTGTAATCTTTTGCACACGATTAAAAAACTCAGCAATTAATTCATAATTTCTATCATTTGCATACTTTCTATTATCAACTACAATTTTTGCTTCTTCTAGAGTCATTTCTGTATAATAAGGACATCTGTAGAGATAAAAAGGATTAAGAGTATCAAATTCTCTTTCAACAGAATACTGCCGCAATGATAATGTTCCCACACAATTAATAAAAGGAAGACATTTATCGAAGTTTTCAACCATATTATCAATTGCTTGATTATTAAACATCACTGTAATATCCCCAAACCCATATGTATCTAATAGTTGTAATACTTGTTCTTTGGTGTATTGTTTGCTTTCTAATAACTCTTGTAATTTCATTATTTCACCTTAACTGCTTTAATAAACAAATCTCCACTTATACCTGATGCAAATATTTTAATGTTTTTGAATTTGTGTATATATTCAAAAAATTCTCGTGCTTCAGCCTGTAATGGGGTTTGTTTGAGTTGAATAAGGTTCATCATTTCGTCTTCCATATATTCGCTCCAACCGGCACCACGTGTTATGTAATACGGTGATAATGAAGACGTTCTTATTATTGCTCTGGTCTCAGACACATAAAGCGTAGCCACAATATTGAACGCTTGTTTGTTTGTTTTCATTATATCAATAAAATCTTTCTTACCTTGAGCATCTAAATGGGCAAGATCGTTCAATGAAAAATCATACGTGTCAAGCAATTCTAGTACTTTCTTCCAATCTTCTTGTTCTTGATAGTGTTTATTAATGACATCTGATATTTTCATAAAGCCTCTGTGTATTTTGTATAGAAAGCAATAAAAGAAATTGCTTCTTGATCTTGTATTAAAATGAATCGTTTATTATTAGTACTGTTTCCAACAGATTGTTTAAATTTCTTAACTTCTTTATCATAAGTATGATCGCTTGGATGAAACAAAGAGGTCAAACCAAAAAATTCATCAACAGTGTTTTCTGCTACACCGCTTCGTTTTTTATTAATAAACATACGATCATATAAGATAGCCATGTGATATGCAGAAAAATGTTCTGTAAAACAACTATGAATAAGGCCCGAAGGATCGTGTAATTCAACACTATATACAGCAAGAACATGCGCCCACGGTTTAATCTTATCCCAATGTGGTTCATATACACAATTATATGGAGTCATACCACGATCCACTTGTTCATCAATATCACTGCAATCGATACCAAATGCTTCGAGAGTAGAGATAATTGTTTTTCGTTTATTATCAACTATATCACTAAGTTTCATATGTTGGCCTTATATGCATAAAATCTAACATGTAATCCGTTTGGATCGATTGGTATTTTTAAATATTTAATGTTGGAGATGTTACTAGTTAATTGAAAAAATTGATCCACCTCTTCCATTTCTAGAGGAGTTCGTTCACGTTTATTGATAAATGTTAGAATCTCGTTCATTGAGAGTTCAGATACATTGTGTGTTCGTGTTTTTGACAGCACGGAATAATCAAAGGCAGTAGTCCTCAATTTTATTTGCATTGTATAACATGTTAATATAGCGACACAATTAAGATATGGACGTACTTTTTCAAAATTGTTAATTAATGCTTTATCCAACCAACCTAAAGGAGATGACAGTTGTGTGAAGTCATATGTATCCAATAATCTATTAACTTCTTCTACTGTATATTCTTTACTTTCTAATAATTCTTGTACTTTCATACTTTTACCTTATATGCATACACAATTTTTAATACTGATGATGGAATATAGAACACTCTATACCGAACGTTAGATACATTAGAAGTATAATCTACAAAATCTTGTACTTTTTTATTCCATTTATCATAATCACTACCTATTACTTTGTGTATGTGAACATTACACATAGGTAGTACATGCTCGTTTAAATCGACATCTACGTGTTTACTTATTGCGTTTAAAAAATATGTCGAAAAATGTTCATACCACGTATCAATTTGTTTACTGCGTAATGTCATCACAGCTACACAATTAAGAATAGGTTTAATTGTTTCAAAATTAGCAACTAAATCATCCGTTGCAGAATCAACGTTTTGTGACAAATTGACAACTCGAGTAAGATCGTCTGGCACATTAAATCCATACGTATCGAGTACTTTTGCTACATATTCAGGGGTATATTGTTTACTTTCTAATAATTCTTGTACTTTCATGGTTTTACCTTAACAGCAGCAATTTGAATAATTCCACTTTCACGATAGTTGCGTTTAAAGTACACTATATTATTAACTTTTGAAGTTATTTGTAAAAATCGGTCAATTTCAGGTGCAGGTTCTGATAAAAATGTTATTATTTCGTCCCTAGTTTGTTTTTTGCTGTCTTTAATAAACAATAATCTGGTCAATGAGTAATTATCTTCAATTAATTCAAACTTATTTTTATACCACATTGTCGATTGCATTTCAGGAAATATTTCTAACACAGCCACAAAGTTTAAATATGGTCTATACCAATCAAATTCCTTTCTGAAATTATACAACGTCTGAGGAGGTATATTTAAAGTACTGAAATCATACATGTCTAATATTTTCAACACATACTGTTCATCATACTTTTGTAATTGCTCAGGTTGATAATTCATTCCGAAGTTCTCATAGATAATTCACTGATTATCTTATATTTACTAATAAATATAAACATACAAAGGAGTTTTAGTATGTCTTTATTATTAGAAATTAGCCACTCTGTCAATGTGGATACATTTATGCATCATGTGAGAGGAGCACTTTCAGCAATGAGAGAAGGAAACAATGCAGCAGCGAGCATAATGTCTAAAACAGGAGACGTTAAGACTGCTAAAATGCAATTAAAGCGTCCACAAACTGTCTGGTTTACTAAAAACTTTCCGTCTATAAAATCAGTTGCATATTCTCTTCGCAACAGTCATCCAATATTCGATAAAATTGCTAATATTGCAACAACAGCATATAAATCAGATTCTGTCCATGCTAATCCTGAAATGTCAAAAAGTGCAGGTTTTGAACAATTTGTCAATAGCATTGAAACAGCTGCAAAATATCTTAAACAAGAACACGTTATCCAACAATTACGTGATATTGAACAAGAACGTGCAAATATTTTAAGAGGTATGGATTCATCGTCCTCTACCCCTTCTAAATCAGCTCGTGTTGTCGATACAGATAGTATTGAACGAGGACAAGACGAAGTTAAAGGACAACAAGCACAAAAAGTTGAACAAATTGTAAATCAAACAATTTCTACATTACCTGACAAATATCAACATCAAGCACGTAGAGCAGTTGCACAATCCGGCAATAAATTACTTGCTTTACATAATTTTATGAAGCAACATGGTCTATGAAACTAATAGATTTAGTTGAGGCAGCTCCATTTATCAACTACTTGAACGAGATTTACCTCCCTCCACACAAGTGGGCGTTTTCATAAATACTCGGTAATTATATTGTTCCATCATTTCATTTACTTTATAATTTAATAAAGTAGAGGTGAATATGGACAACTTAACAGTTATAATCCCACGTGGTTATGAAAATATTCCTAACCACACTTTCGATAGCATCAACAGTTACGTATATGGAAAAATCCCACCTGGTGATTTTTTATATGCTGTATTATGTAATAATCTCAAAGAATCAATAATGCACGCTGACGATAAAAATATCAGAGCCCTTCCTGATATCGTCAAATATCTTTACAATAAATGCCCTGCCATTTGCTGGGGTAATGAAGAAAAAGTTGCTAATTGGTTAGATAATAATGCAATTACATAATTATCAAACAATAGTTGCAATTGCACATGATGTTCGACTCGATATGGAAATGTATGCTGAAGATAATGATTTTCCGAAAGATTTAACAGGATTATGTGCAATTGCATCAAGTGAATTGTTTACTAGATTGAAACGTAAAGGATTATCACCAGTTATTTGTCTTAATGTTCTAGATAGTTGTGATTGTCATGTATTTGTAGTAGTTGAAGATCATATTGTAGATATTACAGCTACGCAATTTGGAAAATATAATAATGTAGTAATCACAGAATTTATAGACAATCAAAAACAATGGTTTTGGAACGCTCATCGTGCATTCACTTCTGTTAAAGAATTACATAACCATCAACGGAAAACAGGTTGGATAGAAGATCAAATAGTAATGATTGTTAACAATCATCGTTGATTTCTAACCTTTCATCTTTTATAATAATCATTCAAAAATCGAGGATTAATCAAATGGCTCATTGTATAGATATGACAAACAATCGTGCTAATATAGCATACACAAACGGTGTCGTTCCTTGGCACGGTCTCGGTCAAGCATTAGATCCTAATGCTGATATTGACACGTGGCGTAAAGCAGCGGGAATGGATTGGGAATTGCTTGAGCGTCCTGTATTCTTTCAAGAAGAAGAAAAATTCGATAAGACAATGAACATGGTTCCTTACAGGACAGCTCTTGTTCGTTCTGATACACGTAAAGCACTTGCAATTGTGAGTGATGATTATAAAGTCGTGCAGCCAGGCGAAGTTCTTGAATTTTTCCGTGACATTGTTGCAACTGGTGGATTCACTCTCGATGTTGCAGGATGTTTGCACGGTGGGAGAAAGTATTGGGCATTAGCCAAAATCAACGAATCCGCAGAAATTCTTGGTATTGATAAAGTAGAAGGATACATTCTACTTGCAACTGCTTGTGATGGTACTCTTGCTACCACGGCAATGTTTTCAAGTATTCGTACTGTATGTCAAAATACACTGAATATGTCAATTCGTGAAGGAGAATCTGGGGCTGCAAAGAAATATATCAAGATTCCTCACAGAGCAGTATTTGATCCTGATGCAGTTAAAGTTGAGATGGGTCTTGCAAAGGGCAGCTTTGAACAATTTGCTAAAGAAGCAGAATTGACAGCAAAGAGAAAACTTTCGAACAAGGAAGCAGTTGAATTCCTTATTAAAGTGATGGGCGATGAGAAAAAGCCTATCGAAGAACAGAAAAATGCTCGCTTGATGAAGCATGTAATGGAACTTTACATGGGTAAAGGCATGGGTTCTAATCTTCCAAGTGCTGATGGTACTTTGTGGGGATTGATTAATGCTGTGACCGAATACAGTGATCACCACCGTGGAACTAGAACTGCAGATTCACGGTTGAACAAATCATGGTTTGGTGACGGAGCAACAATGAAACAAAAAGCATGGGATAGTGCTATGAAAATGGTAGAAGTAGCATGAAGAAACAAATAAAAGTCACACATAATGACCGTATTTCAATATTGACAAGATCGGAAGAAATTGTTGATATTATGCGAAAGTTTTTAAATGAATTGGATAAAGCAAAGCAGCTTGATCCTGATGCTCATGTTTCCCATAATATCAGCTTGGATTATTACTCGAGTGATTTTGAATATATGGAACTTTCTGTTCTTCGTTGGGAAACAGACGAAGAATGTAAAGCACGTATAGCAGAACAAGAAAAATACGATAACGAGCGAAAGAAATTACAGAGGGAAGAAGCAAAACGAAGAATACAAGAGCGTGACGACTTCTTTAAGCAAGAAGTCGTTAATAAGTTAAACAAAGACAAAAAATTTAGACAAGAATTACAACAACTTTTGGATTCAAAGAATGAGTAAAAAATTTGTAATAGAATACGATGTACCAGAACATTTAGTTTACAGTTATATGAATCGTGTTGCTTATATTACAGAACACTTACATCAAGCAATACAAAATCATGATCAAAATCCTGTAAATGGTCCTCTTACACCAGAAGAACGTGAATTGCTCGAGTTTGATGTTGAAGTAGGAAAACAAGTATTTCGACAATTGAACAAATACTTTACCACCTTCATAGTTCACGAACACCCCACAGAAAAAATACCCCAAAGTGTTATTGACGTCACTAATGAAATTATTAAAAGGATGATGCAATCATGATCGATACATTAATTTATGCATTATGGTGTTGGGGATCATATGGCTTAATGATGGGATCATTTGTATATGATCGTGCAGGAACAAATTATCCTATAGCCAACATACATTTGTTTACAAGTTTATTGTTTAGTTTATTCGGAATATATTCTTTTATTTTTGCTGTAATCAGAAGCATGCTTAGATATGGGTTTACGTTCCCACTAAGCTGGAAAATGAACACAGGAATTATTAAATAAGAATGACTCTTGATTACATAATGATTTTTTATTATAATGATGATTCATTCATATAAGGAGAAGTAATGAATATGAAGCAAGTAAAAGTTAATCATGGTATTCATCGCAATGATATCTTCTCTGGTACCTTTGAACTTGTCACTAAGTATCACAGGTCTTACATTCCTGGTCCCAAAGCAGGTAAAATTGAAATTTTAGATCTTTCTGGAAAGCGAGTAGGTATTTGGGTCAATCCTGAAGACATTGCTTATCTTGGTACTGCTGCTGAAACAACAACGGTTGATATCTCTGATCAAGAATTGAGTGATATCATTCTTGATCGATTTAATACACTTGATGATATGACATGTGGTATTATTAATAAGGATATCCGTGCTCTAATCGTTTCAGGTGCTCCAGGCGTCGGAAAAACTTTTACACTTGTGCAAGCATTGAAGCAAGCTGTTGAAGAAGGAAGTATCAGTAAGTATACAGTATTGTCTGGTACAGCAAGCGCATTAGGATTGTATGAAGCTTTGTGGAATCATAGAGAAGAAGGTGAAGTATTGCTGGTTGATGATACTGATTCAATTTTTTACGACAGCGATCCACTTAATATTCTTAAAGCAGCATTGGATTCTGGTGATACTAGAACAATTACTTGGGCAACAGATAGTCGTTTCTTACGTCAAGAGGAAATTCCAAAAAGTTTTGAGTTCAATGGTTCTGTTGTCTTCATTTCAAATGAAGATTTCGACAAACGAATTGAAAAAGAAGACAAAATATCCAAACACTTGGAAGCATTGATGTCTCGATGCATGTATCTTGATTTAGCAATTCATAGCAATCGTGCTATTATGCTTCGTATCAAACAAGTTGTTTTTGGTAGCGATATGTTAGACAAAAAAGGTTGCTCTGAAGAGCAAAAGCGATTAATTATTTCATGGATGGAACAACATATTGATCAGTTTAGATTATTGTCTATTAGAACTGCTGATCAAATTGCATCATTAATACGAATGCAACCGAAAAATTGGGAACGAACAGCTAAGTCTACATTGTTTAAACCTCAGCGTTTGAAGTGATTAACAAAACCTCCTTTTAGGAGGTTTTTTGTTACCGTTGAAAACGAAATATAGATAACGTATAATGATTCTATCACGTTAAGACATCGAATGACTTTTTACGAAACATCGAAGTAGTTACTGGAAAAGAAAAACGTTGATTCGGAAGATTAATCGTGATATTATAAACGTATGAGAGAGCGGTTCTCTCAGACGAAGTCAAAACTAACTAACGAAGGAGATCTAGTATGACTACTGAAACCAACAAAGTAAACAAAATGGCTATCGCTAAGGCAATCTACGCTGAAGTGACTGCAGATGCATCCGTAGCTTCCCCACGCAAAGCGTTCATGCAGCGTTTCATCGCTGAAGGCCCTGCGTCTAAGGATTGCGCTTCTGCTTACTACCAGATGAACAAGAACGCTGCTGCAAACGGCGGAAAACTCTACGTTCATCACAGCGCCTCTACCAAGAAGCGCAAAGAGAAAGCAGCTGCTGCAGCTGAGCCAATTGCTCGCCCTGAGTAATTCGGCAAGTGAGTCAGTAAAGCCTCTCACGTAACAATGAGAGGCTTTATTTTTACATAAAAGGTGGACACAATGAATATGGTTTTAATTGGTAGTTTGATGTTAGGGATGGTATTATTTCTTGCATTAAAAGTAATTAATGCTATCGGATCACAACCTGTATATGCTGTTGCAGTATTCGAACGATTAATAGTAATGTTTCTATCAGTGTTTGTTGCACTACCAGTTCTTGTAATAATTCTGTTTGTAATACTACACTATAATGTTCCAGTATTACATCCTGTGACACAACCAATTACTTGTGCGATGGATCGTGTAACTTATTCTGCACTAAATGACGATATTGATGGTCCTTTTGGAAGTCGATTTGTAGACTATCCTGCTTGTGATGAGAATTTAGATTTAACAATTTTAAATGAAGTATGTGCTTACAATCTACCTTATACTGATGGAGAAGTAACTGTATCTGATTTGCAAAAATATTGTCCGAAAGGATGGGATGAGTATATTTGGGATACTTACCTTTATAAAGATTATGAAGTATCATATTCATATCTTTACTCCGCAAAAGAAGCAAGAGAGAAATGGAAAAAATTAGCACTAAATAGAAAATAATTTGGACGTAACATGAAATTTAAACTTTTATCTGATTTGCACTTTGAATATAACAAATATTTTCAAAAACAAATCCCACACGATGTCACTGACGCTGACACTATATTGTTATTAGCTGGTGACATCTTTCCCATTGCACATTGGAGAATGCCTTCAGATCTTCGTAATTATGTATATCAGTGGTTCGAAGATGTAAATTCGAGATTTAAGCACGTCATTTATGTTCCTGGAAATCATGAATATTGGGGTAGCGATATAAGTGATCTTCACTATCTCCAACGCATTCTCCAACCTCTGAAAAATGTGTCTGTTCTAAACAATCAACATATCATTTTCGATGATGTTGCTATAATTGGTGCGACTCTTTGGACGAATTACTTCAACGAAACTCCTATGGTTATGTTTAATTGTCAACAGAAAATGTTTGATTCGAGACACATTTCCAATATAAATGGTCCTCAATATCATAATTCTTCTAAGGTACCAATGGTAATCTCGTCTGACCTTTTAGAGTTACATAAAGAATCTTACTCGTATATCTTTAATACGATTGAAAATATGTCCCAACAAAATCTAAAAACGGTAGTTGTTACCCATCACGGTCCTACTGCTCTGTCCATTGATAAAAGATATGAGAACCATATATGTAATGGCGGATACATTAGTGACTTCACTGAGGAATTTTTAGATAATAAAGGACCTAATTTTTGGTGTCATGGACATGTTCATTCGTCCAATAATTATTCATTTGGAAGAACGACTGTGTTAACTAATCCTTATGGTGTTGGTTTTGAAAATCAAGAAGTAAACCGTGATGAAGATGAATTATTCTTTAGATACGATTTTTCTTTTGAGGTATAAGTTGAATTAACAAAAACTTTCATTTATAATATTCATTCAAAAGAGTATAATAAATGAAAGAAACAATACCACAGAAAAAATTAGATTTCTGGATTAGTCATAACTATAACGTCCTTTTAGAAGGAAATCATGGCGTCGGAAAGACCAGCGCCATATTTCAAGCCCTTCACCGTCATAATCTTAGATACCAATATTTTAGCTGCGCTACTCTTGATCCTTGGGTAGATTTTGTTGGTATTCCAAAAGAGCAATTTGATAACGATAGACAAATTGCATATTTAGATTTAGTTAGACCAAAGTTCTTTGCGTTTGATGAAATTGATGTAATTGTATTAGACGAAATGAACAGAGCTCCACCTAAAGTAATGAATGCTTTGATGGAGTTGATTCAATTTAAATCAATCAATGGCAAAAAATTAAATAATCTTAAAATGATTTTTGCTGCCATTAACCCTCCTGCCACTAAAGATAAAGATCCACAATATCATGTGCAAGAATTAGATCCTGCTGTGAGATCGAGATTTCATGTTAAGTATACTGTTCCTTTTAAAATCGCTGAGACGTATTTCGAAGAGAAGTATGGAAAGAAAATAACATCAAATATTACTGAGTGGTGGGATAGTTTACCAAAAGATATCCAATTACAATTTCCACCACGTGAAATCGATCATGCATTACAAATGCTTAATGATGGTGGGGACATTAACGATACGTTACCAAATTGTATCAAAAAAAGTACATTTATAAAGGTAGTGCAAGATGAAAAAGAAGCATTGCCTATTGTTAAAACAAAACCAACTTCCTCTGGCATTTCCCAAAATGTTAATTTCGTTAATGCTTCTATTGCTGATTTAACCAGAGAGTCACTTGACAAAGCTGCGTTTTCAAAGAAACTTCGTGCTTTATCAAATGAAGAATTCGTTCATTTGTTTAAACGTGTTGGAAAAACATCTGCTGCTTTTAATCCAACAGTTTCGGCAGTAGGACAACGTATGATCGATTATGGAACTAATGATCAAGTAAAAGCAGCAGCATTAATTGATTATATGTCAGAACCAAACTCTTTTACTAACCATCTTAATAGAATGTTAGCTAGAAATGCTACTGCTCGAAAAATATCAATTATGAGAGCTTGGGATCTTTCAGACGACGATATAACTATTAAAGCTCAATCATGGACAACTCCATCCCCTAAAGAAATAGATGCTTTGTGGGATATGATGGGAGAGGAAGAGAACAATGATGATGATGATTCTGCTTTTATCAAGATGCCTAAATTAAGAGACAATGTAAACAAACTTAAATGACAACATATCAAAAAGAACAAGAACAATTTAAACAATTTGTGGATGAAATTCACGAATTTAATATAGTACTGTATGCTTTATTATATAAAGCTCCACTCACGTGGAGCGAAAAGATTTCGACAGCATGTGTATCAGCTCATAAAGGAAGAATACAATTTACATTTAATCCTGTATTTTGGAATTCTTTAACAACACAAGAACAAATGTTCTTAATCTTACACGAATGCTATCATGTGTTTTTATATCATTTCGAACGTTTTAATACATATGACTACATTACTAATTATGCTCTTGATGTTGCTGTTAATCATAGTATTTTACGTCATTTTACTATTAACGAATCACAATTACCACATTTGAGAAAATATGGTTGTTGGTGTGATACAGTAATTCCTAATGAAGTGTTAATGGATAATTTAAGTGCTGAAGAATATTTGTTTATTCTAAGAAAGAAATTACCACCTGATAATGGATTGGGATTTGATATTCACACATCTATATCTCCTGAAGATATGGATGAAATAAAAAAGCAATTAGAAGAAGACCTAACAGATTTATTACCAGAAAAAAATCCAAAACAAATAAAGGACCTAATTTCACAACAGTTAGACCCACAATCTGGTCTTGGACGTTCCTCTGATAAAACTGATGCTCATATAATAGAGAAAAGAAAAAAGACATGGATAGATTTTGCAAAATATCTACAAAAGACCATGTTTCGTACAAATGAACATTATACCTGGTTACCTCACAAACGATTACGACATTTAGAATCAAATGGATTGTGCATACCTTCCACTAATGAAGTGGAAATATTTGATAAAATTAATGTAGTAATATTATTAGATACATCTGGTTCCTGTGATGAATATAGACATCATTTTTTAGGTTTTGCAAGAGCATTACCAAAAGAATTTTTCGAAGTCCATTTGTTTGGTTTTCATGATGACTGGTATAAGATTGATATTAATAACCCAGAATTTGAAGATGGCGGAACATCATTTAGTTTTTTTCAAACAGTATTTGATAAAGTACCAGGTAAGAAAATAGCGTTTGTATTCACTGACGGGCGTGGAACGCTTTGTAAGTTAAATGAGCCCCATTTGTGGAATTGGTTCTTATATCAGGACAACTCAAGAACAGATTTAATACCAAACGGATGTAAAATCCATAAATTAGAAGATTTTGAATAAAGGAGAATAAAATGCATTGGCTTACTAGTGATACCCATTACTACCATAAAAATATAATTAAATATTGTAATAGACCCTTCTCTTCAGTTGAAGAGATGAATGAAACTATGATTGAAAATCATAACAAAGTAGTTAAACCCACAGATACAGTGTTTCATTTAGGAGATTTTGGATTTGCAAGACCTGATATCTTATGCAATATTTTGAGAAGATTGAATGGTAAGAAAATTCTAATCGTTGGTAATCATGACAAGCAGATGTGGGATAGAGAAGTTAAAGCATACTTTGACGAAATGACTCACTATAAAGAAATCAGCATTAGAAATAAACAAAAAGTTGTACTCTGCCATTATCCTTTTGCTAGTTGGAATGGTAGCTTTCACGGATCATTCCATCTTCACGGACACACCCATACAAGATACAAAGGACCTGGTAGAATTTTAGACGTTGGTGTAGATGGACATAATTTTACACCTTGGTCATACGATGAAATTGAACAACATATGAATAGTATTGTAATTAATCAAGATACACAAGAATATTGATAAATATCATAAAATACTTTAACATATGAAATTACAACAACTTGTTGAACAACAATCCTTCCTCACAGACCACAAACAAATACACGAGTGGTGTGAAAGGCATGGTATTGAAGATATTGTTATAGGGAAACATACTGGACACGTTCATGTGCAAAACAGTGTTAACCTTCACAGGTTCGACCATAACAATCTTCCTGTTCAATTTGGTACTGTAGAGGGTGATTTTAGTATTGTAGATTCTGCCCTTAACACACTTAAAGGATGTCCAATTATAGTAGAAGGTGAGTTTAATTGTGCGGGGAATAGATCTCTTAGATCGTTACAATATTCACCTAGAATAGTTAAAGAAGCATATGTCTGTACAGACACTAGTATCGAATCTTTTCAACACGTCACTCAAAATGCTTCATCTTATTATGGAAGATACATATCCACTTTAAAAACATTACAAGGATTACCCAAGAAAATAAAAATTGATCTCAACATATCGTATAGTGGCTACAAAACATTAAATGGTATTCCTGATGAAATTGGCGAAGATTTATTAATGTTACAAGAAATGCCAATTGGCGAAATTCCTGAATACCATAAAATGTTAGTAGATGAATTAAGTAGACACAATGTTGTGGTACAAGGAAGGTTATATGTTAACCATTCAAGTTTAAACTCTTTTCCTAATTTAAAATTTAAAAAAGAACAGTTGCCTTCAAATTTTATAGTCAATGGTGAGATAATCTAATGAAGCTGCACGAAATTACAACTAATATAAACCAACGAGATTTAGAAATAGCTACAATATTATTTGAAGAGTGTAAACCTTTCTTACAACAAATAAATTATGATCTCAAAAATTTTCCACTATTTCGTGGATTTCAACAATCGTTTCAAAATGACTTAACACTCGCTAAAGTTAGAAAAGATCGTAAACCACTTGGCTCACCTCAAGCATATCATGATAATGCAAATGAGTATTTCCAACAAAAATTCGGTGTTAAAGTAAGATCTGAAGCGTTATTTACAACAGGAGAGATTGGGCAAGCAGACGAGTTTGGTAATGTAATGTGTGTTCTCCCGAAAGGAGATTTTACGTTTTATTGGTCCCCTATTATACCGGATTTTACATTCGCTCTTGATAACAAGTTCGAGGATGACAATGAATATTACTCTCAGTATAAAAGTGATTCACCAACGGCATCAAATGCTCCTCTTTATCGTCAATGGTCTAATAAATGGGCATCAGAGAAAAAAGAGTATTTCATGCATCTTTTAGATACATTTAAGTATACTGATGAAAATTTAAAAGCTGCAATTCGCTCAGGTCATGAAATCGCAATAGTGTGCGATCAAGTTTACATTTTTGATAGAGAACATCTCATTGCATATCATGATATTATGAATAACTTTTTAATGTCAGGAGAATAATATGCTTAAAGTACAAGATAGTTTGTGGTTAGTTTTGACTCAACGAGGTACTGTATATGCTTCAGGTAATGATATAAAACTTACGCTTAAGCAAGCATTTGAGAAACATTTTGAATTGGCCGTTCCTGTTCAAACTAATATGTATGAAGGATTGTGGGAAACAATGAAAGCCAAAGGTTATAAATGTGTTAAAGTTAATATCAATCAACAATTTACAGATGATCAATTAGTAGAAGTTGATAAAGATGTAATGACAAGTTTCGGTCAAACCCAAACATATGATCCTTAAAAATAGTTGAACTTCAAAAATATTCATCGTATAATAATCAAAATAATTAAGGATTATACGATGAATGTTGTAGATTACATAAAACACAAACACCACGTTCCTCAACATCGCGCAAATAAAATCATACAAGCTAAACAAGTATGTGTAATGTTTGGTTTAGAGCCAGAATTTAACATTGCAATGAATAATCCTGCACTTAAAAATAATCCTTACCATAACACATATCATACTGCTTGCATGGTGGTTAATGCTTATGATGCATGTCATTGGTACATTAAACGAAAACAAACACCTAAGCACATGAAAGAATTAATTGCTGCATGTGTGTTTCATGACATCCATCATACTGCCGGAAAATTCAATGATACAATTAATGTAGCTCTTGCTATCAATGAAGCTGTTGAATCTTTAAAAGACAGATGGGATGCATCGTTTGTCAATGAAACAGCTAGTATAATTAGTGTAACTGAATATCCTTTTTGTAAAGAACCAATTACCCTCGAACAAAAAATCATTCGGGATTGTGATTTAATGCAAATATTAGAGCCTGATTGGATGGATATGATATTTGAAGGATTATTAACAGAACTTAAAAGAAGTCCTAAATTTAAGGACTTGACAGTAGAAACATTTGTTCCACTACAAATTCAATTTTTGAAAAATGCTGTTTTTTATACAGATTGGTTCAAAGAAGCAAAATCGAAAGACTGGAATAATGCACTTTTAATTTTAGAGGAGTTTAAATAATGACATCACTTTTTCATGTTTTTTTATTGGCATGTTTTATAATTTTTGTATTATATGCATATCCATATATCAAACAATTATTGATTAAATCTTCTCAATACAAAACCCCGCCCAAATCTAATTTAATGTACAGAATGAGGAGAAAAAAATAATGTGGCCCAATCATACAAATAAGTATGTTGAATTAATGTTAGATGTGTCTAATCTCACATTAGATCCAAAATTAAATTTATTTACAGACACAAATGAATTCTCACCATTTGAGAGATTGCCTAGCTCAATTAGGTTTGTAGAATTGCCTCCAACCATCAGTGATTCAACTGTTGCAACAATTAATTTAGAAATTGAATGTATCTTCTTAGAAAAGAAAGAACATATTACTTGTTGGGAACTTCGTTTTAACTTCAATGCAGGACATTACGAATGGAAATGGTCTTGCTTTGTAGTAACTGATGGCGCTTCATATTTTAATAGCAAAAAACAAATAACCGATTTTTTGAACGATCAACACCCATTAACTTCATACATTAAAGGACACAAACATGAACCAGCTACTATTTCGCAAATTGCTAGATTCCTCTTATCTGAATCTAGCAACTCGACTAGCGAAGACTCAATTGTTCTCTCAAATAATTGAAGATGCATCCAAAACGTTATTAACAGAAGAACAATCGTTTGTTAGTGATCATATTGTGATCAATATAAAACCATATACAAAATTATATGGCGCATTACCTGTTAAATTATTTAATATTCCATTCAAAGGTCCTTTTACATGGGAGCAACTTAGTTCGTCTCTCTATGCTTATACTAAGATTGATATCGATACACATTGGTCAATTATAAGCAGGTCCGAGGATGCCATTTTATGGCAATGTGATAGAGTAATTCTTAAAAATGATGTGTTAACAGCTATCGATACTATTGTCGAACAGAATTTTAACGATAATACTTTTAACAATCTAACTCCTAATCAGATTATCTCAAAATTACTGTCGTTTATCGACGATGATGTCATTGAAAACGATCTTAATTTCTCATGGGAGATTCCTTGTATTCGTCCTCTCGTGACAGTTGCTTTACCAACTTCGAATATAAACTTTAGTAAGTGGTTATTAATTAAACACTTATCTGGAAATTTTGATATGGTTAAATCATATGGAAAATATGGAACTACTGGAAAGGATACTGTTTATGAAATAACAAATTATATTGAAAATTACGGAAGTGAGACATCTGGAAATCTCTTCGAAAACGGTGAGTATGAAAAATTTAACCACAGTTTATTAACAGGAGAAATCAATGAAACAAATGCTTAAAACGACAAGTATAGTAATTATTTTTTGGGGAGTCATTATTGCGATTGGAGATGCAATGTTCACATTTTTCGATAATGGACAATATTTTGCATCATTAGTTATGTTAGCATTATTGATTTATGGTTTTATTTTTGGTATGGAGAATATGAATGAAGCGATTTCCGAAAAAAAGAAAGGATGATCCTTCTTTATTTAAATTATTTTTCTCACGCGCACTTATAGCATTTTTGTTTTTTATGATAGGTGCTTTGTCAGTATTATTTTTTCATCCGACTTTGCGTGATATTGAATCAAAACGTTTAGAATGTATGAGAAATTATCACGGCACTAAAAACGATTGTACATATCGAATTGAAATGAAACCATTAGAAGAAATTCCAATTACTTTGTATCAATAATTTTCGATACAGGTTGAACTTGCCACGGACGTGGTTTACCGTGAAAGTAAACCACTCTTACATCAGGATGTGGTATCGAAAAAGGTTTTCTTAAATGATCAGTACAGTGTCCTTTATAAGAAGCAGCAAGAGACGTTTCGAAAAACTTCGGAACAAATCCTAAGTGATCACGAATAAAATCTTGATCCCCCCATTTTCCGTTTGTTTTATACTCTGCGATGTACTTTGCAGGATTCTTTTTAAATGCTTCAAACAAATATCTATAATCCCCCTTCCATGACATAATCCCTGATCCTAATCCCCCTTTTTTCCAAATGCTTTCCAACATTGTAAAATCTTCTCTCCACAAAGGAGCAGGATCATCAACAAATGTAGTATCCAAATCAACATAAAGGACCGAGTCATCAAAGACCTGTTTAAACAATTCCATTTTAGACCACCATCCTGGCCAATTATATTCTAACGGAATTCGTTCGCAAGGAACTTTGATATCTGATAAACATACTAGTTTTGCATTACTGTGTTTAGCTAATGATGCTTGAAGAATATGAACATTTTGTGCTGAATATTCCCTTCCACCCGACTTCAACACACATAGTACTGTTTTAATTTCATTCGTCATTTAACCATTCCTCTAATGTTACTTTAGGTATCTTATTTCCCAATCGACTTATCGATGATAATTTCACTTGATGTAAGGTAGACTCAAATAGTTCAGGTAAGTGTGATAAATTATTTGGACGTTTTTTATCACTTAACCGTGGTTGCATTGTTCCATCTACTCCAACTAATAATACGTCTCTAAATCCAAGATGATATGCAAGACCTAATGCTCCATATGCACTATTTCCTGTATTAATACAGGTCGGATCTTCATTCAATGTTAACACACAAGACCATCTTTGAATCATTGTTCGCATCAAATGTCTCGGAAGTGTGTGCGCAGCAATTCTTTTTAATCTAATAACATGATTAGGTAATACAATGTTATCAGGACATGCACAATAATATTTAACCCCTTCTTTGGGATTATTAATAACTTGCATGGTTCGTTCATTGGGATCAAGAGAAAACCAATAATCAGCACGAGATAACCATTCTATAGCTCCTTTAACAGCAATTATTGGAACATTAGAGGGAGGGACAAAATCTTTTGCGCTCGGACCATCGGCCACAATTATACATTTTTTCATATATGTTATAATAATATTTGTAGTATTTATTTCCGAAAACGCCTCGTTGATTTAATTTGATTGTCTATGTAAAATCTTTTTGCGAAACGAAAATGACAAAGAGCAATCATCGTTAGATGATTTCCTTGTTTCTTTAGTTATCATAAATACTTAAAATAACTAATATCTCATATGACCAATCCATACTCCTTCTTTGAATACAAAGCCTGTATTAATCTTCCTGAGTCCACATCTCGTTGGAACACATGTGTGAAACAATTCAAACTAATGAACATTGAAAATCAAGTGGAACAAGTTTATGCTACTCCTCCACCAGAAGATATTAATACATCTGTTATGAAATTTGTTCGAGGAAACATTGGAGCCAATTTAAGTCACGCTAAGGCACTAACTAGAGCATTAGCACAAAACGCTAATGCTGCGTTGATCTTTGAAGATGATTTTTATGTAACATCAGAACATAAAAGTTTATTGAAAAAAGCATTAGCAGACTTACCATCTGATTGGGATATATTATACTTAGGTGGTAATCCTGATGCTCCTATGAAACGTTATACAGATAACTTGTACATTCCTACAAAGATGTTAGGATTATTTGCATATGCTATGTCAAGAAAGGGAATCGCTACTGCATTAGACATGTTATATGATAATATGACTTCAAGACCATTTGACGGATTAATGAAGGATAGTGCTTCAAGAATGAAAGTATTTTGCCCTAAAGATCCAATATGTCGTACTGCACCTGGGTTTAGTATTGTTAGAGGAGCATCACGAGATTATGAAGAAAAAATAACGTCCAATTGGGAAATTAATAGGCCAAAATGAAAAATAACACACCATTTATACAATTCGGTTCAGAAATACCAAAAATAGCACATTTTTATTGGGGTAATAGTAAATTACCATTTGTAAGATTCTTGACGCTACACACGTTTGCTAAATTAAATCCTGATTGGCAACTAAAGTATTATGTTCCTAAAATAAAGGATTCCAAAATTACTTATCATTCAGTTCATCAAACACGCACATTACCATCAGAAGATTATTCACACTTATTATCCACATTGCCTAATTTAATAATTGAAGAAATTAACTTCGAAGAATTAGGAATTCCTGAAATGCTTACAGATGTGTATAAATCAGATATTATAAGATGGAAAATTCTTGGTGAGCAAGGGGGAATTTGGTCGGATATGGATATTATATTTTTTAAACCTATGAATAATATACCATATAAGATTAACAAACGTACACCGTATATGATTTGTAAGTATCCTGCAAAAGATTTAGCCTTTCCAATCGGATTTTTAATGGCATCCTCTGATAATGTGTTTTATAAGACATTATATGATATTGCCCTTAAAGAACTTCAAACACAAACAGAGAATTACCAAAAGTTTGGAACTTTTCTATTTACAAAACACGTTAAATCATTTCCTGAGTGTTCAGAATTTTTCACAGAATTAGTGTATCCTGTTATTCCATCACGTTCCCAAATAGATGATATGTATAAACAACCTAATTTTAATTTTTCACCTCAATGTATCGGAATACATTGGTTCGGAGGACATCCTATGGGTGATGTGATAGAATCAAAAGTTGTACCGTCAAATTATAATGGATTTGGAGCAGTCACAAAAGCAATTGGATTATTCGAAAAACAAAGTAAAACAACATTGAGAGAATTAGATAATTTATGAGCCTGTGTTCAATTTTAATAGCTACTCACAAACGTAATGACGTTCTTCAGTGGAACTTAAAATCATTATCAGAACAAAAGAACGATGTTGAAATTATAGTCCTTGATGATTTTTATATTTCTGATAACGAATGTAAGCAACTCGTTAAACAATATGAACGCCAATTGAACATCAAATATATTCATAGTGGTAAAACTAAACAAGGAAAAAATATTTGGAGAGTACCAGGTTATGCCTACAACATTGGATCTAAATTAGCATCGTCTGATATTATTGTATTATGTTGTGGGGAAATGTATCATGTAGGAAACACGATACAATATATTGCTAACAAAATACAAGATGATCCAAATTTGTTATGTACAGTGAGAGGAGTAGATGATAGAAAAGGATTTTTTCTAAACAAATTAAAAAAAGGTCAACCTATTACTATTAATGATTGTGGTGCAGCAGAATTTGGACTTACTGTATATCTTCCTTTTTGTTTAGGAGTATCAAAACATCAATTTATGACAGTAGGTGGATATGATGAAACATTTACTGGAATGGGATATGAGGATGATGATCTGGTCGAACGATTATTAAGACTTGGATGTAAGCATAGTGTAAGAAGATTAGATTCTCCACGATATTATGAAGTAAACATTGATATACCAATGGATTTATGGGTTATTCACTTATTTTCTCCTCATATAAAAGGAGAAAAATCAACAAATGATTTAATAGAACTAAACAAACAGCTTTTTTTGAAAAATAATGCTGATAATAAAATACACGTAAATACAACAATTAATTGGGGAAAATTATGACACCACTACTTACCATCTTAATACCAACTGTTCCAGCAAGAAGAAACAACGTTGTCCAACAATTATTAGCTGAATTGGAAAAGCAAATTGGTGATAATAAAGAAGTGGAAATTCTTAGTTTATATGACAACAGAAGAATGACGATTGGTGAAAAACGCAATATGCTACTCTCTTTAGCAAGAGGCAAGTATCTCACATTTATCGACGACGACGATATGGTATCACCAGATTATATATCTGAGATTCTCAAAGTAATTAAAAATACTGCTAACGATGAAGTACCCGTTGATTGTATTACATTTATCCAAGATTATTACAAAAAAGGTCAATATGTTCATACTTGCACATATAGTAAAGACTTTGATTATACATTAGATACGGCAGCAAAAAAATGGACCGGGAAACCAGCACATACTATGATATGGAGAACCGAAATTGCAAAACAACGTTCGTTCCCTAATTTGCAATTACAAGAAGATGTTGGTTGGTGTAGACAAGTTACAGAATTAATACAACGTGAATACTTTATTCCAAAAGTATTATATAGATACATGTTCGATCCTGCTAAATCAGAAACTGCAAAACCGTTTGTTTGAGGACCTAAAATGAAAATTATAACTGTAGTAGGAACTAGACCAGAATTAATTAGATTATGCGTTATCATTAAGAAATTAGATGAATTGCTAGGAAAGGATCATATCTTATTATGGACTGGTCAGAATTACGATCCAAAATTAAGTGATATCTTTTTTGATGATTTACAGATTCGTAAACCAGATTATTATCAGAAAGGTGGGGCACAGACATTTGCTTCACAATTATCAAGCGTGTTTAATTTAATCGAGCAAGCAATTTTAACTGAAAAACCTAATAAAGCATTAATTTTAGGTGATACAAATAGTTCATTATCAGCAATGATTTTCGAACGTCACGGTGTTCCTGTATATCATATGGAAGCTGGTAATAGATGTTTTGATGAAAAAGTACCAGAAGAAAAGAACAGAAAAATGATTGATGCTGTTTCAAGTTTCAATTTACCTTACGTTCAAAATAGTAAACAAAATCTATTAAACGAAAATTATCCTGAGCATCGTATCCATGTCGTGGGCAATCCAATTTATGAAGTATTACAACATTTTAAAGAACAAATCGACAACTCTACTATTTTGAAAGACTTAAATCTAGTCGATACTCCTTATGCTGTTTGTACACTTCATCGTGCGGAGAATGTTGATAGTGAAATAAGATTTAATGAAATGATGAAAGGAATTAGTCATATACAAAGTCCTATCATTTATCCAATTCACCCAAGATCATTACAAAAGATCAAACAATACAATATTCAAATACCATCTAATTTACATGTTGTTGATCCTCTTGGTTTCTTTGATTTCGTTAAATTAGAACAACATGCTCATATTGCTCTAACTGACTCAGGCACAGTACAAGAAGAATGTTGTTTATTTAATGTACCAACAGTGACAATTCGTGATACGACTGAAAGACCTGAAACAGTAGATTGTGGAAGTAATATTGTAACAACAATTGATGCTAATAAAATCATTAAAGGAATTTTCCAAGCATCTACAATGTCAAGAGAATGGAACTATCCTGAAGGATATACAGAACCAAAAGTATCAGATAACGTAATCAAATTATTATTAGGCAATTAATATGCAAATTGAAGTTATATCATTAATATACAAATCAGTTGATTATTTAAATTTTATTTACAATCAAATGAAAACTTACTGTGTTTCGAATGAACATGAAATTACTTTAAGAATAGTGGCAAACGATCCAACGCAAAAAGTATTAGATCATTTAAAAACATTAGATATTCCATATTCAGTATATCATGACCCTAGACCAGATGATTATTATTTGAATAGAGTATATAGATGTTGGAATTGGGCAGGAATGTCATCAGAAGCTGAATACATATGTTTTATTAATTCTGATATGGCTTTTAGTAACGGATGGTTGGATAATTTAGTTAAAGGATATAATCGAACAACAATTCCAACAAGTAGGTTAGTAGAAAGTGGAAAATTATTAAGTGGTGAACATGCTATATCACAAGACTTTGGAAAGAAACCATCTCTATTCAAACAACAAGAATGGCAAGAATATGTTGATAAGATTTCAGAACACAAACAAGTATTAGGTGGATTATATATGCCTTGTTTATTACCAGTTGATGTGTTTACAAAAAGTAAAGGGTATCCTGAAGGCAATCCTATTGTAGATTCTAAGGGTAATATAATGAAAATTAACTATCCTGGAGTCCCACATAAAGGAAAATTAATATCTGGTGATAAGTATTACTTCGATCGATTAAAAACAGAATATAATTTAACACAAACGACTGTTTTTGATTCTATTGTATATCATATACAGGAAGGTGAAAAGGATGAAAATGACCCCTGATATATTAGTAATTATGCCTTGTTATAATACTGTTCGCACTATAGACGAGGCATTATTATCAGTGTACAATCAAAGTTATATGAATTTTTCACTAGTGTGCATTGATGATTGTTCAATTGATAATACATATCAACGATTAACACAGTTAAAATCTAAATATAAGTTTACACTACTTCAGACCCCATGTAATCAAGGAACAGGATCAGCGATTAATTTTGGTATTAATTCAATTAATAATCTTGATGATTACAAGTATATTACCTGGATATCATCAGATAATATTTTACAACCATATTTTTTCGAAACTCTACGTAATACATTAATAAATTCACATGCAGATATATGTTACGGGTCGTGGCAAATATTATATGCTGATACTTTTTTTATGACAGAATCACAAAAAAGAAGAAACATAAGAAAAATTTCATGTGAACCAAATACTAATATTCTCTCCCTCAAAACACTATTTGCATTAGGACCTGCTTTTATGTATACTGTAGACCTTTGGAAAAAGGTAGGTCCTTATCATTCCTTACCTGGTGAGGATTATCTATTTGCTGTTGAAGCTGCTCTTAACAATGCAAACTTTACATTCCACACAGGAAGATCGTTAATGTATTATAGAGCTCATGAAAACAGTGTTAGTGGAAGATTACAAAAAGGAATGTTAAAGGAAACAATTACTGATTATGCAAAAGAACGAGCACAATTATTATGAATAAGCAAGGTTATTTAGTAAATGATTTATTAACATGTATACCAAATACAAAAACTTTTTGGCATGATTTGTTAGAATGGATTCCTGGCTTACAAGATAAATGTAATGGTGATTATAAAACTTTAGTATCACACATAAATTCATTACCCACTCCTGATTACATTATTAGAAATGCATCATGGTTCGAACCGCTAAACCATAACTGTCCAACAATATCATTGTTACAAGATCCATTAACAGGAAAGTATAGAGAGCAGCAATTACGTGTATGTGATAAATCATCAATCATAGTATGTAATTCTCAAACAGTATTTGAACAATATAAACATGAAATAGATGTGTCAAAAACGAAAATCATTCCTTTGGGGGTGGACTTTGATTTATTTAAACCGTTGCCCGAACCAAAAAGGTATGATGTTATATTTGTAGGTGCAGATTCAGTAATTAAGAATTTTGAGTTAGTACGCCATTTAATACACGCACATAAACACTTAAAGTTTTGTGTGGTTATGAAATACAAATGCACTGAAAAATTTCCTCCTAACGTAACTCTTTTTTCACAAGTAGATCATACACAATTAGTTAAACTATACAATCAATCTCGTGTCCTTATATGTACATCACGAAACGAAACACAACATTTAGCTGGTATAGAAGCAGCAGCATGTGATGTTCCTATAGTAACAACAAGTGTTGGTATCTATCCGCACTTAAAAGGAAGTTGGGGAGTAATATCTTTACCTTCTGTGACAGATTTCTACAAACATATACAAGAAGCCTTAAATACTTCATTCACTCCAAGACAAACAATGATTGATAATAATTTAAGTAAAACATCATGTAAAGAGTCTTGGACACAACTCATACGAGAATTATAAATGAATCATGAACAATTTATAGATATGTTATGTAAAAGTATCAAACCTAAATCATATTTGGAATTAGGATTATACAAAGGGGAATGCATTACTCAAATTGCAAAACATGTTCCCTTGTGCGTTGGCGTAGATATTGTTGATGTGCCACACAAAAACTTTACCTTTTATAAGAAAACAACTGTTGAGTTTTTTAAAACAAATAACCAAACCTTTGATGTCATCTTCATCGATGCCGATCATTCTTTTACTTCAGCACAACAGGATTTTGTAAATTCTCTAAAAATATTAAACAAGGGTGGTGTTATAATTATGCATGATACTGATCCTGCAGAATTAAAATTAATTGATCCTGGTTATTGTGGAGACAGTTATAAAATGATTGAATGGTTTAAAGAATATAATATGACAGCTACAGATAAACTAACATATATTACATTGCCAATTGAACCAGCAGGATTAACATTAATAAGAAGAGAAAGCGATAGTAGAATTATAGACGTTTTACCAAAGAATAAATAACATTATATTTTATAGGATATTATATGATAAACTGGCAAATGTTAAATGATAACATCGATCAATACTCTAAAGAATTTCAAATTGCAACTCCTTTTAACCACATTGCTATTGATAACGCTTTCGATCAAAACACATTAGATAAATTACTTGCAGAGTTCGATAACACTGATTGGGCTAAACACGACGTACGCAATCACGAAGGGGTCCAAGTTAAAAAAAGAAGTAATTGGAAAACAGATAGTGACATACCACCCATTGCACATTCGATTATTCAAACTTTAAATTCAGGCGACTTCATGAGATGGTTAAGCAAATTAACAGGTATAGAAGGAATCATTTGTGATCCTTATCTCTCAGGTGGTGGATTCAATCAAATTAATAAAGGCGGAATGTTGGCAATTCACGCTGATGGTAACTGGCACGATCTAATGGGAGTACATCGTAGACTAAATGTTATTCTTTATCTTAACAAAGATTGGGATGAAGAATGGGGTGGACATTTTGAATTGTGGGATCGTGAAAGGACCAAATGTGAAAAGAAAATAGCACCTCTTTTCAATAGACTCGTTGTTTTTAGAACAGATGATTTTAGTATGCATGGACATCCTCATCCTTTAAACTGTCCAGAAGATCGTTCACGTCGTTCATTGATTCTTTACTATTATACAAATACAAGACCAAAAAATGAACTAGAGTCAGATGACAAACATCGTGCTATATTTTACAAACTTGATGGATCGAAGGTGTAAACATGTTCTATGAATCAACTATATTAATCACTGGTGGAACAGGTTCTTGGGGACAAGAGCTAACAAAACAATTACTTGAATTACCTAAGCCACCAAAGAAAATTATTATATTTTCTCGTGGGGAACTTGCTCAAGTAATGATGCAACGGAAATTTAAAGATTCACGTATTCAATATATAATTGGTGACATTCGTGATCAAGATGCAATCACTCGTGCTTGTAAAGGAGTTGATTATATCTTTCATTTAGCAGCTCTTAAACATGTACCAGTATGTGAATATCATCCTCAAGAAGCAATTAAAACTAACATCGTAGGAACACAAAATATTATCAATGCAGCAATCGATAATAATGTAAGTAAAGTAATTGATGTGTCAACTGATAAAGCAGTCGATCCTTTAAATTTATATGGTATGACAAAAGCTGTGGGTGAACGCTTAATTATCCAAGCTAATATGCTTTCCGATACAAAATTCGTTTGCATTCGTGGTGGTAATGTAATTGGATCAAACGGAAGTGTCATTCCTTTCTTTATTGACCAGATCAAAGAAAACAATCATGTAACGTTAACAGATAAAAATATGACAAGATATTTTATGTCATTACCTGAAGCCATCCATTTATTATTTGCAGCTGCTGAACAATCTGTAGGTGGTGAAACGTTTGTGATGAAAATGCCTTCATATTACATTGATGATATTGCTCAAGCATTAATTGCTGTTCATGGAAATCCTGATACTAAAAAAACTGAAGTAGGAATTAGACCTGGTGAAAAGATTCACGAAATGTTAGTATCAAAAAATGAAGCCAAAGTATCATATGCATATGATGATAATTATATTGTGATTATGCCTACCATTAATATAAACGATGTACATACACACTATGCAAAACAATATACCAAATTTGATCTTCCTGAATATTCATCAGAAACTTATGTAACAAGAGATATGCAAAAAGTATTTGAAATGTTAACAAATAGTGGATACATTAAATGAAAGTACTAATATTTGGTGCAGGTGGAATGGCAGGGCATGTTGTTGCTAGATATCTTACTGAACAACAATATGAAGTAATTTCTATACATTCACATCACGATACAAATAAAAACCATATCAAAGTCGATGTGACAAATGAAAGTGCTGTCAGAACAATACTTAAAGAACACAGTCCTAGTATTGTTATTAATTGTGTTGGTCTATTAGTTAAGCCATGTGAAGACAGTCCAATGGCAGCTTATTTAATTAATACACAATTTCCTAAAATATTAGAAAAGTATTCTAGTTTTATGGATTTTAAATTAATACATATTAGTACCGATTGTGTATTTTCAGGTAGTAAAGGACAATATACTGAAAAAGATGTACCTGACGAAACGAACAAATATGGCACATCGAAGGCTGCTGGCGAAATTATTTTACCACCCAATCTTACTATTAGAACATCTATAATTGGACCTGAATTGAAAAGTGAAGGGACCGGACTAATGCATTGGTTTCTTCATAAATCAGAATACATTCTTAATGGATATACAAATGCTTTTTGGAATGGAGTGACCACTCTCGAATTAGCAAAGTTTATCGATCAAGCAATTAAAGAGAACATAAGTGGACTTGCCCACATTCATTGTAAAGAAAAAGTTTCAAAATATGAGTTACTAAATGTAATAAACAATATATATAATGTAAATAAAGTCATAAAACCAATAACAATTCCTGTTACTATAGACAAAACAATAGTTAAAACAAGAAATGATTTTCAGTATAATCTCAAAACTATAACTGAACAATTGGAAGAATTACATGACTGGTATAACCAAAAAGGATAAAGACAATATGCAACCCGAAGCAATTAAAGCAATTAGAGAACAAATTAAGAAATTACAAGAATCTATTGATTCTACACAAGATCACTTGGATGAATTAGAAGAAATGATTGATGAGTTATCAATCGATACTAACTCTGAACCCAAGACAGATAATGATATGATTAAGGACATTCTTGAAAAATTAAAAAAATTAGAAGAAGATTCTAAAGCAGAAAAAATAAAACCAGGGGATTATCCTTGGGACAAAAAACCTTATCAACCATTTGGGCCTTATGGTCCTTACAAGTGGGACCCCTACACTGCTCCTAAACCACGTTGTGGCAAGTGTGGTATAGAACTTAGTGGCACAATGGGATATTACTGTACTCAAGTAAATTGTCCAACAGGGTTAGGTGGTCCTATTTCATTCTTAATGAACACAGCTACATCGTTAATTAGTGATGTTCTTAAGGACGAACTTGTAAAAAAATGGGTTCCAGAAAATAAAAATGAAAAAAAGAGTTGAATTTTAATAAACTCTCATATATAATAGATATATAAATTAATGAATTCGAAATGAAGTCGTTGCGTTGAAGTGAGATACTTCATATTAAAACGGCTGGATCGGACGATTAATAGGTAAGACCAAATAGTTTTATTGTGTGATATAGAGTTAATGTTTAGAAATATCACAAATGAAATTAACTATTAATTGAAAAGATCTTTAAAACATTCGTATCAATTACGTTAAGTTGGCTGGTGTCAGAAACACTCATCTTAAAACATTTGAGAGTAAATGTTGGCCGTATAACAGGACTAATAACCTCCTGTCCGGTGACTGCTCAATTCAAAATTGAACTCGACTGAAATTTCGTATCATAAATAGGTTTTTAGGTGTTGCGTAGTAACAGAGATACTTCTTTTCCTTAACAAAGACTGGCCTCGGGCCAATATCCTCTGTACGACTTTAACTCACCTGAATTTTTGTAAAAGTTTTTGATGTTGCGTAGGAAAGAGTTACTTCTTTTGGTGAAACACACTCTTTCTAACTTTGACTCATCATAAAGTTTTTTAAAGTTGCGTATAAAAGAGTTACTTCACTGTTAATGACGTGGCCGTAGGTTCGAGTCCTGCTATCTCCATCTGGAGATATAGCTCAGTTGGTAGAGCACGAAAATCTCTCTTTTAGCCCTTGTCTCTTTAAAATATTTCTAATGGTATTCGTAACATCCTTGACTTTCTAAAATTAACACAGTATAATGTTTAGATTAAATTAAGAGGAGAAACGAATATGTCTAAATTAAATAAGCCAAACAAATCCGCAAAACAGAATAAGGTTGCTTATTCTTACAACGGTAATCCACAATTCCTTAAAAATGCTGAACAACAATTGTACGAAGTTGTTACAATGACTTTGTACGGTAAAGATGAATTCTATGAAAGTTCAAACGATCGTTTACGTCGTTTGCGTGAACTTTTGTCTTCTGTTGTTGCCAATAAAAATTTCGACTTCTTAGCAAATTTAATCGTTCACGCACGTACGAATATGAACATTCGTACCATGCCTATCATTCTTTGTGTTGAATTTGCAAAGGCCCTTTCTGATAATCGTAAATTGTTCCTTGATCAAATTACTACTATTAAACAAAGTGCAAATGGTCGTGAGTTAACCGATGCTGAAAATATTAAAATAGCAACTTTTCAATCAAAAGCTGAACAGTTTACCTATAATGATATGCGTCGTGTTGTTTGCGACGTAATTCAACGTGCTGACCAAATCACTGATTTATATGCATATGCATTATCTGTTTTTGGTGGAAAGAATGCTGTACCTATGGCAATTCGTCGTGGGGTTGCAGATGCTTTCGAAAAATTCAATGAGTACTCTCTTGCTAAATGGAATTAATAAATACTTCTAATATTAGAAGTATTTAAAATGAAAAAAATCGAACAAGAATTATTAATTGAGTTATACATCAACCAAAAATTATCACTACAACAAATTGCAGATAAATTTAATTGCTCAGGAGCAACAGTGTTAAATTGGATGAAGCGATATGGAATTCCGAGACGAACAGTATCAGATTCCTTAAAAGGAAGAGCAAATACATGGGCCCGACTTCATAGGCATAAATGGGTAGGAAAAACTGTTTCAGAAGAAACTAAGCAAAAGCTTTCTATTTCACGAAAAGGCAAATCAAGTTGGAATAAAGGATTAACTAAACGAACGGATGATCGATTAAAAAATACAGGAAAGAGTAAAGAACTTCATTGGAATTGGAAAGGTGGATTAAGTAATGAAAACATTTTACTTAGACAATCAGACCAATATAAAACCTGGAGAACATTAGTTTTCCAACGCGATCAATATTATTGTAGGATGTGCGGAATCACACATTGTGAACTAGAAGCTCACCACATTAAACCGTTCTCTACAAATATGGATGAAAGATTTAATATTGACAATGGACTTACATTATGTAAACAATGTCATAAATTACTACACAAACAGGAGAAAGAAAATGGCAAAGCACAGCAAAAAACAAGTTAAACTTCGTGACGTATTACGCATTGTTCACCCTGTAGGTAAAACACCAGAACAAGGTGAAATCTTTGCTAAATTGATAAAAGACGAATTAGCAACCCCAAAAACATGGGAAACTGTGTTGAGTGCTAATGGTCAATTACCAGCAAACGAGCGCAAAACAAATGCTGAAGTTTGGACTGATTTGATCGAATCTAACAGTGTACAATATATGGCACTTCTTCGCAATCTCCGAAACATCATTGAAGCAAACGTACCTGATACTGTTATCAAGCAGGTAATGGGTAAGTTAGTTGATGAAGACCAAATTAAAAAGTCAAAACAACTTCCTTTCCGTTTCGTTAATGCTTTAACAGCAATCGATGGAGCACAAGGTAAGAATGTTAATAAAGATAGATTACGTGCTGCTGTTCGTGATGCATGTAACACAAGTTTAACTAACATTCCTTCTATTGGTAACAATATTTGGATTATTCTTGATGTATCAGGAAGTATGGAAGGTACTCCACTTCAAACTGGAGCGCTTTTCTCTGCAGCATTAGTTGGTGCAAATAAAAACGCAACTAATGTGAAAGTTACGATTTTCAGTAACAGTGCTGAACACATCAACGTCGATCCAAAGGCAAATATGTTTGCTAACGTAGAAGCCATTGAAGCACGTTCATATGGTGGTGGAACAAACTTACAGGCTGCTTTAGATCTTAAACCAGCATTAGGATTTGAACCTGATACTGTGATCCTGTTTAGTGATATGCAGGTGAATCAGTTAAGTTCAAAACGTGAAGCAACAAAGATTTTCGGATCAAATGTTGTTAAAGTAGCATTTAACTTGAATGCATATGCTTCCACTCCTGTAAGCGAAATTGATGGTTGGTATCAATTAGCAGGTTTCTCTGAAAGAGCATTTGATTTTATTCCAGCAATGAGAAATAAGACAAGTGTGGTGAAGACTTTATCTGTACCTTACAAGGGCCTTAAAGGTATTCGTCAAGGATTTAATCAAAACGATTCTGATGAGGAATAAATAGTAGAACCTCGAGGTTCTACTATGAAATTACATGATATTGAAACAAACACAAAACCTGTTGAAGAACAGTTAATAAATGAAGGAGTCAGCTCTGATGATCCACAAATCAAAGCTGCTCTTTCTTTTATGGGGTTAGATGATCCTACAAGCCCTGAATATAAATCGCATTACAATTCGTTAAAGTCACTTAAAAAGAACGATCCAGCAAGTTTCAAACGTGCTATGAGTTTTGATTAAACTAGCAATTTTTAATAAATAGTTAATCCACAAGAGTATTTTTCATGAAGTTAACGGATTTCGCTAATTTAAAACAATCTGTTGTTAACAACATTACTCCAATTAACGAATCTTCTATAGAGGCAAAAAAAGAGCACATAGAGAAGTTGTTTAATATTATTAACCATGAACGCCAAGTACATGGTTCTAGATTAATTCAATTTGAAATTACAGACGATTTAACAGTGGTAGCACCTAATCAAATCATTAGTCTTGAAATGGACCACTTCACAAAATCAGAAGTTACACATCTTCTTAAAGATGGTCATTTGGCATTTAAATTCTCTGGTACTTTATTTCAACTTGCCCTTCATGGCGAAGAATTTACTTCATTAAAAGGCTGTCCACCATCTGTTACAAATTTTATTGTGGATAATACAAATATTACAAATTTAGAAGGCTGTCCTCAACAAGCTAGTATTATTAATCTTGCAAATAATGAAAAGCTAACATCATTAAAAGGATTACCTTCTACTTTACAAACTTCACAACCAAAATTAGCATCAGGATTAACTATTACTAATTGTCCACAAATCAAATCATTTGAAGGAATGCCTAGTAATATACAAGGCAGCTTAAATATATCATATAATGGATTTACATCATTAGCTAATTTACATAAACATGTAAAAAAAATGAAAGGGTCAATTACTATTGATGATCAAATCACAAGTTCAATATTAAGTGTTATGTTGATTGATGGTGTCACGAAAATTAACTTATCCTCTGATGACAGAGGTCCACTATACACAGCGGTTCAAATTATTAACAGACATTTGCAAATGTCTGATCCTGATCCAATGGATTGCAAAGATGAATTAGTACAAGCAGGATTACAACAGTTTGCGAGGGCAACATAATGAATTTAATGGGCACAAAAATAGAAAAACAATTAACTAAGATTATTAAAAACATGAATTCAACAACTCCAGCAGGAGCATTGTTAACTGGTGATCCTGGTATAGGAAAGACTAGTAGTATTGAATTATTGTCTAAATTAACTGGTATTAAAACAATTGTAATTGAGATTCCACATATTATTGAAGAACATTTGATTAATATTCCTTTTATCACGTTCGATCCGGTCACAAATAAATCAACTGGCGATTCTGTATCTGTTGATTTAGAAGACATGAAAGATCAAGCATCGAAAGGAACACAATATCAAATCCAATTAGCAGAATCTAATTTATTAACTAAAATTAAAGCAGTTAAAAAAATAAGTGATTCAGATTATTTGAAAGAAATTGCTGACGCTCCGAGCCACATTCAACAATTGTTTATGAGAATGGGTGGTGACGAAAAAACTATTCCACCAACTATTCAGAAGGCACGTGATCGTTATAATTGCATTCTATTTTTAGATGAATACTATAGACAATCTTCTACAAGAACAAGAAACATCTTACGTGGATTGCTAAACCGTAATATCGGTATGGATAAAGTACCTGATAGTGTGTATATCATCTATGCTTCAAATATGAGCGACATTACTCATGGTGCTGTTGAACCAGTACTGTCAAATGAAGATTGGTTAATTCTTAAACATGAAGCTCCAACAAAAGAAGAATGGTTTGATTGGTTTGAATCTAAACACGAAAAAAATCCTCGTGTAGATATTAACCCTGATGTAATTAAAATCTTCCGTGAACATCTTACAGATGATGATATAAATTATACTGATCGTGGAGTCAGAATTTCTCCTCGTAGATGGGAACAATTGATGTTGTATATTTGTGCCTCCTTACCTGTCGAAAATGAAGCAGAAGCAAAACAATTACTTACAAACGTAAAACATAATTTCTATCATTATATCGATAAACATTTTGGTGAATTGAGTTCAAAAGTAATGAAATTAACAATTGACGCAATGAAAGCTACGTCAAAAATGTCCGTTGACGAACATCAAACATTAGATGATACAAGTTGGAGAGATACACTATTCTCTCTTGTTAGAGCTCAAATGAAATTAGGAGAGTATAGAAAATATATTCCTATCGTGTCTGGTCCTCCGGGAATCGGAAAAACAACTAATTCTTTAAAAATTGCTCACGATTTAGGATTAGCATATATTCCTATCGAAGCGACAGTATTAAATCCTGAATCCGTTATTGGTATTCCATTGGCACAAGAAGATCAAGAAGGCAATCGTAAAGTACACTTCTCTGAACCAGAACTTTATCAACGTATTATGACACAAAAGAAAAGTGCTGAGAAAGTGTTATTTGATTATTGGCGTGAGCAATACAAGGATGATCCGAAAAAAGCTGAACAATTAATTAAAGAATTTCCTAATAAAGAATGGAAATATTTAATTTTCTTCGACGAAATCAATCGCGTACAATCAACTAAAGTGTTTAATGCTTTACGTAGAATTATGCTTGAGAAAAATTTTGGTCCTGATGAAAAAGGAAATCTCATCAAAATTCCTGACGGATCAATCGTTGTTGGTGCAATTAACCCTATTGGTGGCGCCACTTCACAATTAACAGAACATTTTAGAGACGTGGTTGATATTATTCCAGCATATGGTAATTGGAACTCGACTTGGAATTACATTAAAAATTTAGATGTGGACGCCTCACCTGATGCTAAAGATGCAGTTCAAGCTGTAATAGAAACATTTGTTTCACAATTTAAATCAAAGACTCCAGGTGTTCCTGAATCTAAGAAACCATTTAACTTACATGTCGGATCAAGTGAATTTTACTTCTCTCCACGTGAATATGAATCATTATATAAGCACATGGTCGATTCTGTTGATACTATTTTAGATAAATTAAAAAGAAATCCTGAAGTGTTTGAAGATAAAATTAAGTCAAAAGAATATGTTACACAGACAATGGCTGAAGCATTTGAAGAAGCAACTACAAACTCTTTCCAATATAAGCATGGTGCTTTAGATTATCAAAACATTTATAATGTATTACGTGAGTGGTTTGATAACTTAGATGTAAGTGTGTTCGGTAATTTATTCGTCAAACGTCCTACATTACGTAAGAGTTTAGATGATGTATTACAAGACTATTTGTCTTTGAAGAAACCATTGAAAGATATGCCTGAAGATGAAGAATTAATAAATGCAAATAAGAGCGTATCACATCCTGAATTCGATTCAGCAATGAAGAACGTGGCTTTATATATGACTGAAAATGATAAACGTGCTCAGCAATATTTGTTAGATCAATCTCATCCAGTATTACGTCCTAACATTGAACAAGGTACATTTGCACAAGATGATTCATTACAAGTCAGCTTCCTTGCAAACTTCCTCATCGTATTACGTACCACCTTGATTATGCATGAAGTATCAAACGATCGTGTAAATCAAGTGTCCAGTTGCAGAATTAAGAAAAATGAAATTAAGGACAAACTTGAACCAGATATTTTATTCGATGTAGTAAGTGCGTTCGTTGAACAAGATGATGTTGCTAATACTGTTGTACAAGAGGCCACAGCATAATGAAATTGTTATCCTTAAGAGATAGAATGACACAAAAGGTATCACTTGATATGCCTCCGAAGATTATTCGTGAGGCTTCTATGGATATAACAAAAGCCAAACGCGGAACAGTGAAATTCCGTGCTTCATCGTTAAATGATCCTCATATTCAAGATGTCATTAAAATCGTCGCAAAGGCTGCAAATGTGGCACCAGCAGTTGTTGTTGATTTAATAAACGAAAAAGTCGCAAATTTAAACGGAAAAGAAAAATTAGCTCCATTATTATTTTCGACAATGAAGAACAATTTTATCGAAAGTACATTATTTGATTTATTTTGTAACGTAGATGTTGACGTCGGGGGTCCAAAATTTTCAAAAGTTATATTTGAAAGGTTACTCAATAAACTTAAGTCTGAGATGCCTGAATTCTTTCCACTTGTTAGTTATCTTGAACGTAAACCATTAAAAAATGAAGACTTTGTGTTCACAAGAGTTCATCCTGGACACGGCAACGATCTTATTGATCCTAAAAAAGCCGAACAATTACAAAAAGAAAAAGAAGAAAGATTAGAGAGAAAAAAGAATAAACAATCTACAAAAGAAGATAGATGGGCTTCTATCGATACTGCAGCTGCTACTCCAAGTGGTACATTTATCTTTAATATTTTGTTTATGCAAAAATTAATGGATTATGCTCATATAATTAAACTTCAACCACAAGGATTAAAATATACAAACAATGGTGGTAAATTCCCACCAGAGTATGCTTATATTGAGTTTTTAATTCTACATGAATACATGCATTTTACACATAGTGATTTTTATTATCAAAAAATCATTAAAGATCCAGATAATGGTGGAAAAGCAAATCCTAAAATTATTAACTATGTTGGTGACTTCCGTTCTAACTACTTACTAGCAAAAAGCGGATTCTCTCCGCTTCCTATGGGATTATTTTGTGACGAAATTAACTATGACCGTCAAGACAGTTATGAATTGATGTACAAAATTGTTAAAGAAGAATTACAAAAATTAAAAGAAAGTAAAGATGATGAAAGTAAAGATGGCGAAGGTGGTGATCCAGGTGATGGGGAAAATGGTAGCGATATTGAAGATTGGTTAGATCGTCAAACGGACGATCATGATCCTGGTAACGAAGAAGGTGAGGAAACTAATGTTAATATTGATGACACTAATCCACCTGAAAAAGGACAGCAATCAATTGATATTCATACTAAACCTGGTCAAAATATTAACCAAGTGGTGGATGAAGTAAGTAAGAAAATTGCTGAACAGGTTAAAGAGGAACGTAAGGATGATGTAAAAGATCAACCTCCTGCTAAATCTAAATCCACAGGACAACCTGGAAGCGGTGCTGGAAAAATTACTGCTGTAACTCCACAACCTCCACGAATTTCTTGGAAGGAAATCATTCGTCAATTAGTGCTAAATGCTGCTCAAGAAACTGAAGAAACATATCAAAGAATGAATACAAGAAGTGCCGGAAGAACTGCCTTGCAGGTTAAACAAACAGGATCTGGTTCCGTTTCTCCTGGCGAAATTGGAGTCGAGACTACAGCTAAACTATTGTTTATATTAGACTCGTCAGGATCAATGTCTCCTATTATTGGTTCTATCAACAAGAGCGTTCTTGAACTTGCTAGTAAGACAGCTTTCCGTAAAACACAATTTGCTATTATGAGATTCAGTGATGGGTATTCCTTATTTAAAGCACAAGTTGAGGGGGATATAGCTGCTCCTGTTAACTCTGTTAAAGATTCACCTTCAACCTGGACTCATAAATTATCACAAGTAATTAATATGACGCAAAATGGTGGTACTGCTTTCACAACTGCAGAATTAGGAATTGCACAAGAAGCTATTACTGACAAGTATAATATTATTGTTGCATCTGATAGTGATATATTACACGGGGATAATTTTAGAAATATTGTTACCTTATTACGCAATCGTGGTGCCTTCTTAATTCTTGATAGTAAAGAAACATATGAAGCATTTTTGAGACAACTTAATACTTCACGTGCTGATAACGTAACTTACATGACATGAAACTAACTGACTTATTAACAGAAACTACAGAGCCAGATCATTCAGCAATACATAAATGGTGTAGGAAATATAACATTAACAATTATGTGGTGGGGAAACATTCAGGTCATGTTCACGTTATGGGCAATGTAAATTTGTCAGGTGCCAAGTTAATTTCGATAGATATACAATTTGGAACGATTGAAGGTGATTTTGATTGTTCATATAATAAATTAACTTCGCTTAAAGGGGCTCCTAAAGTAGTCGAAGGTAATTTTGACTGTTCACACAACGAATTAACCACATTACAATATTCACCTTCGGAGGTAGATGGAGAATATTCATGTGTTGGTAATCAATTAATATCACTCAAGGGTGCACCTTCTCGTATAGGACCTAAGGGATTTTTTTGTTATGAAAACAAATTAACTACTTTAGAAGGTGCTCCTAAAGTAGTCGAAGGTAATTTCTCGTGTGGACAGAATGGCACAACGTTTCATCCATCTGACGTTTCACGGGTAACTAAAGTTCTAGGAAGGATATTCGTATAAGTTGATTATCAATTTATTTTAAATGATAATACTCTATAAATCTTTTTAGAGTATATATCATGTCAACATTTAAAGTCCAAGTACTTAAATTAACTATCGAACCGCATCCTAATGCAGATGCCATAGAACTTGCACGTATAGGGGAGTATCGTTCTATTGTTAAAAAAGGTCTCTACAAAACAGGAGATCTAGCAGTATTCATTCCTCCTGCATCATTACTTCCACAGTGGATTGTCGAAAAATTAGAATTAGTCGGCAAATTAGCTGGACCAAATAAAAATAGAGTGAAGGAGATTCGCCTCCGTGGCCAACTTTCTGAGGGATTAATATTTCCTGTAAATGGTGATTCTGATGATGCTGATATCGAACGTCCTGTAAACATAGAAGGACATCCAGAAGCAGCAGAAGTCCTCTTAGTTAAGGAAGGAGACGATGTTGCTGAATTTTTAGGTATTACAAAATATGAACCTGTACCTCCTCCATCATTTGGTGGTGATGTAGCATATATTCCAGGATTTACTTTACATTACGATCTTGAAAATTTCAAATCTCCATTGAAAAGTCTGTCATCTACAGAAGAAATAGAAGTCGAATGTGATGTATTAGGAAATCCTATATTACCCGTCAATACAAGTTTGATCAAAATTATTAATATCTTCTAGTAATTGTTCTAAGCTTATTGAACATGTTGATCCTTTTCTGGAGTTAGAACTATGATCCATAACTGTTAAATTTCGAATATGGGATAAAGTATATACCGACACTTTATTGAGAAATCCTTGGTTAACAGAATATTTATGATCAACAACAAGACGATCTGTAGTAAATAATGTGGAATCAAAGTTTATTAAATAACCCCATCGTTTCAATGTTTTTCGTGTTTCTCTATATACTCGACGTTTAAAACGTTCATATGTGACAAAATCATAATCAGATGGGTCAGAAAACTTTCCTATTTCTACCATTTTATTATACCAATTTCTTCTCCAGGTCTCGTAACTTCCGTTACTCTTCATTGTGTGTATGCGTTTAATGGCTGCTGATTTATAATTTTGATTTCGACGTCTTGTTTCGTGTATTTTTTCATATCTTTTTTCAAATTTTGTTTTTCCGTGTTCATCCACAGATGCTTTCTCATTTTTAATTTTGGTTTTATTGCCTTGTATACTTCCGCATGTAGGGCATCCATGATTCCATATATGATCATTAGGTCTCATCAAAAATCTACCATGAAGAGGGCATATAATACAAACTTTAATTAACATTTTTTCATATTGGACTTCAGAATAATCATATTTGTCCCCATGTATTGTTCTGAATCTTTGAATTACTTGTTCTTGCGGAATTGTTTTTGTCATATTGAATTTCTTCTTTTATTAACGTATAATATTATCTATCTATTTATGAGATTGAGAATATGAAAGCGAAAATTTTAATTAACACGAAGAATGTTACCTACAACGGAAGTGTATTTAATGAAGATGTTAGAGTAACCGTAACAGAAAAAATTCATGGCACAAATTGTCAAATAGGTTATAATCCTTTATTACAAGATCAACCAGAGTTATTCGAAGATGGTAAGGTAATTATTATTTCAAAAGGTCTTGGAGCAAAAGGTTTAGCATTTAAAGATAATGAAACAAATAGCCAAAATCTATACGTTAGAACATATAGACAATCATTAGATGTTAATGGATTAACAATTGGTCAACGATTAAAACAATTATGTGAATCAGGAGAACATTCGTTCCTCACTCCTGAAACTCCCATTTATGTTGTAGGCGAAATAATTGGACCAGGAGTACAAGATGGGTTTGATTATGGATTCACTAGAACTGAATTCAGAGTATTTGATGTGTATATTGGAATGCCAAAAAAAGGTAGATATCTGCACGAATTCGAAAAGATGATTGTTATTAAACAATTAGGATTAACACGTGTTCCAGTATTATATTTTGGTCCTTGGAATCCTGATCTTATTAAAAGATATACATCTGGTAAAGAAACAGTGTCAGGAAAAGAATTACACATGCGTGAAGGAATTGTTATTACACCACAATTAGAATATACTAACTATGATCTTGGTAGAGTAATTCTTAAAAGTGTAAGTGAAGAATATTTAACACGTAAAGATGGTACTGAATATAATTGAGGATTAAACCATGGATTATCGTTATATTGCCTTTTTATTGTTTCCTATCATTTGGTTTTTAGGAGCTAAATGGTTTTTACGATCGACTATAAATTGGTTTGAAACCGCAACCGCAATATTAATAGTAGTCACTTCTTCATCATTATTCTACTTTACAGGAAAATATTCTCAAACTGTTGATACAGAAATCCTTAATGGCAAGGTTTTGTCTAAAACACAAAGAACAGAAACTTGTCCATCAGGATGGAACGATTGGCCTGATTCCTTTTGCACAGAATATTCTACACGTCAAAAACGTGTGTATCCTGACAGGTGTACTACAGATTCTCAGGGACACCGAACTTGTCACCCAAGATATAAAACACAATACAAATATCATTATCCATGGGAAAGGAAATGGTACGTTACAGACTCTTTTACAACACATACTATTTCTCGTGTTGACAAACAAGGAGCTAATGAACCTCCAAGATGGACAAAAGCATACGTGGGAGAACCGGCTAGTTCTAGTCACACATTTACTAATTATGTGAAAGCAGCCCCTGATAGTTTATTCAATAATACTGTTGGATATAAGGCTAAAATTGTTGCTCCTGTATATCCAATTGTATTTGATTATTATCGCACTAAACACGCATTGGCTTTACAATTTAAAGATGTAAATAAACAAAATCTATTAGAAGCATATAATCTTGAAATAGGAAACATTTTGCGTGATGCTGGTGCTATATATCAAGTAAATGCAACCGTTATTTTAACCAACAACCCTGATAGTACTATTAGACATGATATCGAACGTGCTTGGGTTGGCGGAAAGAAAAACGACGTGGTTATATTCTTGGGTTATGATCCTACTAATACTAAATTAGTATGGGCTGATGTTATGACATGGGCAAAAAATTATAATAATGAATTGTTCCAAGTTGAATTACGTAATAAACTAATATCTCTTTCTCCTGAACAAACAAATCCAGTAGACATATCTAAAATTGTTATGGAGCAAATCAAATCCAATTATAATCGTCCTAAAATGGAAGATTTTAAATATTTAGAAAGTAGGATTGAGCCTCCTGTTTGGATTTTGTGGATCGTTGGATTTATATGCTTTTTATGTCCAATAGGGCTGACAATATTTTTCCATAAAAACGATGTTGATCCATTTACAAAATAAAAGTATATTAACTATGAACTTATCAAAAGAGGTCCCTAACAAATGAATAGTAACATTAAAACTGTAGTACTTATAGCAACAATTATATTTTGTATCGTCGTTCCGATCCTAGCAATTGTAGGAATGCTTATCAACGTTCACAATACTGCAATTAGTTATGAAACAGGAATCGAACGAACATACAAGAATAACCAAAATGTTCTTTCAGCATATTCTTTAAAGATCGTTGAAGCTGCACAAGTGACTGATATGGCGAGAGATGACTTGACAAAAGTTGTTCAAGCTGCAATTGGTGGACGTTATGGTGAGAATGGAAGTCAAGCCACTTGGCAATGGATTAAAGAAAATAATCCCTCAATTGATCCTGCATTATATCGTACAATTCAAACTATGATAGAAGCAGGTCGTAATAAATTCGAAAACGAACAAACTATATTACTCGATCAATGTGCCGAGTATCAAAATTATCGTAACTATGCTGTTAGTGGTTTAATGTTACGTATTCTTGGATTTCCAAAAGTCAAAGATTTAGAAAAAATGTGTACTCCTATTAAGAGTGGTTATGCTAACAATGCATTCGAAACAGGAATCGAAACAGGTGTTAAATTGAGGTAATAAATATGAGTCCATCATCTTACAAAGTCGTTGATTATTTTTGGTTTCATGGACTATCAGGATTAATTGGTGTTGTATTAGTTGAAGATAAGAATCAACACCAATGTGCCTTTATAGGAGTAGTAGAAGAACCAAGTAATGAACAAGAAGATGCTCAAACTGTTATAAATTTCGGAACACCCTTTCCGTATACTGCTGCTCAAGGGTTGTTTCCTTACTTAGATGATAAAGATGGAGTAGTAACATTTTATGACAATTGAACAAGAAAAACAATTAAAGTATGATACATTGTACATGGATCTAGCAAGTCGAGTAGCATTAATGAGTTATGCAAGACGAAAACAAGTGGGATGTATTATAATTAAAGATACTCAAATTATTTCTCATGGGTGGAACGGGACTCCTTCTGGTGATTCAAATGATTGTGAGCATGTTTTAGAAGATGGTACAATGATTACTAAACCAGAAGTTTTACATGCAGAAGAAAATGCGTTGGATAAACTTACAAAGTCTACTTTCGGATCTGAAAATGCAATAATGTATTTGACTGTGAGTCCTTGTTTACCTTGTGCTAAACGTATCCAAAACTCAGGCATTAAAGAAGTGGTATATAAAGAATATTATCCACAAAACAGTCAAGGAGATGGTGTTCCATATCTTATTGGACACAATGTAAAAGTGAGGTTATTTAATTACTAATATGAAAGAGTACCTATTAATTCACAAAGATGAAGTCGAATTCTCTATAGATTATAAAGAATGTAAAAATCCCTCCCATAATAAATGGACTAACACAGATATCTTCGAACCAGGTGAATATCAAACAAAACAAGACTTTGATGTTAGTTGTTGGTTGATATTCGATAATGATACAGGCGAATTATGGGACATGGCCGCGAAAGAAGAAGTGGCAATAGAAGCCATCGAAGATTACTATAACGGAAAAGTAGTAAAATATGATAAGTCTATGTGTGATACAGCAATTGATGATTATAAACGTGCAATGAGTATTTTCTGAGGAGAACTAAAATGGCAGATACTTTCGTAAGAATTAATGGTAGTATTCATCTTAATCACATTGAAGCAAAACACGGTGATATTAATTTTGTGCAAATTGCAAAACAGATATTACCATATGATAAATTAAATATTGTTGTTTTAAATAATAACGATAGATATGCTAGCACTTCTAGCATTATTCTTTCCATATATGGGGACGTTGTACTTCCTTCAAAACCACAACAACTTGAAAAATTGTTTAATAAAGTAGTTAACAATCTTAAAGTTCCTGTCGAATCAGCTATATTTGATGTTTGTGTACATAACAACAACGAAATTGATCAATCATATTATGTAATGAATATAAATGATGGAATCGTTCATAAAGCAAAGTTAAAATGACTATTTGTCCATAAATAGTTAATCCAATCAATGATAACTGTTTATGGACAATATATTACAAGAATTTTCAAAGTTATCCTTTATACCCTTAAAATATCTTTCTTTATCAAAAGAAGGATATGTTAATCTAAATTTTGCTAACGCTAACCATAGACAATGGACATGTATTGATTACGATAGGTGTGTTAAACCGTTATTACCACATCTTCGTTTTGGTGAAGTCGTTGGTGATTTTAAACTATTTACATCCTCCAAATTGACAAGTCTCGAAGGTTGGTGTCCACACACGGTCTCAGGGGATTTCACACTAATGGACTTGCCTAATTTAACATCTTTGAAAGGATGTCCAATATATATCGGATCTAATTGTCATATCAGAAATTGCAGCATTACGTCGTTAGAACATTTTCCTTCTCATGTAGGCGGAGACATCACATTAGCATCATTACCAATAACATCAGTTAAAGGACTACCTTCTGTATTAAAAGGAAGTTTAACTACATTCGGATGTGATCAAATTACAAGCGTCGAAGGATATCCTTCAAGTCCAGAATCAGGTATTCATATAAGTAGTAAATCACTTACCACATTGCATAATATACATAAAACGTGCAAACAAGTTAAACAATCTTTTATTAGTAGTTCACCAATCAAATCAAATATTATGGGCGTGTTTATGATACGTGGTATTGATTTATTATCGTTAAGTGGAATACCATATGAAGTCGATCGTATTGTTAGAAAACACATGAAAATACCAATTTACGAAAGAGAATTAGATGTAATAAAACAAGAACTTATAGATGAAGGATTCCCTGAATATGCAAAATTTTAATGAGGTATAATATGTACTTTCACGAAGATGACGACGACGCGATGGATAATAATGTAATGGAATATGTCATTGTTCGACAGAAAACTGATAAAACCCCTCATTTCTATCTTGCAGATTATGATAACGTTAAACATAATACTGTTATGTGGTCGCGTGATATGGGTGATGCTTTTATATTTGATAAATACAAGGAAGCAGAAGCTGTTGTTAAATGGTTAGCAGCACTTAAAATAATAGCAAAAATAGATATAACATAAGGATATAAAAATGGCAAATTTCGAAAAAGCAATAGTAGTATTACTTAAACATGAAGGTGGTTATGTTAATAACCCTAATGATCCTGGTGGTGCAACGAATTATGGTGTATCATTGAGATTCTTAAAAGATTATCCTGAACTTGGTGATATCGATAAAGATGGGGATGTTGATATTCAAGACATCAAAAATATGAAAATTGCTGATGCTAAGAAAATCTATCAAAAAATTTGGTGGGATAAGAACAAATATGGTAACATTGTTGATGATACTATTGCCACAAAAGTATTTGATGCTGCTGTAAATATGGGTACTTCTCAAGCACATAAGCTATTGCAAACTGCTCTTAATAAAGCATTCGGAATGAGATTGACAGTTGATGGCATCGTTGGTCCTGCTACCATGGGAGTTATTAATGCTTGTGCTGATGATAAAGAACAAATCTTATTAACTGCATTTTGTGATGAAATGTGGGGATTTTATCAACGAATAATTGCTCGTAACCCAAAATTAAAAGTATTCGAAAACGGATGGAAAAATCGAGCATATTCATTATGTAAAGCAAATTCAATATGAACTAACTGATTTAACAATTAATACAGGAACCTTTTTAAAATAATTACTAAATACTCTTGTCCCAAGGTGGGACTTATATTATAATAGTTTTACAAAATCAATAATTAAACGTTTGGAGGCCAAACATGAATACAAATAAAAAAGCAATAAAATTCGGTGTCGTTATTGGGAGAATGAACCCTCCCCACAAAGGACACAAACACCTTATCGATACAGCATTACAATCATCTGACTTTGTAATTGTCTGTCTCGGTTCTGCAAAATCCCCTAGAACCCCTAAAGATCCTTTCACTGCTGCTGAAAGACAAATGATGGTATCAGCCATGTACGATGCTGATACATTAAAAAGAATTCAATTTACATACGTTCGTGATTATCACTACTCAGATGCTGATTGGTTAATTGCCGTACGTACACAAGTATCAAATATCATTCATGCCACCGTACAAGAACCTTACGAAGTAACTTTATTTGGTTACGAAAAGGATAATTCCTCTTCATATATCAAATGGTTTAAACCACAATGGAAATATGCTGAAGTATCAGCATATGAAATTAATGGAAAGATTGTAAATGCCACTAATATTCGTGAACATTTATTTGATTCATCATTAATGTATCTGTGGAAGTTTGGAACACAAACATTCCAACAACATGAAGTCGATAGTATCAATTTCGTTGAACAAATTACTTGTAAACCTGTAATCGAAAAGATTCAATCCATTTTTAATGAACACGAATACGTTCTTGAAAATTTAATCGATTGGAAAAATGACATTGAAGCAAAACGTAAAATTTATGGTGAAGGACCATTTGTAACTGGTGATGCAGTAGTATATTGTAATGGTTATGTTCTTACTGTTACGCGTGGTGGTAAACAAGGAAGAGGATTATTAGCCTTACCAGGTGGCTTCCTTGAAGCTAAACGTAAAGAAACACTTAAACAATGTATATTACGTGAACTTAAAGAAGAAACAAGTATTGATGTTCCACCAAGAATTATCGAAAAATGTTTAAAAACAATCAATGTGTATGATGCTCCAAATCGTTCTCTAAGAGGACAAACAATTACACATGCAGGTATCATTGTGCTTGATGAGCCAACGTTACCGAAGGTAAAAGCAGGGAGTGATGCTCTCCATGTAGAATGGTTACCGATCGAATTCCTTCCAAAAGTGGAAGAAAGATTCTTCGACGATCATTACCACATTATTTCATCAAATTTAACAATCAAATAAACAAGCGAGGTGCTTACTATGAAAACAAAAAACTTAATTATGATGTCTGACTCCTACAAAGTAGGACACTGGATGCAGAATCCAGAAGGAACTGAATATGTTCACTCACATGGTGGATCAAGAGGTTCTGTATCAGGTTTTGAATGGGTGGTATATTTTGGAATGCAAATTGCATTAAAAAACTACCTTGTTAAACAAATTACTATGAAAGACGTTGATTACGCTCAATCATTAATCGATGCGCACTTAGGACCTGGTATTTTCAATCGCACAGGATGGGAACGTTTAGTTAATAAATGTAACGGATTCTTACCCATTCGTATTAGAGCTGTCAAAGAAGGAATGGTTGTTCCTACTAAAACAGTTTTATATACCATCGAAAATACTGATCCTGAGTTTCCATGGATTCCATCTTACTTCGAAACTCTTGCTCTTAAAGCAGCTTGGTATGGTTCTACTGTTGCTACTAACTCATTTAGAATTAAATTGGAAATCAAAAATTGGTTAGAAAAAACAGCCGATAACCTTGACAGTCTCGCGTTTGCATTACATGATTTTGGATATCGTGGTGTGTCCTCTGAAGAAAGTGCTCAAATCGGGGATGTTGCTCACTTGGTTAACTTCTTTGGAACAGATACGATGGGTGGTTTAGTAGCTGCAATTGATTACTATAATGCTACAGGTGTTATTGGATTCTCTGTAATTGCATCAGAACACTCAACAATGTGTGCTAATTCAATTGCTGAAGAAAGAGATGATACACCAGCAATCGAAAAGATGGTAAGTATCTTGGAACAACGTTGCAAAGATACTAAATCATTCCAAATCGTTTCTTGTGTAGCTGATACATATGACACAATGCGTTTTGTGCAAAAAGTAGGAACACAGTATAAAGATCGTATTGTAAATGCTGGTGGTCGTTTTGTTGTAAGACCTGATTCTGGCGATCCTGTAACTGTACCAATTGATTGTGTAACTAAATTAATGAAATTATTTGGATACACTATTAACTCTAAAGGGTACAAAGTACTTCCGCCATATATTCGTGTATTACAGGGAGATGGTATTAATTTCGATACAATTCACGATATTCTATACTTTGCTGCAGAACGTGGAATTAGTGCTGAAAACTTTGTATTTGGAATGGGTGGTGCTTTATTACAAGGTGTAACTCGTGATGATTACAAATTCGCTCAAAAAGCATCAGCGATTTGTGTAAATGGTGTTTGGAGAGATGTATTCAAAGACCCAATTACTGATTCAGGAAAGACCTCAAGAAAAGGTCGTTTGACTACAGTTCAAACATATGAAGGTGATATTGTATCGAAACGCATTGAAGATGTATTACCAACAGATACTGATTTAATGGATGTAGTGTTTGAAAATGGTGCATTGTTACGTGATCAAACGATTGATGAAATTCGTGAGTTAACGAATAAAGCAATGGAGTATGTAACAGTCTAAAAACCGGTTGAACCTCGAATCGAAATCTAGTATAATTACTTCATCTCGATTCGAGGTTTAATTATGTATAATATTGGTATTCCTGTTGAACGAAAACTTGGTGAGGGACGTGTCGCGTTAACCCCCTATCACGTTGAAGCTATCATACAAAAAAATCCTGGCATTAAAGTATATGTAGAAACAAACGCTGGAAAATCAGCAGGGTTCTCAAATGAAGATTATACAAGAGCAGGAGCGATTGTTGGCTCAGTTTATACTGTTTATAGCAACGCTCGTTTAATTGTTAAAGTTAAAGAACCTAATCAATTTGATTTGCAATACTTAAACGATTCCCATATCTTATTTTGTTATTTTCATCTTGCAGCCTTTCCTCATCTAACTAAAATACTACTCGAAAGAAAGGTGACATGCATCGCATTTGAAAGTGTATCTATTAAAAATAGGTATGGACAATTATCGTTACCTCTTCTATTTCCAATGTCAAAAATTGCTGGAAAATTAGCAATCCATATGGCAAACGATGTTCTTAGAACAGAACTAGGTGAAGTGTTAAATGATGCTCACCGTGTATTAGTTGTAGGAGCAGGAACAGTAGGATTTCATGCTGTCAGTACTGCAGATGGTGATGATCCTTATATTGAAGTATTTGATGTTAATCAAAATAAATTAGATTCAATACAAGGATTCTTTCCAAGCATTAGTACTTTTAATATTGCTGAAGATCCCACAATTTTCAAAGAACGTCTTTGTAATTATACCAATGACGTTGGCATTGTCGTTTGTGGAGCGTTAGTTCCTGATGATAAGGCACCTAAACTAATTACCAAAGAAATGATAGATACAATGCAAGGACCAGAATATAGAAGTACTGTATTTGTGGATGTGTCTATCGATCAGGGTGGTTGTATTGAAGGAATTGAACCTACTAATCTTATTGATCGATATAAGAAAATTGGAAAGCATTATTTCATCGCCATTCCCAATATGCCTGGTTCTGTACCTAAAACATCATCAGAATTATTAGCAAATGCTATTTATCCTTACGTGGATTTAATGGTATCCAATATTGATACTGATGAATTAGTGCATCGTGAAGATTTAGTTGAAATGTTTGAATCTTTACATGCCGGAACTATAATTAAGGATGGAGTTATCACAAACGATACTCTCAAAACACTCTTCGGAAAAAGAGGAGAACTTATCTAATGAAATATGCTGGAATAGGAAGCAGGACAGTTCCGCCACACATTATAACACAAATAGAAGAGTTTGCAAAATCAGCTGCTGAACAAGGATGGTTATTACGTAGCGGAGGAGCCGATGGTTGTGATTTAGCATTTGAGAGAGGAGCTGTTCAAGGAAAGGGTCAAATGGAGATTTTTTTACCTTGGAAAGGATTCAACAATAATCCCTCACTTTTGTATAAAAAATCCGATAAAGCTGAACAAATTGCTCAGCAATTCCATCCCAAATGGACAATGTTGGAAAGGGCTGTTAGAAATCTACATTCGAGAAACGTTCATCAAATTTTAGGAATAAATTGTGACGACCCAGTTGACTTTGTCGTTTGTTATACAGCTGATGGTTGTGAAGATGGCAACAAAACAACTATTAATACTGGAGGCACTGGTCAAGCATTACGAATTGCAACTTATTATAAAATACCCATATATAATCTTGCTAGGAGAGATATCTCTACTATCAAATTACTACTAGACATAACTTAAAGGAGTCAAAAATGAGTAGCGTTACCGATATCAAACGTGCCCAAATTGCAGCACGTCTTGATTTTATGAAGACAAAAAATCCAACATCTGAGATTAAAGCATTATTACTATCTTCTTTTATTGGTGATATTGAGAAACAACAAAAGAACTATAAACGTGAATTATCTACGTTGGAAATTGTACAACTTGTAAAACAATACATTAAGAATATTACTGAAACGGAAAAAGTAGCTGGTATATCCAACAAAACTTCTATCGAACGTGACGTTCTAATGGGATTTTTACCACCACAAAAAACTCAGGAAGAATTAAAACAACTTATTGATCAACTTTGTGTACAAGTCAATGCAACGTCTATTAAAGAGTTCGGTAAAGTATTTGGTGCCTTAAGAAAAGATCATGATGGTACATATGATAATGAATTTGCTTCTACATACATTAAATCAAAACTTGAAGGATGAAAACATGGATAAAAAAACATTAATTAATGATAATCCTGCTATCCAATCTGATGGATTAGCAATTAACCAACCACAATCGAAAATACAAGATGTAGAACCTACACAATATTATGTTGTTAAAAATGGTATTAGTGAAGCTTCGCCAAAATTTACCACACCACAAGCAGCTCAATCAGCATTAGCAAAGCTGCTTTTAGAGAATGCTGGAGCTTTGTTACGAATTGCCATTGTTGACGTAAATGGTAGAGAATTGTTGAGGGGGTAATATGAATACAACACGTGTTAGAAAACTTATGGATTCATTACATGATGAACTTGAATCAGCAAGTCGAGTTCATGATATGGATGACATTGTTGATTTATATTCACAATTCTATGCCGAAATGGATGCATTGATTGAGTCCATCGAACAGGATGAGGATGCTGACTAAATATCTTTAAAGAGATATTTCTATGCCAGCTCAATCAGAAGCACAACGTAAGTTTATGGGGTGGGTACATGCTTGCCAAACAGGACAAATAGATAACTGCCCGCCTCGTGTAAAAAAGGTCGCAAAAACAATCAGCAAGAAAGCCGCTAAAGATTTTGCTGTTAAAGAATCGTTTGACGATAAACCAATTACCTTTAAAGTTTTTTATGAGATGTTTTTATGAAAGCAATTTTATTCTTCTTTCTATTGTGTATATCCACTATTGCACTGGCATCTGAACCTTTTCATGTTGTAGTAGATCAAGTATATGATGGTGATACTTTCAAAACTCATGTTGATTTACCACCTCCATTAAACGTAGTGTATATTCGATTAAATGGTATTGACACCCCTGAAAAAGGAAGTAGATCAAAATGTAATAAAGAACATGATAAAGCAGTATTAGCATCAAACTTCTTAATGGAACAATTACCTGTAGGAAGCATTGTAGAAATTTCAAGTTATAAGTGGGACAAATACGGTGGTCGTATAAATGCTACTGTAACCACATCGAATGGTGTTAATATCAATAAATTAATGATTGATAAAAAACATGCAATGCCATATTCTGGTCAAGGCGAGAAATACAATTGGTGTCAATGATTTTTGATACCTTTTCTTTCACTCTTCATAAATACTCAAGTCTGGCACAAGGAGACTATAAATGAAGAACGCGCCAAAGAAAACAAAAATGAAGAAGTTGTTTTCCAAAGAAAATAACAAATTAAATCTCAAGCCCGTTAAAGAAGGGGTTGTTGATGACGAACTTGATCTTGATGTTGGCTCTGATGTACCAACTGATGAAGTTCCTGAAGATATGCCAACTGATGATGTTCCATCAGATGATATGCCTGAAGACGAACCTGAAATGAATGCTGATGACGAACTTCCAATGGACGATGAGCCTGTAGAAGACGGAATGGGCGAAGAAAAAGACTTACTTAAAACTATGATTCATGCTATCATTGATGGCGATGAGGAATTAGCAACTGACTCCTTACATCAATATTTTGCATCTAAGGGCAAAGAGATGGTATCTCCATCTGACGAAATGCCAATGGATGATGATATGCCAATGGATGATGATATGCCAATGGATGATGAGGTTCCTGAAGATGTACCATCTGATGAAGTTCCTTCGGACGATATGCCTCCTTCGGACGATGTCGATCTTGAATTTGATGCAGATGATGTTCCTCCACGTAAACCTGAAGACGAAGAAACTTGCATGGGTTGCAAGTGTCCTAAGTATCGTTGCGAATGTTAATCAACGTTTCGAAATAAAAAAACCGCGCTTTGGCGCGGTTTTTTGTTTTCTGATCTAAATAGTAATATAGTATGGTGAGGAACATAGAATGAACCTTTTATCTAATCTGTGGCGTGATCTAACACTAATTCTCACAAATATTCAATATTTGTTTTTATGGAAAAAAACTAATAAACATGATGTAGAAAATCACGAAAAAATACTTAGATTTTGTCCAAAAAGAAACCCAAATACAGTTTGGTCAACCTTATGGCATTTTATTGTCCCTCGTATCCATTTAAACGATCACCATCCTGTCATTACAGCTCCAGAAAACTCTTATAAACGTGATAATGATGGCACTATCATCTTTTATATTAATGGTGTGTTAACGTCAGAAAACAAATACTCACATCAAGTACATTATCTGTCTTATTTGCTAAGACACAAAGTAGTAGGATTATACAATCCTACTAATGGTCTTTTAATTGATATATTAGAATGTTTCTTAGGAAGAACATTGAACATAAGAGAACCAATTGTAAATTCTTATGCAAAAATAATCAAACAAGCATTATTGTCACAAGATAAAGTTATTTTAATTGGACATTCTCAAGGTGGAATTGTTATATCAAACATAATTAAAAGATTAAAACAAGATGCTCAAGTTAACCAAATTCTTCACAAATTAGAAGTATACACATTCGGTTCTGGTGCAGATGAAATGCCTGTCATTCCTTATCCACCATTTCATTTTGTTAACACAGAAGATTTTGTTGCTAGAATCGGAGTATTAGGGTGTAAAGATACAATGTTTGGAATTATAAGACCAGCATATCGAACAGGACATTCGTTTGAAAAATTCTATTTAACAGGATTTGCAGACGGCGAATATGGTACAGATTCAAATTTATACCAAAATTATATAGTGTACAAATAAATACCAGGAATAACCATGTTAATAAGAGATCTATTACATGAGCAAGACAACGTCATCAATGCTGCAGAAAGATTCCGTAAAAAAGACCGTGATCAAAGTAAAGCATCCTCCGACAATCGTTTATCTAATGCTGTTTTAACAGCAATTTCTGATATAATTCAACCACGATGGAATACTAAGTATTCACACGAATTAATCAGAAAAAAATTCAATAACGATTTCGATTATATAGAGCAATTGTGGAATGCTCTCCCATACCCTAACGAAGAAATGTCCCCTTTTAATCGTATAGCACATACGATTTTCATGAATTACAAAGATGAAATCATGAAGCAACTACACGAACAACTAGAACAATTAGAACATTTACATGCTAAATTTAAAGGAGTTATCGTTTTTCAACGAATAATTTCAGATTATATAGCGATGAACGAAATGTTAATTAACGGATTCGAAGATTACCTCAAAATCACTAATAAATAACCTCATGGAAGAAACGACTCTCAAATGCCAATATACTGATACGTGGAATAATCGTCAGATTGTTCAGCTGCCTGTTGATAAATTATGGGCTTCTGTCCCTGTAGCAATTAATTATAGAGGAGTTCCGTTTTACCATAACGTAAAACAAGATATTAGTGCTAACGGGTTAAAATTTCCTCTATTAGTAGTCGAGTGTACATTCTCGCAGTTAAAAGCACAAAAGGAAAAATACAAGAAGAGAATTTTAGATTTACCAACAGGATATAAAGATACTGATACGGTATATGTTATTTGGGGTGGTTCTAATAGATTATCAATTGCAAAAGAATTACAATATACCCACGTAGATTGTGTGTTATATCCTAATGGAGATTTTGCAAGAGCTTTTGCTGATCAAGCATTGCAAAGAAATCCTTACAACCATTTATATAATGGCAGAATCATGCCTGCGGCAAAACAAATACGTCCAATTAGAGCAAAACTCAGATGAATAATAATGAAACATTAATTAAAAAATTACAACTTGCATATAAAAAAGTTGTAGTTGAAAATGCTCGTTTGACAAAAATGCTTTCATTAATGAACAAACGTTTATATTTGGCTGAACAAGAACGTGATGTAACAAAACAACAACTGAAAGAATGTCAAAGACTTCTTTTAGAAGAAAAGAGGAACAATAAATGGGCACAGGATTAGTAGCATTATTACAATTTATAGGTAATAACAAAAAAGCAATAGCTGTCGGACTAGCAGTATTAGCATTATGTGGATATATAATGTTTCTTAAGGGTGAGATTAATGACTGGCAAACTAAAGCAATAACACACGAAGGAACTATTAAACAGTTAAATGAGAAGTTGTCTGCAAAAGATGATGCAATGACTGTACAAACAGGAACCATCACGACTCTTGAAACGGCAATAGGGAAACAAAATACAGCCGTGAACACCTTAGCAAAAGAATTACAAAAGAAAAATGAAATAATTGCACAATTGAAATTAGAAGCAGAAAAGAAAAAACAACAAAATGAACAAGAATTACGTCAAATTTTAAATGAGCAACGTCCAAAAGATTGCAATTCAGCAATTGATTATCTGATTGAAGGAAGAGGATCACTACAATGGTAAACTTTAAACCAATTTTACTCATCACCATGTTTTTTATATTGAGCGGATGTAGTTATATTAAAATTTGTCCAAAAGGGGATTGCGATAAAATGGTATATCATACAAAGACCATCGAAGTCGTAAAGCCTGTATATGCTTGCCCATCAGAAATGCTTTCAGTGCAAAAACCCGAACGTCCGATTTTATTTTTAGACCTAATTTCTGAGGATGATAAGGACCAACCTGGTAAGGTTGTTCAATATTACAAAGCCACTATTAAACAATTACTCAATTATTCCTCAGAATTAGAATCTACAACTGGGATGTATTCTTCTACTTGTGAAGGTTTACCAAGTATCCCTTTGAAATGAGATAAAATGATAAATACAATCATATTTTGAGTAGTTATCATGGCTTCTAGTAAATCGTTTAAAAATAGTCAAACTGTTAACGAATCACAGGATCAATTTGCATTCAATATTGATACACCTGCTGGTTTATATTTTGGTTATCATACAGGAATTGTATACAATTCCGAAGATAATACATTAACTGAAATAACTGGTGAAACTAAATCTTTATCGGCAAATACTGTATCATGGATTGTATTACGCTTTTCAAGTTCACCAATAGATATTGTGGTACTTGAAGGGGCAACGTGGGATGCCACATCAAACGAAAACTACGACATTCCTTTGTGGAAAGTAACAACAGACGCTGATAGTGTTACAGCACGAGAAGATTTACGTTCTTTCGTTCAATATCCAAAACTCAGCATTTTACCATCAACTACTCAAATTGGCACATCAGATTTAGATTCTGGTAATAGAACATTACAATTCTATGCAACTGGAAACGTTTCACCAGATTCAACTATTACAAGTAACACAAGTGGTGATTTAGTATTATCGACTGGAGTATCAGATTCAAATATTACCATTAAAAATAATGGCAACATTGAATTAAATTTTGGAGCTTCAAAAAGCATTGAGTTAGAAACATCAACTGGTGACATCACTGTAACGGCTGATGTGGTTGATGTAACATCATCAGATTTAACATTAACAAGCAATAATGATTTAAATATTGATTCAACGACTGGTGATATTACATTAACAACCTCGTCTGATAATTATGTGTTTCTTTCAAGAAATCCACCAGATTTAGACGAGTCGTTAAAGGTCGCAACTACACAATGGGTAAAAGAAAACATTAACCCACATCCTGTTACTGCTGAACTTAAAAAATATGCTTATCTGCATGCGGCTGATTATACAAATCCGGTTGAAACAAGAGACTCACCATTTATGGTGCATGACAGACCTCATCGTTGGGCCGGTGGTGTACTTGCTCCTGATGGATGCATATATTGCAGTCCTTACTCCCGTAATTCAAGTGGTGATTTTACAATTTTAAAAATCAACCCTATTTTAAACACTCATACTGAAATTGTAGTTGATACAACAGGATTAACTAACTTTTCCGGTTCGTCTGAACCACGTTGGGCTTCAGGGGTATTAGTTGTTGATGGTGATATATTATTCGTTCCAAGTAACTACAGCTATCAAGCAACAAACGACACAACATATCACTTCTTTAAATTTAACCCTACTACTGAAACATTCCAATGGAAACAATTAGATTCTGAAGGAACTTTTGGATGGATGGGTTCTATTGTTGATCCTATTACTGGTTTAGTATACGCTGCACCTTATCAAAACAACACTGTTATAGAAAACTCTATCTTATGTATAGCACCATGGGATTCACAATTTACCTTGTTGTCAACAATTACTACTATTGGTGGAATGACATCAAATGGTATCAAAATGATTCCAACTCCTGACAACGTTACAGGATATAGAGGGGTTGTACTTGGTAGTGACGATAATATGTATTTTATTCCTTCTTCAGATACTGCTGATACAATTGTAAGACTAGCAGTAGGAACTACAATGGCCGGAACACACACTCCAACGTCATTAGATTTTACTATTGAAGGTGGGGACACAGGTGTCGATAAATGGTCAGGCGGTGTTTTGGGTGCTGATGGAAAGATTTATTGTGCTCCTCTTGATGCTGATAATGTATTGGTTATCGATCCATCAAAAGCTGATTCGGATAACACCAAAGTACAAAGATTATTCTCTGGTGTGGTTACCACAGCTACTGCTTCTTCTCAACGTTGGATGGGTGGTTGCGTAACACCAAGCGGTGAGATTATGTTTGCACCATTTGACAATGACAAAGCATTGTTCATTAGACCAATACGTTATTATACTAATAATCAAGCACGTTTATCTATACAATTTAACGAAACAGACCTCAATTCTCCTGCTTACACAAACGAACAAAGATTTTGGGGTGCTGTTCAAGCACCTAATGGTCTTGTTTATCTTGTACCTCATGGATCGTTAACAGACGATCCACCAATTATAGGTTATATTGATTGGATTAATAAACCAGGTATGGATATGAACTTACTTCTGTCTCCTTATTTGAATAAATATTAACATTAAAGAGTAAAATACATGACATCGAACACAAAATTTCCAACAAATTATTTTGATTTATACAATGAAGTGTATCATACTGAAATAATTACGTCTAGTGGAACTGTTACCAAACCCTTACGACATATTCCAGCAAATGCTACCGTATTCATTTATGGTTTAGCTGGCGGAGGTGGGGGCGGTCGTTCATATAATGATGGTAGTGGTTATACTGCAGTTGGGGGGGCTGGTGGAACAGGATTTTTGTTTTCTGTACCATATAGCATGTTTTCGGAAGTAACTTTTACTTTAGGGGACGGAGGAGCTGGTAGAACATCGAGTGAAGGGACTGGTTCCCCAGGTGGGGACACGACCATTTCTCTTACTTGCGACTCAACAGAGTACGGTACTGATTTACCACTAACATTCGTGTTAGAAGGTGGTGCCGGAGGGGATGCTGCAAGAAACCCAGGTCCATTTACTTTTAATGGTGGTAATAGTGTAATAGCTACTATAGGCGACACTCCTGGTTACGGTACGATGACTACTATTCAATTAACAGGAGTAGAATATAAAGGCGCAGACTCAACAAGTGGTAACACCGGAAGTGTATTTGAGAGTGTGATATATGGAGGAACAGCTGGTGGCAGTGGTTATTCCGCCGCTGCTATTACAAGCTTGGTTTCAATGGCAGGACAAGTAAATCATTTTGTAGCAGGGCTTCTTGGTAGTACTTCACAAGCCGTTGGCGGTGCATCAAAATTTATGGATGCAGGGAATGAAGGATTGATTGCTGGAACTGGTGGTTATGGTTGTGGTGGTGGATCTATTGTACGAGCTAACAATAGTTTGGCGGGAAGTGGTGGTGATGGTGGTCCTGGAATTGGTGCAATTATTATCACTTCCAGACATCAGCGTGCTAAATATCATTTTCCTTTTGGCATTTTTTAATTAGAGGTTGATATGCAATTTCTACGTGAAATGAGAGAATCAGAACCAGACATTACAGGAGACGGAACAGCTCTTGCTCCTGTTACAATTAAAGACATTAAGCACAATATTCGTAAAGGGGCAAAAGATTTAACACAGAATTGGAAAGATTCTATTCATCTTGTTAAAAAAGCATATGACGTTGCTGGTCAGGTAATTCCTAAAATCACACAAAAAGATGCTTGGATTCAATATGAACATTTGATTGGATTTGCTGTACGTGAACTTGCAAAGAATAGAGGATTCAAAGGTTCTCAGGCATGGCGCGTCAAGCAGCAAGATAAAAAAGATAAGACAATCATTCCTGCAAATAAACTTCCTCTTCCTTTAGGATCTGATTTACCAAGTTGACTTTAATCATGAAATATAATATACTTCTAAAAAAGGAGTGTAAATTATGTTTCCTTGGTATATTTGGGCCTTCTTTACTGTAGTAATATGGGGTTTCCATTACAACTTTATTAATAAAGCATTGGATGTTGTTAGTCCGTTATTTGTCTTTATGTTACCATTAATTCCTTTAACTATATTCTTACCCCTTTACTATCATATCATTGATAACGATATTCAAAAATTATTAGCATCTAATTTACAACAACAATTTTTCGTATTCATTACTGCGATAACAGGAACAGTAGGAACACTTTGCTTATTTCAAGCAATCGGAACAAGTAACAACCCTACGTTAGCTGCATTGGTCGAAATAACGTATCCGCTATTAGTTGCTATAGTCGGATTTTTATTATTCAAAGAAAAACAATTAAATCCCTCAATGCTTATAGGTGGACTGTTGATCCTTATAGGTTCAGGATGTATAATTTACTCTAATAAATGAGGATTTTATGTTAACAATAAACCAATTAGACATTTATAATGATTTGTTAGCTTTAACACAAGCTAACGAAGCATTTTATATTGTTGATCAAAAAATGGACGATATTGAATATCGTATTTTTAATTATCGTCTTGCCTCATACACTGATTTCTGTGCTAAAAATGCGTTAGAAGCACGTGGCATTATGTTTGAACTGAAGGACGGACAACCAATTCGTTTAGTAGCGAGAACCCCTGAAAAGTTCTTTAATTACCGTGAAAATCCTTTCACTATGACTGTTGATTTTACTCAAACAACAGACATTATGGATAAAGCGGACGGATCTTTAATCTCAACATATTCTCATAAAGATACTGTTAAATTAAAGACAAAAGCATCATTGTTTTCTGAACAAGCCCAAGCTGCTCAACAACTTCTTGATAATAATGATGAATTATTATATGCTTTATCATATATGGTCGATCGTAATTTTACTGTTAATATGGAATATGTTTCTCCAACAAATAGAATCGTATTGCCATATGATAAAGCCAAATTGATTGTTCTTGGTATTCGTCATAACGACACAGGGGAATACGTTACTTTAAATAATTTACGTGACGTGGTCCGTGCTGATATTAATAATATTCTGTTTAGATATTGGATTAAAACAATTCCAGTAAATGATATTGTATCACAATACAATTCTGTTGAACAGTTCGTCGAATCAATGGACAAACAAGAAAATATTGAAGGATATGTGCTTAGAGTTAATAAACAATTCATGAAGTTAAAGACGAATTGGTATCTTGTACGTCATCGTGCAAAAGACTCAATTAATTCTACACGTAGATTGTTTGAAGCTGTTCTTGATGAAGCAATTGATGATGTTCGTGCATTGTTTTATGATGATTTAGCTGCTATAACGAGAATAAATGAAATCCAAATCAAAGCGGATCACATTTATAATCATTTAGTTTCAAGTATTGAAACATTCTACTCTGCTAATAAAGAGTTAGATAGAAAGTCATATGCTATTCTTGGACAAGAAACATTTAAAGATGGTACGTTCGGATTGGCTATGAGCAAATATCTAGGTAAAGGAGTAGAATATAAAGAATTCTTGAAAAAGAACTATAAAAAATATGGATTTACTGACAATGTTATCAATACCGATGAATAAAGTTGCTGTTTTTGATTGTGATGATGTACTGGCAAACTTACGAGAACCATTAGAAGTTCTCGTAAGTGAGCATTTAAATAAACATGTTTCTTGGACAGAATGGAATCAATATGAAATTGGTAAGATTTACAATTTTGATTTTAATCATATTAGTGAAATGATAGTTGAACGTGAAATCTTGGAAAAATTAACTGTCGAACCTGGAGCTAAAGAATTAGTACAATATTATAAAGATCAAGGATGCAAAACTGTTATTCTCACAGCTCGAGGATACCATCCTTCAGGACTTTCTCTTACCCAACAATGGTGTGTTGATAATTCATTAGCAATTGATGAAGTTATATGTGTACCTCTTCATGCTGCAAAACGTGACTATCTTAAAACATTTCCGCGTGTAGAAGTATATGTGGAAGACAATCATGCTCATGCTGAACAAGCATATGGATTGTTGAATGTTAAGGAAGTATTCTTAATCAATAGGCCGTGGAATCAAAATATCACTGATGTATCAAGAGTATCCAATCTGTTCGAAATTATTCCACATAATTAATTACTACCAAATCCAATCTTTTTAATAAATACATTAAAAGATTTGGTGGTAATATGAATCAGCAAGAATTACGTCGTTTAGCTGGAATTGCAGAAGATATCGAGTTTGATACTTCATCTACTGCTTCCCCTGAACCAAAAGAAGAACAAATAATTGTAGTAAAGGATCCTACCTCTTATGATCCTGCTAATCCTACAAAACCAGATGACCTCATCAGCATCGTCACCCCAAACGAACTAGTGGCACTTGTTAAAGAGTGTGGTGCTTCGTGTAAGATATCTGTATACTCAGCTGACAATCGTGAAGAAGCAATGAAAGATGCTCAATCACGTATTGAAACACTAGAAGTAAATTCTCAAGCAGAGCAATATGATGATATGAAAAAAGGTCAAGAAGAAATGGTAGATGCACAAATGTCCGCGAGTGAAATGGACAATCCTGTGCAAATGAAAGAATCGATGGAAGTGGAAAAATCTCCTGATTTCATTCCTGCTCATATTAAGAATCAAAAAACTGAAGCATTACCAGAAATGTCTCCTGAAATCAAATCAAAGGTGAAGACATTACTTTCAGAGTTAAAAGACGCAATTAAAGCACATGAACTTCATTATCAACACAATTATATGGAAGATCAATTAGATGATGCCGGTAATTGTTTGAAAGTGTTAGAAGTGTTGACTCACTTATCACATTTCCTTCAAAATGGCGAATTTAACCAAGCAACAACTTATATGTCTTCTTTGAAAAGTTCTTTGCAAGAAAAGATTCCAACAAGTGTTCGTAAATTTTTACACAATGGTGGAAAAGAAGTTGACTCTATTGTTAATAGATTCAAAGCAATCACAGTAGGAGATAAGAAATGACAGTCCCTTTAGTAAACGTTGATATCTATTATAATGAAACTTTATATGAATGTGTTGCTATTACTGCACCACACGGTACTTTGTATGTTCGTTGGAATCAATTAACGCCATATGATCAGCAACTTTTTAGTGATGTGTATGATGCTGTCGCTGGGGTTATGACAACAGAAGAATTATCTAGTGTTGTATTACCAAATGGAATGCCGTTCTTAACAACATATCGTGATCTTATGAAATTACACCCATCAACTCCTCCACAAGCTGGGAATGATTATGATAACGTATATTACAACGGTTCTAATTGGAAACGTTTAACAACTGATCAAACAATAGTATAATGAAGTTTTTAACAGAATTACTCAGCGACACTTCTGAACAATCTCATCATAATGCAATGGTTCAAATAACAAAGGCATCGAAATCAGATGCCTTTACCATGCGCGATATGGAACCAGAGAACGATAATAAAAGTATTATACAAACAACAATAGACGAACTTAACAAATTAATTACATCTCTAGGTTTTGATGATACTAATCCTGAAAACCAATCATTACTTTCACAAGCTACATTACTTCGTGATCAATTAAAACAAGAATTGAATTCACAATTACCAAAAGACACTGAAATGTCTTCTATATCCAACCACGGGGCAGGATCTTCACCAGGTATGTTTAATCGTACTGGTTAAGTTGAAATCCTAATCAAAATCATATATACTATTCTTATAAGGAGTAGTATTATGAAATATGACAATAATATTGATGCTATCATCGAAAAAGCTACTGTTGAAATAAAAGGGGCTAATTCTGTTCCGTGGCTCGATCAATTTAAAACTCAATACATTGGCCCTAATGGTATCTTACCACGCTCATTGAAGAGTGCTGAATCATTGCCTGAGAAGGTTCGTGAGGAACGTGTTGAACTTATCAATAAAGCAATTAAAACAATTGAAAAATTGTATAAGAAAAGAGTGAAAGAACTCAAACAGGTGAAGAAATGAATAGAATAAACTGGGTCGTGGATACGAGAATATTTTCCAATGAAATGGAATTAATGCAGTTTGTGCGTGGCATTAACAATACAAAACATCCAAGTAATATATTTGTTACCAAATATGCAATGTTTGATGACGATGCATTTCCGTTATATTTTGGTGATAAAAACACTGTCATTTATGGTACTATTAATTTTTGTGAACACATACGAAAGAAAGTTAATAGTTTGAAAATGATGGGAGCCTTAATTCAAGAACCCTATATGTTTGGATTAACTAAAGATATTGAATGTCAAAATTACTTAACAAAATTTCCTAAAGAGTGGTTATTAAATTCTGACTACGTGTTTGTGCCTTTTCAGCGGTTAGTAGAAGATCCACATTTCTTCTATAATATGTATCAAACAAATAACATTTTTATTCGACCAAACAGTGGTGGAAAAGTGTTTACTGGTCAATGCATTCCAAATAAAGATTTTGATTATGAAGTTAATTGTTTAAAACAATTAACTGGAGTTGTTGATAGTACAATGATCGTAGTCGCTCCTGCTCAAAAAATTAAATCTGAGACACGATGTGTAATTGTTAACAAACAAGTCGTTAATGCTTCTACCTATAACATCGGTAATATAAATTACTATGATCAGGACACTAACATCAAAACAGTTGATGTTAATTCTAACGTAATGCAATTAGCAGAACAAGTCGCAAAGTATCCTTATCAAATTGATCATTGTTATGTGGTCGATATTGCAGAATTGGAAAATGGTGATGTCAAAATCGTAGAATTCAATGCATTTAGTTGTGCTGGATTCTATACTTTTGATTATACCCCAATTATTAATGCAGTGAATGAAACAATTACTTTAATTAACAAACAGGAGTTAGTACTAGAACGATGACATCGATAACAGCTATTGTATACACAGATCCACGTCCTATAACAAAAAAATTATTAGGTATTGAATCAAAACTATTTAAATGCTATAATTATTCAGTAATGCAGTTTCTTGGACAACCTATAACGACTGAGACAATTGCTAAATTTAAAGAATATTTGTGGGAAACAATTATTAATGAAATGCCTTATATTACTTTAGTAGATATTACTGTAGTAGATCAATACAACTTCATCAAATCAGTAATTGGATATAAAGTAAATCCACATGACGTTTTATATGAGATGTTAATAGAAAAAGGATAAATAGTACAATATGATGTTGTAAACTATGGATCTTCTTAAACAAATCATTACAGAATCCACAAAAGTACCTTGGGTATATACAAATATCTGGCCACAGTTGTCCAGATATTTTTATTATGACTGTATGAACATAGTTGAACAACCAGGGTATAATAAACACATTCTCCCAACAGAAATCAAAACATACACATTACCAAAAATGAGTAGAATGGTTACAGAATTCTTACGCAATCATTATAAAGAAAAGGGTATGTGGGCAAAAAACATCAAGTTTAAATTTTCTTTGTTTGATAATGTATATTACAAAGGACGTTTTGCAGCAACAGATGATATTGAATTGTTGCTAGGGGATAAGTTCCTTAACAAAATTATTTCAACGCTTTATGAAGAGAAGGATGATGATGAGATCGATGGAAAATCAAACTTCCTTAAAAACATTAGACCAATCCTCGAAGGATTAGTCCATGAAATAGCTCATTTAGAGCAAATAACCACAAATAATAATGATATTTCGAAGGAACGTGTATATAAAACTAAAGTTTCCTCGATGAACAACAAGATCAAACGTGGTGATTATCCTGATAAAGATACACGTGAAAAATTAGGTCCAACATTGGATTATGCTCGTTACGTAGGATTTTCTGATGAAGCAGATTCTATGGCTGCAGCTACTGCTACTTCTCTTATTGATGAATTTAAAGGAGATGTAATTAAAGCGTTGCATTTTTTACGAACACATACTCACGATGTACGTTTTATATCAAATCAATTTAATTCTGTTTACATGGGGTTACTAAAAAATTATCAGGATCAACCTGAACAATTTAAAAAAGCATGGAGACATTTCTTAACCACTGTATATAAACAAGTACAAACACATAGTAAGTAACACTATTGTTTTTAGTCATATATACTAATACAATAAAGGTACTTTAAAATGATGTACGGTAATCCAAACGCGAAAGTAGAATATTCTTATAAACAATTCTTTGAAGAAGCAATGGAATTGATTCCTAATTTGCGTTACATTCCTCAAAATAACATTCCGTTAGATGAAATTTTAGCTGAAGTAGCAGTTCAAGCCCTCTTAAAAGATAAACCAGCTCCTATCGCAAAAGCTGTTCTCACCATTTATCGTAGATATGGCGAAGTGTTATTTAAGCCGTAACAAACTGCTTTCTAAGTTTTTTCAATTCTTGCTTATACACATCCACTTGTAATTCTTTGTTTTTAATAATTTGGTTATAGGAATCTAATGTTTCAAGAGATTCCTTTAACTCTTTTTCTGTCTTCTCTTTTTCTTCTTTTGTAAAACGATAAACAGGAAGAGAAGCGATGTAATCAAGATGTTTAATCTTTAATGTAGCAAGATACTCTTTAAACTCAGTTCTACCTTTTTTCTTAACTGCTTCACCGCCAGCATTGTGTTTAATAGCAATTAATAAATCTTGTAGTTTTTCAATATCAATTGTTAAGTTCTTGGCCATTAATTCAAATCTCTTTTTATAGAACGATAAACGCCATTCTGTAAACATTTTAACAACGTCGAAATACGATGGAGAAATGACAGATTTACCATCGAAATCAATCAAATTAAAGTTTTCTGTTAATGCAATTTGTAATTTAAGTAAATCCCTTACGAATTCATTGGCATCAGATCTCAATAACTCTCCACGCTTAAACTTAACCTCAATGTTGATATTGTCTCTTGATTTATCTGTGAAATCAACTATTTTCTGTTGTTCATATAATTTGTTAAGAAGACTAATAAATTGATCATATGATAATCCAAACGGTAAATTTGTGACATGAACTGTTGCACTATCACTAATCTTAAATTCACCTTCAAATATCCATTTTCCGAGATCATTTTTACCTTTTGAAACACTGTGAAAAGGAGTAAATGTAATTTGTGGTTCGTTACGTTGTCCTTTTCCTTCGAGGATTTTCAACTGTGTTTCTATTACATCATCTAATGCACGAGGAAAAATATCACAAGAAAACCCAATAGCAATACCTTCTACAGGATTAAGCAAAAACATTGGAACTAATGGTAAGAAATGTTCTGGTTCTTCAAGAGTATTGTCATAATTCATTTTCATAGGCAACAATTCTAAATCTACATAAAATGCCTCTTTTGCAAACTCAGATGGCTTTACACTTGTGTATCGAGCAGCTCCATATGCATTCGGCACCAATCGTGTTCCAAACGCTCCAATCCCATCTAATAATGGATAATTATTTCCGTATGGTGCAGCTAACGTATTAATTGCTGTTTCTAATGATGAATCACCATGTGGATGTAACGGCATTGTTAATCCCACTAGTGTTGCACTTTTTACTTTTTGACCGTTTCTTGCTTGCCACATTAATCTTCGTGCACCGCTTTTAAGACCGTCTGTGATTGATGGTATAGAACGACTGCTTAAAATATATAAAGCATAATTTTTTCGTTGTTGTTCAATGTATTCTGATGTATTCATTATTTCCTCGTTAACCATTCCTTACGTTTATTTGCATCTGGACCAAATAATAATTCTAATGTTTGTTTCATGTTAGCATCATCTTTAAATCGAATAACATGCTTATCGAAATTTTGCAGTAACATTTCCCAATCTTGTTTATGCATACTACCTAATCCTTTCATATATTCAATTGTCCATCCTTTGTGCTTATCTTCATGTTTTCTAAATTCTTCCATTGTTGTAAAATGGACCCGTTTGTTGTTTTTACTTGCAACAACGTTAGGTGCATTTAGACGTACAATAAAAGATGGAAGCTTGGGGTCAAATAATTCAGGCCAAAAGGTATAAAAGAAATTTACAAGCAATGTAGCAATATCATCCCCATCGGTATCGGCATCAGTAGATAATGCAAGTTGTCCATATCTCAACGAAGAACGATCAGCTTTTTTTCCAGGAACTAAACCGACGGCTGCAATTAAATCTAATAATTTCTCCATCTTTAATAATTGTGATACAGTACATCCATATACGTTATTAATTTTTCCTGTCAATGTAAAAATAGCATGAATATTAGGATCACGTACTTCTGTAATTTGACCAGCAGCAGATAACCCTTCTGTGATAAACAAAATACAATCCTGTCTACGTTTGCTTGTTGCATCACGTAAATTATCGATTTTTTGTTTTGATTGTTTAGCTAATTGCTTTTCTGCTTGTTTGTTTGCATCTTTATTATGACGTTCAGCAGCACGATCAAGAATTTGTTGTAACCAGACCTTATTTCGTCTTGCAAATAAGGACCACTGTTCTGAAAGAAGACCTACAAATTCATTTCTTAAATTTGGACCTGTTAATCGTGTTTTGGATTGTGAATCATATTGTGGATTTTTAATTCTAAGGTTTCCTATAATAGTTAACCCTTGTCTCACATCATTCTTTGTAACTTCTATCTTTGCTCGTTTTGCTAAAGGTTGTAAATGTTCAAGTACACTATCAGAAAAAGCATTCATAAATTGTGTATTACATAATCCACCGTCGAACAAATACGATCCATTTACCCATGTACAAATTCGTTCATCCAATTCTTTGTGTAACGAAGGAATAATAAACCATTGCACGTGCATTTGATCATTTTCAACACTAAATTCAAAATACGTGTCTGAAATCTTCTCAATAATATTTTCAAACCCTTTCTTGAACTTGTACGTTTTGTTTTTATATTCTACTGCCACTCCTGGATTACACAATGCAATTTCTATTGCTCTATTGTGAAAATATATTTCGGGAATTTTAATGTTTTTATAAACTGAAGAATCCAATTTAAATGAAATAGAAGTGCCAGTATATTGAGAAGTTATAGATTTAATAACAGGAGGGTTGATTATATTAGTTCCTTCTGTTAATAATTGGGAATAATGTTTTCCATCTCGCTTGATATCAATTTTAAAGTATTCTGATGTAAATGCTGTTGCCGCTGCTCCAATTCCATTTTGTCCTGTAATTCCTACTTGTTTTGTGTCATCATCGAAATTTCGACCAGATTTAAAACTTGTAAACACTACTTCAGGAGTGTAAGGACCTGAAGAATGTTTTCCGATTGGAACCCCTCTGCCATTATCTTTAATTGTAAATTCATCATTTTCATAGTCTAATGTTAATACTTTATTTTTTTGAAAATCACATTTGGTAAATTCATCTAATGAGTTCATTATTATTTCATCCACAGCTTTAAACACTGCTGGTGAAAACTCTACCTCTTCGAAAGTTAATGTGTTATTGTGAAACAATGGTATTTTAACCTGCTGAGTGTTTATGTTTCCGAGATACATTGACGTTCTTAATCTGCTATGATCACGGTCGGTCAATATTTTAATATCTTTATCTGTATAACTTGTTGTTTTTTTCATTAATCGGATCCAATGGTATGTTATCTTATAAATAGTATTTATTAATTATATATTATTACGTTCTATGAAACAACTATGGACAACCGAATCTTTCGTGTCAAAAGCTAATATATTACATAATAACAAATATACTTATACTAAAACTATATATGTAAGATGGGGAGATAAGGTAATCGTAACATGTCCCATTCATGGAGATTTTAAAACCATTGCGGGGAAACATATTGCTACTTCACATCATCCCACAGGATGTCCCAAGTGCGCTAATAAGCAACAAACAACAGAAGATTTTATCAACAAATCTAGACGTAAACATAATGATATTTATATTTACAACAATAGTGTATATATCAATGATACAACAAAAATACGAATTGATTGTAAAATTCATGGACCTTTTTGGATGCTTCCTTCAAATCATCACAGTCTCGGTCAAGGATGTTCCAAATGTACATCAAATCATCATGTTACAACTGATAGTACTATCAAAAAATGTATTGAAGCTCATGGTGATAAATATGATTACAGTCAAGTTGAATATGTAAACGACAGAACCCCAATAAAAATTATATGTAAGAAGCATGGGACTTTCCTACAACTACCATATGTACATTGGGCTCAAAAAGCAGGATGTCAACAATGTGCAAGAGATAAAGCCAAAGAAAATATAGGATATTATAACAATCAATTATTTAATTCACAACCTTGGATTAAGGAAGAAACCACAAAAGTTTATATTATTAAATTAACAACCAATAATGAACACTTTTTTAAAATCGGAATCTCTAATAATCCAAACAAAAGATGCATTCCGTTTAAAAAATACTATTCTGTTGAATTGCTAACTACTATAGATACTACTCTTTGGATTGCTTGGAACTTTGAACAATTTATATTAAAAAATAATCAACGTCACATCCCATTACAAAAATTTAAAGGTTGGACAGAATGCATCACTACAGAAATAACTAATAAAGAGTTTCAAGAATTTGTTCAAGATTTTTTCATTGAGTCAGTACAATAGAAACGTAAATGCGTTTCCGCTGCAAAACCTGAGTATATATTATCCATTATGCTTTTTATCACATATAACTTACCATACTTCAACACTGCTTCATTAATATCCTTCGTGGAAGGAATGTCAGGTGTGGAAATACTCCATCCTAATTTAATAGCTTGCTGAGCTAATTTATAACCATTACCTTGTCTATCAGGAATGACCACTTTGGTTCGAGGTGAGCTGTTTAAATGATGTACTACTTCTTTATATAGTACGTTTCCAAAGACAGCTACCCCACCTATACATAGAGCATCAAAAAAACCTTCCGTGATAAACAAGGGTTTATCCTTATCTATATATAGACGATCGAATCCATATAACATATTACTTTTCGGAACGTCAGCACCTATATACTTCTTAGGTTGCTTACCTGTTAAATCCCTACCTTCGAAATATACTAGTTTATTATCTTTGTAACAAGGGATAATTAATCTCTTTTCCCATTTACTATAAAGTTCTTTGTATTCGTTAGATTTTAACCCAATATAGAAAGGATATGAAGAAGGATCAATTCCCCTACTCTCTGTTAGATATAATTCAGCAATCTGTCTCCATATATGGTCTTTAGGTAAACTATCAACACGGACACAATTAGGAGGCATTCTAGCTTCGACGATATCAAGATTTAACGGATTTGAAAGTTGTGGCTTATATCCTGTACCTTTATTGTCAGCGTTGTTCAATATTTCGAAATTTATTTGTTGTATCTCCTCTTCTGATACATCAAATGATCTTAACACTTTAACCATATCATCCGATAAAGGATTTGGTTGAGTAAGAGAATAATTACCTTTCTGTGCACAATTAAAACAATGATATGACACTGATATAGGAGTAAACAAAAAACCAGCTCGTTTACCTTTTTTACCGTGGTCATTGCAAACTCTACACAACACAGTTAACCATCCCTTACCGTTGGGACGGTTAGAAAGCTGTACATGCTGTCTTATAATTTTTTCAAGATTCGTCATTCTTCAATTATACGTTAAATTAAACGATGTTACAACAATATGTATAAATATAATAAACAGGAAATCTCCCATGAAAGAACAAATTGGTACCATTGTAGACGAACTAATCAATAAAAACGATGAAGCGGCAAGAGAAGTGTTTAAACAATATATTCTCAAAAAAGGCATTAATGAAGCATCAAAAATAACACAATACGGTCCTGGAGATTGGCAGACAGATCCTGATGCTTGGGAACGTGCTGATTTAATTCCATCTCGTAAACGTAAATCTCATCGCTCTTCTGTTGATAAAGGAATAGAGGATGAGCCAGTTATTCCTACGAAAAAAGAAGAGCCATATAAGTCTGAATTTGTGGGAGAAGAAGGTAAAGCTCCGAATGGTGAGCGCTACAATATGTTGTATGTAATCCAAGCTAAAAACATTTCTATTGCTGATTATAGAGTAGATATGTTTAGCGATGTTCACTGGGGAGCAAAGAAAATTGTTGATAAGAAAGTCGAAGATAATTTCGATGAGAAGTATCCAATTAAAGTAACATTATATGTCGTAGATAATCACAAGCACGGTCATTGGAATGCTTGGAAAGATAAATGAAACTAAGTGACTTACTTATTGAATCCGACCATGCACATATACATGAATGGTGTAAGAAATATGGCATCACAAATTATGTCATTGGCAAGCATAGTGGATTAGTTCATGTGCAAGGAAATGTGGATTTATCAAATAAAGGATTAACCTCCTTTGGTGTTAAATTTGGTACAATTGAAGGTAATTTTAAATGTAATAATAACATGTTAACATCACTTGAACATGGTCCCAAATATGTTGAAGGTGACTTTTATTGTTTTGTTAATAACATCTTATCACTTGAACATGGTCCCAAATATGTCGGAGGTGAGTTCGATTGTCGATTTAATAAACTTACCACACTGAAGGGTGCTCCTGTCGAAGTGGGGAGAGATTTTTATTGTCGTCATAATGATTTACATTCTATTGATGGTGCACCTAAACTGGTTGGTGGTGAATTTAGCTGTGGGTTTAATGCAATAACCTTTAACGAAATTGATATAAGAAAGATTTGTGATGTGAAAGGGCAGGTTGTCACAGGGCAGGTTGTCACATAAAAAAAGGGCCTTTCGGCCCTTTTTTATTCTCCTTTTTTCTTACGAGGTTTTTTTGGTGGAGGAGTTTCTTCCCCTTCTTGAGCAACTACCTCTTCATTAATAATTTGAAGCGCAGCTTGTTCTTTTTTCTTATTTTCAGCAACAAGAATCTTCACCATTTTCTTTAAACGTTTGCGAACTTCTTCGCTTTCCATCCATAAATCCTTTCCATTAATCATATCATCAATCTCTTGATGAGATAAGAAAGGATAATAAATGTCTTTAGCTAATTTACTAAACCATTTTACTGTTGCATCAATTTGCAACTTCATCTCATTTCCTTTACCAATTGCTCCACCCGAGAAATTGTGGAACATCATACTGCAGTTATCATGAACAATAAATTCATCTCCACATAAAAAGATTAATGTGCCAGCTGAATGAGCTTCTGCTTCTACAACAGTAACAATTTTTGCTTGAGAAATGCGCATTGCATTAATTAATTGCATTGCTGTGTCTAAACGTCCGCCAGGAGTATTAAGATAGATATAAATGGTCTCGCCAGGACCTGCGCTTTTGATTTTATGAATCATATCAATATATCTTTCTGGTTCTTCAATGCTTTGTGAGAGGTAGAAGTGATGAATTTTAAGGGCCAGCATACTTTCTACATATGTATAAGGAGCGTCTGTTTGAACAGCTTGTTGTTGTGATGGGTCATTATTATTGTTGTATTTTCTCATTATTATTTTCCTTATGGTTATAAGAGATATCATCTCCTTAACTATTTATAAAACAAAAAAGAGGATTTGACTCCTCTTTTTTGGATTGTTTATATTTTTACTAAATAGTCACGCATTAAAAGCAAAAGTAGTAGTTTGTATTATTTTGGAGTAAAATTTATGATTCATTTCGTGTATATTTGGTTCGATCGTGTAAGAAAAATGTTTTACATTGGTTCTCATAGTGGACAACTTTCTGATGGTTATATTTCATCTTCACGGTGGTTTACAGGGGAAGTGTTGTTTAGACCACAAGATTTTAAACGACGTATATTAAGAATATATGATACAAAACAAGATGCTATACGTGAAGAACGAAGATTAATTGCATTAATTAAACCAACAGAATTTCGAACACGGTATTATAATACAAAAATGGGCCGAAAAAAAGGGTTTACAGCTTTAAATAAGGGAAAACCTATGTCCATAGAGCAACGTCAAAAAATTTCAAACGCAAGAAAAGGAAAACCTGGAAACACTAAAGGAAAAAAGTTTCCTAATAGGACAGGGTGCAACAATGTTATGAATCGGGAAGAAGTACGACAGAAAATATCAGAAAAAGCCAAACGTCGAAGAAAAAGATCCAGACCCGATGGTACAAAATATTGGATATATATTGAAAAAGCATTGGTTGATTCTGTTTCCGAGCTCAACCAATAAAACTCATGCTTACCTTTTAGGCAGCTAGACTAAACGCTTCATTTGCGTCATTTACAGTTTTTGTTCTATTACGGAAGGTTCCCAACCGATCATCCAGCTAAAGTACTCGTAACCAATCGATTCCAATTCATCCCCATAAAAGACTTTCCCCCACAGCTCAACATTCTTACATAATGTTTAGGATAGATATATGTCCGTCCTGAGTTCCTGTGGCTTTACGAAAATCCCTTGGTGGAGATGGCGAGGTTCGAACTCGCGTCTTGCCTACTTTCGTCTTGCCTTCATCTGATTCTTTATTTATTATTTCTTGTCTTCATCGACAACAGGTTTTCGGTTAGTAGGGGCAGGTGGTAGTTCCCCAGTTGCTAAATATTGTGCAATAGCATCTGCATTTCGTGTAAACAAAGCTGCCCCTATTCCTGTTCCTTTAAATATTTTTGCTGCTGCTTGAACTCCTAACTCTCTATCGTGTTTCGACAAATTGCTCATGTTGGTTTCACCTCATATTTCATAATCATTGTCAATTACTGTAACATATTCTGATTCTTTTATTCTAACTTTCCCAAATGCTGAAGATACTTAATAAGTGCTTCTACTTCTTGTTGAGACATTTGATAAGTTGCTCCAATCCTTTTTCTTTCTTGAGGATTCTTGTTATCCATGTGGTAATCTCCCAAATCATCAGGCGATCCTCCGACCACAGTAAACATGTTTCCTTCAAGGCGATCGCCTTTTTTTCCAATAGCATACCAACGACGGCCATGATTTTCTGTATCAAATCCGTAAATTTTCTTATCAGGAAATTGCTTTAATGTAGTTGGACCTGCAGCAAAAAATCCAAAATGTGTTTTATATTGCTGAAGAAGGTTATTTTCAATAAGTCGTTGTACATTCTCGGCTTGTACATCAATTCCTGCAGCCTCGAAAAAGGCTTGTGCTTCTTTAAAGTTTGTCATATCTTATCTCTCCAAATAATAGATTGTATAGTATTTATACATTATTTTGGTTTCGCCTCATATTTCATAAACATTAATTTTACACTATTTTCTTCTTCGCGTCTACCATCGACAATATTATAATAATCCTGTAACGTTTCTACAGGAAAAAAACGATCACATTTATAATCATTGTCAATTACTGTAACATATGCAGTGGCACGTAAATCCAATCCTTCTTTAAACAAGCGCTCTCCACCCAATATCCATATTTCTTCATCTGGATGCTTATCTATTACTTCCTGTAAAGTCTTGGCTACTGTTACTCCTTTTGCTTTCTTTCTAACTGAACTTAACATATAACTTTTACGTTCAGGAAGAATGCCATCTTTAATATCCTTTCCACGTGCTTTCATCATTTCAGCCATGTCTTCGTATGTCGTTCGTCCCATTACACAAATATGTCCCTTTGTCATATTTTGAAAATGTTTGAAATCACATTTAAAGTGCCACGGAATTTTACCTTCCTTCCCAAATCCACCATTTTTATCAACGGCAACAATCAAATTAATCTTCACAGAATTTCCTCGCAGAATAATACTCTATAGTTTCGTTGTTAATTATACGATCAAACAAATTAATGGAAGAAGTATTAGGAATGGTAAGCCAAAAAATGCTTTTCATTTTTTCACCATTTTTAAAATTATATGATACCATATTACTAATTCCAAAGTGCGGAACAATATAAACATTTACAACGTTTTTTCCTTTAAACGTATAACAACATCCATCACCGTGAATATAATGACGTTCAACAGCAATTACACGTGGTTCATTAAACATTACTTCAAGATCGACAGTAAATTGGTCTAATTCTTTATCATCATGCGTTACAATTGCTATATTATATACTTCAAAAGTATTTGAACATTTAGTTGTTGCTAATGAGTATATTTCACCTTCCACTAAACTCTTAACCACTGTAAATCTATCAACAATAAAACAATGTTTAAGAAACAAATCGACATCATGATGTAATTTGTCAAGTTCTTGTTCTGTTCGTAATGTATTAAAACCATATTTTGTCATGAAACAAATTCCTTAAATTGTTTAACACTCATTACTTTAATATTTGCTTTTCCTGATGCTGTCAATTCACGTGCTTTGCTAGCTTTACCTGAAGTACTATCAGGATCAGCAGCAACAACAATTGTCGTTTTTGCACTTACAGCACTTTGATTCTCACCACCTAGCTCTTCTACACGTTTCTCTAATTCCTTATCTCTAAACCCTGTCATTACAATCTTATGTCCTGTTAATTTCCCTTCAACCTTTACCCCTTTTCCTTTATATGTTATAACATTTTGGGTTTTATCATAAAAGTCTAAAAACGATTCTAATCCATTCATTACTAAACTTGCTGTCTTGGTGTCAAATCCTTCAACCATCGAAATGGCTACTCCATTCCATATTGAAGCATGAGGATCATCTCCCAATGCTTCGACAAGTTTTTTCATTTTGCGTTGTCCAATTCCTCGTCCGAAAGATGGATATGCACCCATAACATCACTCAATGCAACATCACTTAACCTCTCACGAATACCGTGATATGCTTTGATACCATTTGAGCCAAGAGATCTTGTTGCTTGTACCATTGTAATATTCACAATATCATATGGAGTTTTAATACCATCTTCATACAACTTTCTCACATTTCCTTCTTTCAAATGTGGAAAATCAAGTGAAGAGCAGAAGTCTAATAATTGTAGAATTTTAACTTCCTCACTTTGATTTACTTCAGTTAAAACAGCATCTACTCCTGTCTCATTCCATTTCCAATTTTCTGTAGGCATCTGGGCTTTTGTTGCCTTAACCATACTCATAATATTAGGAACTACATCTCCACAACGTGATACAATACACACTGTACCAGGTCCAATATTATTATCTAAAATGTATTTTGCATTATATCCTGTTGTATGAGTAACAGTAACTCCTGCAAGAGGGAAAGGATGGAATACTACACGAGGTTTTAAATAACCATGTTTAGAAATATTCCATTCAACATAATTTACAGTTGCAGCATATTGATTAGAAGCATCAGCTACTTTATATTTGATTGATGATTTTGGATTACCTTCATCCACATTAACATCAAGCTGTTTTCTCAACTCACTACGATTGACGTCAATTACAATACCGTCAATAGCAAACGGATTATTTGCTCTTCGTTCATTAATATAGTTAGCAAGATATTCATCTGTTAAATACTTGCCTTGAATCTTTGTGAAATGTGGAATTTCAAATCCCTCATTTTTTAATTCCAATAACTGTTCTTCTTTTGACTTATCACTCGGTCCTAAAATAGAATAAGCAATTACGTTTATGTAATCATAAACAATTGAAGGATTAGTGGATGCATTCATCAATCCACTTACCATATTTCGTGCATTACGATAAGGCTCTCCACTACTTGAAGATACCATGTTTTTAATGATTGAGAAATTCGGTTCTGAGATTTCTACTTCGCATCTTACTTCCATCGTTTTTGAAATAGCTTGAGGAAGATGTTTCATTCTACTAGTATGACGTGTCGTGTCAGCACCTTGAATACCGTCGCCACGACTAAATGATATTTGCAATTTTCCTTGGGAATCGTAGATAATCATTGCAGATGCACCGTCAAGTTTATCTGTAATAATTAACTCTTCATCATACAAATTATTATCACGAACCCATTGTGTTATTTCGCCAATTTGGATTTGATTTAGAGAAGGCATTGCATGCGGTAGAGGAACTTTTCCGCCACGAACTTGCGATCCGACCCCAATAAAATATACATTGGATGGATTACAGCTTTTCACATAATTATAAAAGGAATCGTATAAAGAATCGTCGATAATTGGATTATCATTGTAGTAATAATCATCTAACACTTTAAGCATTTCAATAAGATCTGTTACTTCGTGCTCATCGTTGCCGTTTAAGACATCGTTGATGGTTGCAATAATGGTATCGATATTCATACTCTTACCTCAATAGATAAGAGTATTATATATTATTTAAATATGTAAATCAACGTTAAACAGCCATGGGTACTTTAATGGCAGGGTGAGATTGATAATTAACTAAAGTAAAATGTTCAGGGAGAATCTTATCAAAAACAGACGCGTCAAATTTGTTAGTGTCATCATATTTTGGTCCTGAGTATATTAATGTTGGAGAAGGATAAGGATCTCTGCTTAATAGTTCTTGTACTGCTTCAATATGATTTTCATAGATATGAGCATCTGCCATAAAATGTGTAAACGTGGCAGGAGTAAACCCTGTTAAATTAGCCATTAATGTTAAAAACATACTAGCACTTGCAACATTAAAAGGGGTGCCCAAGAATTCGTCATTGGAACGTTGATACATACAAAGATGTAGTTCTTTTGTTTGAATATTTGCAATAAACTGATATAATACGTGACATGGGGGCAATGCCATTCTATCAAAATATTCTGGATTCCATCCTGAAATGATCATACGACGATCAGTAGGGTTAGTATATAATTTTTGCAACACTTCGTTAACTTGATCAATGTATTTACCAGCCCACATTACCCCTCGTTCAGAATGATTAATCGGCCATCGTCTCCACATTGCACCATACACAACACCAAGATCGTCTGTTCCTTTTCTGTTAGGATTATTCAACCAATCTTTATTTTCGTTTGCATTTTGGTCCCAAATTTTACAATCAAGTTTACGAAAATCAGCAGCATTAGTATATCCTCTTAAGAAGCCAATTAATTCTCCCTTGCAAGCTTTGAATGCTAATTGTTTTGAAGTAAAGGCAGGAAAGGCTTTACGAAGATCATATTTAATCATTGCTCCAGGAATAAATTTTGTTCGTATTCCTGTGCGATTTTCTTGCCATGTTCCATTATCTAAAATATCTTGAAGTAATTCCAAGTATTGACGATCATGATATACGTCTGCCATTTAATTCTCCATTGTATTAATATCAAGCAGATCTTCGTCGTTGGCCCATTTCTTCCAAGCTCCATCGAATGTGTCAACAGGTTCGACCTCAAAAACGTACACATCAATTTCTTGACGTTGTCTCGTACGTTTTTTCGTGGTATATCTTCCTGTTAATTTAACTTCGACGTTATTGTATAGATACGTCTTATTGCGAGATCTCATGTTAACTTCTCTTTTGATTATAATACATTAAAATAAAAGAAAAGTCAATAGATATTACGGAGAGTCTGGAACTTCTTCTGGAAGATCGACCTTGTAAATCATTCCAATCCATCCTACTAAATTCTTCTTCGAATCGTAAAGAGGGAAAGCAGTACCGAATACAGGTAATGTATCATTCTCAAGGTCTATCAATCTAAATTTCATGGAGAATTCACGTTGTTGACTGACGGAATTCTGCCATTCTTCAAATACTGTATCGCGCCATGCTGGCGAAAGAGTATTAAGCCATCCTTTTGTGAGCAGTTCTTCTGTCGAACGCCCTACCCAACGGCAAAATGTTCTATTCACATCAACGAAATCTCCACTCGGACTCGTTTCAAAAATCGCAAACGGAGCGTCCATAGATAATAATTTATGTCTTTGCTCTTGAAGAATTTGTCTTGCTTCGATTCGATTGATTGCATCGCGTAAAGATGAGCCACCATTAGTTGCAAATTGCTCACTCATTGCTTCTATCACATCAAATGATTTTTTAATCTTTTTAACAAAATTAATTGTTGGTACTACAACTTTGATCCAAGCAGTTGCCACAGCTGCAGCTCCTGTTGCTATAACACCAATCGCTTGAAAAATTTCCATCACTGTCATTTGTTAGATTCCTATAAAAAAGTAGGTCCCTGTAAAGGACCTACTTATATTTATTTTAACTCGTTCAAAGACCTAGTTTTTCTCTAGCTTCGATCCACTTCTTAACAAATTCAGAACGCACAATATCGTCTTTAGTGAATTGAATACAACCAAATTTATCCATCGATTGCATTACTTTCATTGCCTTTTGTGCTCCTGATTCTTCATGCTTCTTCAAGTCACATTGATGATGAATGTCGCCACAAACAATAAGTTTAGAATTTACACCGACACGTGTAACGATACTATCAAACTCAGACCATGTCATGTTTTGAAATTCATCAATAACAATGATTGCATTATCCCATGTTAAACCACGAATTGCGGAGGTTGACATGAATCGTACCAAATTAACTTCTTTCATATCATCGTAGGTACTAGCTCTACCAATTAAATCCCACAAGATATCTTTATATGGCAATTCAAACATTGCTTCCTTCTCTTCTTTTGTTCCTGGCATGTGACCTTGGTCACGTCCTTGGACAGTAGTACGAACAATAATTACATGATCTTGTGGTTGATCTTTGTCTAAAACCTCTCTAAGAGCAAGATACATAGCAATGTATGTTTTTCCTACTCCTGCAGAACCATATGCACACACGTGTTGGCCACTAAAGAAACACTCAAACATATCGCGTTGTCGATCTGTCATAGGTTGAATATTTTTGAGATCATGTGAGGACCATTTTTTTCTTTTTGGTCCGTCCATTTGTGCATTTATGTTATTATGTAACATGTTACTCATCTCTATTATTTGTTGTTGGTGTTTTCTATTTGCAGCTTTTCTTCCCATGGTAAACTCCTTATTGATGGAAATAAAAAAGGCGAATTGAAAGATCAATTCGCCTTTACGTGTGAAGGACATTCACAAGTTGATGATTCAACAGCACTATCTTTAACTTTACCCATTCTTGGTAGGTCCCTGCTGTTGAAGTTTTAATTGAATTTTCTCATAATCCATTCTCATTTTTTGTAAAAAATGAGCTACTTGTTTAGCGTGTTCTGGTTCTTCGACAGAATTAAACGCTTTTGTGACTCTGCCTTTAATAGACTGAATCGAAGGATGACGTGCCTGTTTCTTTAAGAAGGAAACAACACGTTGATCATCACCTAAATGTCGTACAACAACAGAAAATTGTTTCTGATTGATAGAATCTTCTAATGCTTCACGATATTCAGGATTTTGCATTACTTTTAATATAGTTACAATGTCAATTGCATCTTCAGCATTTTTAATTTTTCCTTGGGACGCTTGCAATGCTAAATTGTGTAATATATTCGATGCTGCTTCCATAAAGACATTTAATTCCATGTCTTTCAATAAAGGGGAGGCAAGTTTACATTTTTCAAAATTCTCTGTCAAACATTGAAACGCCTCTTGCTCTGTTAATAATTCAGTATTAATGTCTGCAATTAAATTCATGCGTGTCTCGTAACCAAAGTAGTATATTGTATTTATACTACTTTGAGTCTTCCATGAAATATTCAATAACTGGTTGGCCATCTTTAATTGCATAGGATGCTCTAGATGCAAGTTCGTCATTGTCTTTATCATAACTAACAGAGTCCATTACCACATCAAATTGCCACAAAGAGGACAAATAATACATGACTCTCATAGCATCACGTTCGTCCAATAATTTATCGTTTGCAATTTGATGAGTAAGATACAAGGATCTATCCCCCTTAAAATGCACATGCGTAATTTGAATATTAGGTTCTCTCATTACTAAAGTATATTGATTAGCAAGAGTTTCTCTAATATGACGATAACCATCAAGATTATGAATGCTTGTTACAACATAATGATCGCTTCCGTCTTCATCATATAATGTAAACATCTTAAACATGCGCATAACTGTTGGACTTAAGAATTGTCTAATGAAACTTTCGTCTTTAAAATTAAATGCAGCCCATTTAACATTATCATATGGCTTACCATTACCAACCCATTCTTGATGTGCAAACCATTCTTTATCTTCGTCTGTCGGATCTGTACTAATACGTTCAATATCCTTGAACATTGCAAATCCTAAAGCATAAGGATTAATTCCATTATAATACGGACTATCAAAAGATGGTTGTGCAACAACAGCAGTGTGAGATTGAATAAATTCTAACATAAATCCTTCACTAATCAATCCCTTGTCATATAATCTGTTCATAATTGTATGGTGAGTCCATGTAGCAAAACCTTCGTTACCTACTTGAGTTTGACGTTGAGGATAAAAATATTGTGCTACTTTACGGACAATTCGTACAACTTCACGTTGCCAGTCTTCAAGATTAGGAGCATTTTTCTCGAGGAAATATAAGATGTTTTCCTGAGGCTCGTCTAATGTTGTTACCTTCTTGTTACGTTCACTGAAATGAATCGGTTTAGGTTCTGATTCTTTTACATAATTCGGAATTGTTCTCCATAAATCGTTTGCTTGTAAACGTACATATTCATTTCGTTGTTCTTGTCTATCACGTTCTTCTGATAATGACAAACGTTCTGGTTTAGTATATTTGTCAACCCCATAATTCATTAAAGCATGGCAAGCATCTAATGTTTGTTCTACAATATCGCTTCCGTAATTTTCTTCACAATCCATAATATATTTTTTTGCAAACACAAGATAATCAATAATAGATTCTGCATCAGTCCACTGCTTAAATAGATAATTATTTTTAAAGAAAGCATTATGGCCATAAGAAGCATGAGCAATTACTAATGCTTGCATCATTGCAGTATTTTCTTCCATACAATATGCAATACAAGGATTTGAGTTAATAACTACTTCATATGCTAATCCCATTCTGCCCTTTCTATAAGCATAAGATTCAGCTACAAATTGTTTACCAAAAGACCAATGAGGATACATAATTGGCATTGCTACGCTACAATTATGCATTGGATATCCATCGCATATAAAAGTTCCCGTTGATGTTGTAATCTTAGCAATATCTTGCACGCCTAACAACACAACAGATATTACTGTTTCATGATTTGATGTTTTCATTAATCCAATTTGATCAAATGATATTTTTGATACTAATCTCTCGGGTCTTATAGAACCGAGAAGTTTTAAACGATCTGAATATGTCCCTGTTATCCCAATAGTCTTACAAGTTTTCGTACCAGGTTTTTCTGATTCATAGTATGTATAACCTTTATTGCTTAATATATCCTTGATTTTATCTAATGTCGGACCTTCGTTTTGTGCAATTGTGAGAGCCTGAACAGAGTGTTTCAAAATTGATCCTTCACCATCATACATGCCAGCTAACCATCCTGCATCGTAACTCTGATCATGTTCCCATACGTCTAATACTTTCGGAATACAAGAAGCATCGTATTTGTGATTATTATCACGTAAATTTAACGTTGTTACCCACTTTAATGTTGAAGCTTTTCCTTTTTTTTGTCTAACTAACCACTTATGTTCCCCTGTAACCTTAAATACTTTTCCTGAAGATAATGTTACAGCATAAACAGGAGCTGGCTCAATTACGTGTTGTAGTACTGTGCCAGAACGAAAACGACGATGTGGCCCATATTCGTCAAAACTTAACACAACGTCTCCAATGTTAATGTTGCCGGCTTCGACCCATTTTAAATCTGATCTTAAAAGTTTATGATCAGGTGATACACAATAAGCATCTAACATTTGTTCCGAAGAAATGATTTCAATCTGGTTTGGATATGTTTCTAATTGTAATTCTTCTTTAGCAATTGTATCGATTTCTTCAATAAAACGTTGAAGAATTTCAGGACTCCAATCACTGTCTTTTGTAATTAGTTTGCTTTCATCTCTCATACTTTATTCCTTTTTTGAAAAAGATTTCTAAACACTGGATAGATATCTCCCACATCAGCCACCTGAGCAACTTGCATTTTTCTTGATGCTGCTTGCAGTTGTTCATACAATGGCCAAAGTGTTGAATTATCCCAACCATTATTTTGTTGGATTTCAATATAATAATAACATTGAATCAACGGCATTAAATCGTTTAAAATTATATCTCTAACCAATTCATTATCGTCATCATAATTGTCGCCATCAGATGCTTGAGCAATGTAAATATTCCATTGATTAATTGGATAACGTTCTTTTATGATATCTCTTGTTAATTCGAGTGCAGTCGAAACGACAGTACCACCACTTTCTTTTCCATAAAAGAAGTCTTGCTCATCTACTTCTCTTGCTTCAGAGTGATGTTTAATAAACACGATATCAATTTGTTCATAATTACGTTCTAAGAACAAATACAACAACATAAAAAATCTTTTTGCTAAATCTTTCTTAAATTCTGTCATACTGCCTGATACGTCCATCACACTAAACATAACAGCTTTATGAATCGGTACAATCTCTTTGATAAATTGTCTATAACGTAAATCATTGGTATCCACGAATGGAATTGCTTTTAACTTACGCTTAAGCACGATAATACGTTGTTCAACTTCTTGTTTCCTTTTATTTTCATCATCCGTTAAAGACGATTTAGCGTTTAACTCTTGTAATTCTTGTTCCAATTCACGAAGTTCCTTTCTTTTAGGATTACGTAAAGCAAATCGACGTCCGATAGATTGTCTCATGGACTGTAACAAATCAAGTCTACTTGGATTGCCATCAGTCGAAAATCCTGCTCGTTGAGGTTTCAATTCTTCAACAAGAGATAATTCTTTAGTTATCATATCAGGTAATTCCAAACCTTCAAATAAGAATTGTAAGAATTCTTCCTTGGACAAAGTGAAGACGAAATCGTCTTCATGCTCCCCATCTTTGGAGGCTTTGTTTCCTTTGCCTCCACCACCAGAAGGTGGTTTATCTATGGTATCACCAGGATTAAACTTCTTATTTCCAGGTAACACACCTTCGTTGTTCCCTGAGTTTGGCTTATGATGAAAAGTCGGTTCACTAATATCTCCAACAGGAATATTAATGTTTTTATTGTCATTATTAATAACGTCTGTTATGTTTTTGTCTTTAATAAAATCGTCCACAGATTTTTTAATTTTCTGTTGTACTCTTTTAATAAATTTCTGACGGTTAACAACACTTTTGTTTTTTCCGTTTTTACGTCTATCTATTAAAGTATAACCCATGTAAAAGGTTCTCCGACTGATATATTCTTATTATACAGAATGTTAAACTGAAAGTCAACTGTAATAAAAAAGGGCCTTGCGGCCCTTTTCTTTTTTAGTTACTCTTCTTATAACGCTGGTACCAGTCAACCATGATTCTGATTTGTTTCTCAGTGTATCCTCTATCTTTCATGCGGTCGATAAAGTCACTGTGTTTCTTCTCTTCATCAGAGTTCTTCTTGGCTCCAAACGAAATAACAGGGAGCAATTCTTCTGTCGAACCGAACATTTTCTTCTCAATCGTTTGACGTAACTTCTCAAATGATCTCCAATCAACATTCTTACCACCGTTATTCGCCCTTGCACGCAATACGAAGTTGACACATTCAGAACGATAATCTTTCGGATTTGCGATACCAGCTGCTTTCTCGATCTTCTCCAATTCTTCATTCAATGCTTTACGATTGAATTGTTCACCAGTGTCAGGATCACGATAGTCTTGATCCTGAATCCAGTAATCAGCATACGTGATATAACGATCGAACAAATTCTGTCCATATTCATTATACGATTCCAAATATGCTTTCTGTAACTCTTCCCCAATAAACTCTGCATATCGAACTGCAAGATAACGTCTGATGAAATTGATATATGTTTCATATTTCGATTTCTCAAGTTGTTCTTGCTCCAATGCTTTCTCAAGAGTATACATCAAGTGAATTGGGTTTGCAGCTACTTCCTCACTATCAAAGTTGAACGTTTTTGACAAGATTTTGTACGCGAAACGTGTACTTGAACCTGTCATTCCTTCAGTAACGCCTGCTGCATCACGATATTCTTGAATTGACTTTGCTTTAGGATCTGTGTCTTTAAGATTCTCACCATTGTAGATTCTCATTTTAGAGTAAATGCTACTATTCTCAGGTTCAAATAATCTTGTCAATACAGAAAACTGAGCCATCATTTCAAGAGTACCAGGAGCAATTGGAGCTTCTGCTAATTGTGAATTTTTAAGTAACTTTTTGTAAATCATTACTTCTTCATCCACTCTTAAACAATAAGGTACTTTAACAACACATACACGATCGAGGAACGCTTCGTTACGCTTATTGTTTCTGAATGATTCCCACTCACTTTCGTTTGAGTGAGCAAGAATAATTCCTTGGAAAGGCATAGCCCCAAATCCTTGAGTACCATTATAGTTACCTTCTTGTGTTGCTGTCAACAGAGGGTGCAACATTTTGATAGGAGCTTTGAACATCTCGACAAATTCTAACATGCCTTGTGTTGCTACGTTTAAACCACCTGAATAACTATACGCATCAGGGTCATCTTGCGAGAAGAGTTCCAACTTACGGATATCAACTTTACCAACTAAGTTAGAAATATCTTGATTATTTTCGTCACCAGGTTCTGCTTTTGTTACTGCAATTTGATTTAATCTCGAAGGCCAAAGCTTCATTACCGCAAATTTGCTAACATCGCCTTTAAATTCCTTGAGACGTTTAACGGCCCAAGGTGAAATAATATTAGTTAAATATCGTTCTGGAATTCTATATTGTTCTTGTAACACTGATCCAAACGTTTCTTTATCAAATAAACCCAAAGGAGACTCAAATATAGGTGAAATTTCGTCTTCGCCTGTTTCGGCATTTTTTGCCTTTAACACGTAAATCGGATGCTGTTCCATTAACTCTTTAAGTTTTTCAGCCACACTCGATTTAGAAGAACCGACTGGACCGAGTAAGTAAAGAATTTGTTTTCTTTCCTCAAGTCCCTGACTCGAGAATTTAAAATAATTAACTATTTGCTCAACTGCTTCTTCAATCCCATAAAAATCCTTAAATGCAGCATATCGTTTAAGTTTACGATTAAGAAAGATGCGACTTAATCGTGGATCTTTTGATGTGTCTACTACTTCTGGTTCACCGATAGCATTTATCATGCGTTCTGCTGCAGTTGCATATGCAAGAGGATTGTTTTTACATTCCTCTAAGAATTGCTGCAGAGACATTTCTGTAGGATCGTTGTGTTTATAATTTTTTACGAACAGTTCTAAAACATTGTTTGTCATATTACATCCTCTTTTTCAATGTTGTAAGTATATTATAGTATGTTTAAATCGTTAAGTCAACTGTTTTTCTGTATTTTTTTAATCCACAATTATAAATTCTGTAAATTCTATTATTCAAACAATTTTGATGTTCTGATAGCGTAGCATCATATTTTTTTAATTTTGTGGGTAAAAACTTATGTCTGAAATTAAATTTATGAAAAGTTTTGTCTCCAATTACATACATATAATCAGGAGAAAGAATATTATCTAACACAAATCCGTTTTTTTCATATAAATCTCCACTGCTCCACCTTAAATCAGCAAATGTCTCGATGTGTGTAACTGTTAAATGTTTCTCAGCATGAGTAAGTAATTTCGAAAATCCACCCACTACATTACTGCTAGTTGCATACCTATTTAAAATTGCGTTATTTTTACTCACAATAAATGTCATCATTGCAACTATATTATTATCATAATATAATCCATAAGTAACACTTCCTGGTCCATTCCCTTGAATATGATATTTGGTGAAAAACCTCTCCTTTACTTGTTTGTCGTGTATATCAACTACTTGAGTATTGCGAGCAAAAATTCGAACATTATTTAATCCACATTTATGTTTGATCGTATTTAAAACAATATCATATTTGTATTTTATTTCATCTTCAAATATTGTTAATAGAGAATATCCTGCTGCGTTTGTTCTTTTTAATTTAATTAAATGATAATACGAATCAACATTTAACTCATTATGCCAATACAATCCACATATTTCAATTGCTAATTTATATTCTGGTATTATTATGTCTAGTTCTTGTGGAGCAATTATTTGTCTGTTATTTGATTCCACACGTAAATTTAATGCTTGTAAATCTGTTAATAATTTGTGTTCAAGTGACGAATGTTGAAATCTTTTAATTTCTATTCTGAAAGTTTTAAAATATGAACATACTGTATTAACATCCACATTTAACATAGACGCGATTTCTGTTAAAGACTTTTCTTCAACATGATGCAATGTATATAATGTTTGTTCATCAGATAAACACTTTAAGCTTTCAGGGGATATATGAAGTTGATTTTGTTCGCAACTATACTTTCTACGAAACGTCTGTTTAACTTTCTGTTTAACCATGTCTGAAGAGGAAGCATGCACGGTTCCATATTTCTCTAAATTAGTTTTCTGAGTTTTTTTCTTTGTCTCTTCATGTTGTAAAGGTGACAAAGTACCATATTTCTCTACATTAGTTTGTGATCTTTTTTCTAAAATATCCAAATTTTGCATAATATTAGTAGTACCATAATGTTCATGTAAACTTATTTCTTTTTTGCTCTTAAAGTCTTCCGTTTGAAAATAATGTTCTGTACCATATTTCTTAATATTAGTCTCTTTAATCTGTGTTTTACGTTTCTGGTTAACTGAAGGATGTCGGGCTGCACATTTTTTACTACAAAACTTTCTATATCCTACTGAACTATCAACGAAAATAACTTTATTGTTACAAGTTAAGCAAAGCGGTAATATATCAATATTATTAAGAATACAATATAACCGTTCTGTAATCGAAGCAGTAATTGGTAAGAACGAAGTAACACCAACGATTTGTTCTATAATCGTTGGTGTTATGATTTTATTATAACTAGGATTAATTTTATTATTTGATAAAATTATATTGTGTAATTTTAATTCTTCAATCATTATTAATATTTGTTGTTAAAATCGAACGTTCACTCAACAAATCACGATGTTCAGCTAAAAATTGTTCAAATTTCTCTGGATAACGCTTACGCAATTTGTTAATTACGTTAATAAGAGGCTGCATTGGATCAATCTTTGCTTCATCAACAAAAATAGCATAGTACCAAAAAGCATCAGCAAACTCTTCAGAAATGTTTACATAATCAACTTCACCTGTTTGTAAATATTTCAAAAAGGCTTGTGCTAATTCAGTCGATTCTGTAACAGCTCCAATTAAAGAATGCGCAATTCTTGGATTTACAGCTACAAAAGTAGTATCAAGTTGTCCGTTTGGATCATTGGTTATTTGATCCAAATAAGAAATACGAACTGCTGCATGGAGCAACTGATCGCTCAGTTGTTTAAGAGTAAATTCATATTTCGGAAGATCAAATTTTGAACCATAAAATGCATGCTTCTTAATTTGATCGATCATATTTCCTGCTGCAATGTATGCTTTTAATGCTTCTTCTAATAAGAATCTTGGGGACTTAAAATCACCATTAGGGGATTCTGTGCGAAGAGCCAACGGCACAAATTGTTGTAATGTTTCAAATGTAATTGTTGTTTCAGTCATTGTTAACCTCAAATATATCTTGCAATTGATATTCTTTTTTAATCTCATCTCTTACTTTCATAAGAATTTTCCCTAAATGGTTCTGTCCTTTTCCGTCACAAACTCCCCAAAAAGTATCTCCCCATGTATTTCCTTCAATCAATTCTGCGGACTTTGTTTCAAGTAGTTTTAAACGTAATTTAGGATCACGAAATTTTTGACGAACAAACTCTTCCATAATTCCAACTTTAATGTGATTAAAGTCTGGACGCATCTTTACTGTCTTACCAAGTTGCTTGGCTTCTGATGCTGATATGCATCCTTTAGCAGTAGATACAAATTGTATTCTTTCCTTGATATCTAATGATTTGTTAGCTTGATATGCATGTTCTACCGATACGTATGATAATCCCATATCATCACGCACAAAACAAGGATAAAAATTAGATAAAAATCTATACTTTCCAAAGAAAGAATCTATAATCATCTGTTGGCCTTTCTTGATAGTTTTTGTTGAAGACGTTTTGTTTTCTTCTTTGCTTGATTATGAAGAGGTTTGGTCGTACCACGTTTTGGATTTCTCATTCTTTTCACCTGTGCTAGCATTCGACGCATCTCACGTCTTGAATATGCTCGCATTAGTGAAGGTTGTTTTGATGGTTGGGAGGCCTGACCGCCACCTGTTTCTGCTGAGTCTACTGTTTCTGTTTCTGCAATCATATTATACTCCTTAAAGAATTAAGAATTAAGAATTAAGAATTAAGAATATAATACATCAGAAAATACTAAATGTCAACGAGATTTTTAAGGAATTGTTATTAAAGAATGAAAGGTATAGGTGGGAATCTGTCGTTGCATTAATTCATCTAATACAACATATCTAAAGGAGTACCAATTATTAAATTTATGACGGTGAGGACTTGCTAAGACTAATATCCAAACTAGTGTTTCAGGTTCTTCATAACACACATCAACATAACTAATAAACTTTTCTAAACCATCCCAATCTTTATTATCAATAAAAGATAATACAATCGCTCCAATTTGAATAGTTTGTTTATACACTTATTGACCCCTTCACATTGCATACTTTTTTTACATCTTCTTTGGTAAATGCTGTTCTATTGCCGTCACAATAAAAACTACCATTTACCTCAGTAGGAGCAAATTCGAGTGACGTTAACTTGTTACGATCACAATAAAAACTACCATATATTGTTTTTGGTACACCTTCAAGTGATGTTAATTGATTATTTGATAAATCCACAAATCCTCCTATCGATTTCGGTATACCTTGTAACGATACTAACTTATTATTATCACAATGGAAATTACCTTCAACGTGTTTAGGAGCACCTTCAAGTGATGTTAATTTGTTATTATGACACAAAAAATTACCTTCGATAGTACCAAATTTAACACCAAAGGAGGTTAATCCTTTATTTGATAAATCCACATTTCCTTGTACGTGAACGAGTCCACTATGTTTGCCAATGACATAATTTGTAATGTCATATTTCTTGCACCATTCATATATATGTGCATGGTCGGATTCAATAAGTAAGTCACTTAGTTTCATTTTGTGTTTCTTCAAAACGTCTCTTAAAATAATCTTGTAATTTCGTTAATTGATAATGAAATTGTTGCTTACCATTTTGTTCATCCATAAATCGTTGTGTGTAACGTAATACACGCTTGTCAATGGATTTGTCATCGCTTACAGCTTTTGCAAATTGTTCAAGAGCTGCAATAGATGTTTCTACACCAGGACGTAAAAAATATTCAATTGGAAGCATTGGATTGTATTCTTTATCTTTGAAGTGGAAATCGAAATCACGATAGGTCATTAAAAATGACAAATATCGTGCTGCAGTTTCTTTCTGCAACACATCATTAGTATTAAAAGCATCGTTAATTTGATGTAATAATTCCAATATTCCTGTTTGCTTTAATTCAATCAAAAACATGTTTATTCGTCCTTCTCATCTTCGACTGCATGCATTGCTTTAGTATAATAACTTGAAGCACCAGCTCTTGTCATATTTAAACGTGACATCATTAATTTAATAACAGCTACACGTGGTAATGCTAAATTACTCTTATATAAAGCAATTGCTTGTTGCATTTTGCTTGTTTCATGATGCTCTGAATCTGTCATTTGATTGTAACGTTTGATTGCTGCATTATGATGAAGTAAATCACCACGCCCTTTTGGTTTACCTAAACTACGATGTTTAACTGCTGAACCTGTTGTGGATAAATGACGTTTGACGTCATAACCTGTCACAAATTCTGATTCTAATTCTCCCTCTTCGTCGTATTCTTCAATTGGAATTGGTGTATGATCGAGATACAAATAACCAACTAAACCATGTTCATACGGTTTTCTACGACGTCCGTATGTTGATTCAAACGTCTCATCTGAAATTAAATCCAAATTAACAAAGTCTGGTAATTGCTTTAATTTTAATGTGTATGGATTTCCTCTCAAATCACGAACAATACGATTCTTCTTAATATCATACTTGGTAATTTGTAAATCCACATCTGAAAGAATTTGAACCCGAACAATTTTAGTATCTTCGACAGGGGTATCTAATCTAATTACTTTGAAAATGATAGGATCCATAACATTTATGGAATAAGGTTTAATTTCATCTTCGTTTTGAGAATATACTGTGAGGATAGAATGTAATTCTTCATCTACATCCTTAATATTAATCGGATCGAAAACATATATTCTACCAACAACGACAGGAACTTCCTCGACTTCTGTTGGCACTAATTGTGCATTGTCTGCAACGTTTTCTAATAAATCGGATACACGCATATTATTTACCAAATAGTATGCGTGTATTTATCGTCAACTCAATTCAATCTTGACAATATCAAACTTAATACATAAATAATAAGGAAAGTATACTAATAATATACAGAGATCGAATCATGTCCACAAAACGTTTAACAACAGAAATGTTTATTACTAGATCGCAAGAAATACACAAAGACAAATTTACTTATGAAAATACAATATATAAAAACATGAAGAGCAAAGTAATTACTGAGCACCTAATTCTTTTTTAAAGGATGTTGTTTAAAATTTGATTTAGACTGTAAAAAATCCATTTGACATTGTAATATATTTTTATTTTGTAATATTAAATAACAACAACGATTAGGGACATAAGGAACATACAACAATTCCATTCCTGCTTCCTCTGGAGTCCTATCGTCTTTATGACGATTGCAAGGACCACATGCTGTTACAACGTTTGTCCAAACATCAGCTCCGCCTTGTGCTCTCGGTTTAACGTGATCACGTGTTAATATGGGAAACGCATATTGCTCACCACAATATGCACATAAGTTGTGATCACGTTTGAACAACGATTTGTTAGTTAATGGTGGAGTATTGTAAGAACGCACATTGCTGATTTTTAATCCTTTAATGGCAATAATGCTACTAACTTTTAATTTAGATTGATTACCTGTAGCTTTTTGAATACCACCATGAATCGTAAAATGTTCGTCGTTGCCTAAATCCCAAGCAACAAGATCTTTACAATATGCCAGGGTGGCTTCTTCATAATCAATCCATTTGAATGGGTTTCCAGCTACGTCAAGTGCTAAAACTAAAGGATGTTGTGTCATATAGGTATCTATCTTTATGTTTATTTATAAGCCAAGCTCTTTTAATTGAGCAATAGTATCTTTTGCATTCTTGTGTAAAATTCCAACTCCCCCTGCTTCTCGCCATGGAATAATTGATTTTTCTCTATCATCAATTAAAATTCTATTAGGAGTAGCATAATTAGCCTTTAAATGACTATGTGGAACAGTTATAACAGTTAACTTATATGGAAAATTCTCTTCAATCCATTCACGCTTCTGGTCACCTGCTACTTCAGGATATTCGTGACCTGTTGCTGTGAGAATAAAAGGATCATATTTAGAACAGTATTCCCAAAGTTCTTTTGCATCTTTCATTTGAGGAAAGGTATTATATACAGCATGTCCTCTCATGAGGAGAGAGTTGATCTTGTTATCTAATTCGTCTTTTGAAAATGAGGATCTCGGTGCTCCCAATAAGTATTCCACCCCTAAATCGAAGTCCGCAAGAACTCCATCCATATCAAGAGCAATTATTTTTGGAGTCGCAGTCGCACTCGTTATTACATCTAACATTTTCATTTTCGACTCCTAATATTTTTACTCTAGTATAATAGCTTTCAATATCGTTTTCAACAGTACCAAATCTAGTAACAAATTGTTGAACAGGTCTAAAGGTGTCAGGATCAACTACAACAGGTAATTTCTGACAAGGTTTATAAGGTGCATAGAATAATCCTGCATCTGTTTCACCGTTTGTGCCCTTGTAACCGATTATAAGCTCATGTTTATTGACAAACTGAGTAATTACAATCGTGTTTGAATCTGGCGTTGATGCAATACATGGTATTTCAACATTTAATTCCGTAAAAGGCGTAAGAGTAAACAATTCTTTTACAGTCGGAAATTGTTGAGATAAGTTACTAAGTATTGCATAGACTTCTGCGCTTTGTACTACCAAGACATTTCCCGAACCCGCTCGTGTGTTAAGTCCTATTTGTTGTTTTACTTGTTTCAATAAAGTTATTAAAGGAAGGTTTGGAGTCATATCAAGACCCAATGTACAAGAAAACTCTTTCTGAACGCTTACTTTATTCTCAATTATATTAACAATCTCATTAAACAATTCATTAACAACTTGCACAGACATTATTTGCTCAATTTCATGTGCGACGTCGACACCATGCACTGTTCCTAAATCTTTCATTTGCTCAAGAGCGAATTGTAGTTGAAGTTTTCTTGAACATGCATCCGTTGGGGTAGACAACACTTGGAGACTCATTCTATGAATACCATCAGGTCCTGTTGTTCTTCCACCACGAGACATATAATAACATAACCCAACTGGAGCAGGAATAGGTTGAACACCCACTAATGCTCTCGTTGGTGGTAATAATTTATCTAACACTTGTTTTGTAAATGAAACATTAGAACAAACTTCCTCAACATGCGCTGTCCGATCTTTAAACTTCATAAATCGTTCATC